TAGACTGACCTTCGGGTAAATACACATAGCCTAATAGATTATAGGCGTCACCATTTAACTTCAATTGAATAATGTAAGGTATATAATTTTAAAATTTGCCCTTATGGGCTATAAATAATTATGCATTCAGTTGTAATATCTATCAGCTTCCAAGGTGGGCACTCCACTTTAGTACAAGGTCTGCGAGATAAATATCACAACTGTTCACCCTTGCGGGTTAATGCATAATAGATTGTAAAGATACAGAATGCGTTTTAACTTTACCATAAGTATTTTTATAGTGCTGTATGCATTCTTCACTTTACAATATTTGATCACCATCATCGAGATTATTTATATAATCCTCCATAAATTTAGCGGTGATACCATCTATCCTACTAATATTATCAGTAGGAACACCAAGAAGCTGTGACTCATAGTAACTAATTACTTGAGCCACACTATATCCTGGTAACAACGTGCCATCAAGTAAGTTAGTAAACTTCTGTATGGTCTTAATTCTAGCAAGTTCTCTTGTCATCTTAATCAGTTATTAATGTGTATAAATATTCACGATCATCAGGGCTAAACTTATATTGAAAAGCCAAATCAGATACAACACTGTCAATAACATTAAAATCTTCAACACCCTTTAATTGATATACTCCTAATATATAGGCGTTATACATTCTTGGGTTTGCATCACGAAGACAAGTAAAATAACCACGCTCGTAGTAAACTACTCTCTCGTGTTGTAAGAGACTATCTCCAACTACAAGAGTATCACAGATACTGTGAGGAGGATATCCATAAACCACATGCGGTTCTACATTAGACTCTGTACTTGGTTGTGCATATAAATACATACACATTGTACCAATCCAGATTGCTGAGGCTATAGCAAGCCCAATTGCAAACGACCTTCTTTCCATTTTATTAGGTGTTAAGTTAAACATTGTTTCAAAAATATAGAACAGCACGGGGAGAAAATCATCACAAAACTCCCCGGCTTCCTACCTATTCCAACTCACCTGGCTTTGCAAGGTTATCATCATATCTAAAGACACCTGTCTCTATATACTCTAATACTTCACCCTCACAAGCGTACTCAATAACAGAACTCTCAGTAGTATGTATCGTATACAACCCGTCTACCTTCTCAACCTTCCCGGTTAACAAGTAGAAAAACAATATGACTTTAGACATACTCTTCTGGTTTAGTTAACATTCCTACTGCTTCCCAAAATAAAACTTTACCTTGGGCTGATATCTTATCATACTTTAAGTCAAATACCCTTGAGGCTAATGACTTATCGTGTTTAGATATACACACAACAAACTTGATAAAGGTATCTTCATCTAGCCTGTCCAATAAACTCGGGTTATCAATAGCCCGGTTACCCAACTCTTGGGCCTTCTCGCTTCCTATATACATATACGTATAAGTATTAAAGGGTTAAACATTCTATTGTACCACTCTGCATTCAGTTATCACATTATGGCATAGTGTCCTTAAAGACTAGGTATGAGCCGCGTGTTTTCCATAACGTAATAACTGCTTACCCTTGTGAAGTAAGTTATGATGCATTAATACAGGGAAGAGTACTCGTACTACAATCCCTTAGCTATCTAGTGCGCGTTCATTTGTCGCACTTCATTGTACATTGCAATACTAATAAGAAAGAGCATCAGTGTGTTATTAACTCACAAACACACTGATACTCAATTAGTTAGCATTAAACTGTGCCTAATCCTTTAGACACTGGTGCACTTGCCACTTGTGAGGTAGCAACACCTTTACCCGCAACGCTTGCAGCAATCTGTGCAGCCAACGCTTGGCCCAAATTACCACCAAACTGCTGCACCATCGCAGCTTGCTTGTCCATCTCCGTGGTGTCGGCATAGAATCCGTCCCCGTTATGGTTAGCAACAAGCGGGCAAGACTCACCCACATAGCGAGATGTAAAGAACAATGGTTGTCCTTTCTCATCTTCCACAAGGTAACTACCCTGTGCATCACGGTACTCATCTAATTGTGCGGCAGTGCCCTTCACATTATACACGAATACCAACTTGCCAGTTTGTTTCTTGCGATACTGGCGCGCAAATGTCAATTGTAGTGTGCTCATAAGCCCCTAATTAATTGATTATAAATTGATTAATATTCACGCTTACCCGGTTCACCTGTACTCAGTACTCGGCAAACTCATCGAGCGCAGCGAAGATGAGTAGTATCTAAAAAATTCGCGTAGCGAATAAAGCGAGCGAAGCGAGCTAAAAATAAATGCGAAGCATTAGAGCGAGCGCGAAGCGCGAGCGATATTTAGGTTTACAAGTATCTATATACGCTAACTCATTGTGTTTCAGTGTATAAGTGTGTATGTGTCCCGTGTGAGGTATATACATAGGAATCCAAGAATAACTATATACGTGTATACATTTACGGCTTCCTACGGATATAATTATATACAATTACTATTGTACCAATGACAAGGGACAAGAGATAGGATATAAAAACTTGCAGAGCAAAAAAAAACCCTACTCCGAAGAGTAGGGTGTACCGCGTAGTTACACGGTGCCAAGACCTTGTGTCTTGTCAGCGGGTACCGCAGCGGGGGCGGGCTGTTGCACTCGGCCGGTGGCTTGGGCTGCAATTTGCATAGCAATTGCTTGACCAAGATTACCGCCGAATTGTGCAACCAGTGATGCTTGCTTATCCATCTCGGTATTGTCTACGTAGTAGTCAGTACCCGAATGGTTAAGCGTAAGCATTGCTGTCTCGCCTGCATATCTGCTAGTGAAGAACAAAGGGTTTCCCTTTTCATCTTCACGCAGATTTGCACTTTGGATATCTCGGAACTCGGTTAACTGCTCTGCAGTACCGATTACAAGATATACGAAGATTAGGCGAGAAGGCGCGCCGGGCGTTTTACCGGCCTTGCGGTAAGAACGCTGAAATTGAATTTTTAAACTCATAGTTTGATAATTTATTTTCAAGGATATGTAGTATTATCTATTTGCGTAGCAAAAAAAAGAAACCCCCGAAGGGGTTTCATGAGCCTTAGAATTGGCCAACGGTTGATGCCTTGGTATCAGCCTTGCCAAGTGTAGAAGGCTCAAAGTCATAGGCAGCACGCCATTCTGCTAAAGACATGGTGTTGTTGCCGGACCACGCGTTGGGGTGATCTTTCTTAAATGTCACCTCATCGGACCATTTATTGTAGCCTTGGAACAAGAGCAAATAATGGTCACGCGTGTCGTCATCTTTCTTGATGTTAAAGTTCTTATGAAAGCGACCTACAAGATCTTTATCTTGAAGTGGGCTTGCATAAGAGCCATCAAGAACAGCAGCTGCAACTATAGGATTGCTGCTTGCGTTGATGACGTCTAATAAATCTGATAACGCGATTTGAATTTTGATTGGTTCTACCATGATAAATTTAAATTAAGTGAAACTGATTTTATTAGTATATGGTGTATTGCCTATTGCGCAGCAAAAGAAAAGAGAAAGGCCTAAGCCTTTCTCATATCGCGTAATTGATAGTATATCAAGTACGAGATGAATCCTGCACAGAAGATCAGGAAGCCATTAACTAATGGTTTACTGCTGATGTGCGGCAAAGTGTTAGTAATGAAGATTAGCGCAAGGCTATCTAGCCATGCGATAATTGTAATGATTAACATGAATTTTTTCATAATTATGATTATGAAAGATAAGTTGTATTATTAATTGCAAAGCAAAAAGAAATCGCCTAAGCGATTTCCAATTGCATAGTGTGATATGTCAATAGCTCACGGTGCATTACCGCAAGGTCTTGAATGTCTTTGCCCCAAAGATATGCACGACTTGTGCGTGATTTGGGAAACTTGGTGAAGGCAAGGATTTCACTAATCACTTGCTTTTTAGCTTGATATAGGTCAGTATGACCTACTAGCGAGTGTAAAAAGTTATTCATTATCTTAAGATTATGAATAATAAGTTGTATCAATGATGTTGCTTGCAACATATCTAGGGGTGGTGGTCGGGGACGGGTGGCACAACACAACAACTCAAGTCTTTGTTGTGCAACTCAAATCAACCATGTCATAGTTATATGACGTATAAACATTTTTCAATAGATAAAATGTTTTCTTTGGATTTCAACTTTTAAATGAAATGTTTCAAATTTCATGGGGGGTACCCCCTAAAAAGTTTAAAGCCGGGGGTTGATTTGTAGTATACCCCTCACATCATCTACCACATTAAATTTCCCCTACCTCCATCCCCCCTGGGGGTGTCCCCACCTAACCTTACTACCGGGGGTAGGTTGATTGTCTTATTCCCTACGAGGGTATATGTAGGAGAACCGGTAATGTCAAGTTTTTTGTGCAATAAACTGGACATTCCTAACTATATGCTCCTGCATATTATAATGGTCAAGATCCAGGGTTCTATATGTAATTGCATATTGTACTATACCAAGGGGTCCCCTGTTTGCATGCAAAATTTGGAAAAATTCATGCAGATAATTCGGGAAACTTCCGAGTTTGTCCATGTTTTGTTACAGAGTTTGGTAAATATTTTCCAGTAAGCGAGTAGGAGTTGGGGATTATTTTCCACTAAAAGCCTGATTCTGGTGATTATTTTCCACAATAGCTGTCGCAAAAGTTTACTATAATTGCGACAGATGTGGTTTATAACATCTATCTAATATATACCCTCCAGGGTACGGGTCATATTACCCACATAGGATAACATCCCTTATAGGGTATAAAATCACACTATAGTATGACTTTTAAGACACAAAGGTCAATATATCTGTTTACGGTATCCAATTCCATACTTTAGTGTGGTAACAATTTTACATATATATTTGTTACGAGATGATGCCGGAAATAGTTAAAATGCTCCCAGTTGGGAAACACCCGCTAGACTACTATAAGTTTACCTTGCTTATGATACACCTAGTTGGTGAGCATAGGGTAGCTGAAGTAGATATAATAAATGTATCTTTGTACCAGTTATACAACCGCGCCCTTGAAAGAGCTGAACGAAATATATAACCACTTACCTAAGTTATCAGATGATCTTAGGTGGATACTCTTTACATGGTATATGAATATGGATGAGGGAACACCCGCCTTCTAGTTATTCCTACCGATAGCCTGAATGCGCAGGTGAGTTTTTTCTTGTTCTGCCGCCATGATGGCTAAGACACCGCGAAGTTCTTCATAGCTTAGTTGTACAACAAGGATATCCTCCTGACTATATATCTGGATCATGCTGTGATCAATATAGATCTCAGGGGTAGACTCATCCTCGCTAAGCGGGTCTACATAAATTCCAGCTTTAATAGTTGTTGCCATTGTTATACTACATTACCGTCAATAATCATTTTGTTATCTACTGAAAAGGAACCATCCTTCTCTATCTTAATAACTGCAAAGCCGTGTACCCAATCGCTATGCCCTTTCATGTACTCGGGATATAACTCACATAAACATCCTGTTGTCCAAGCACCTTGAATGTTGTTGTTAATATCACGTGTAACAAACTCTGATTTTCTATGGAAGTGTCCGCAAATAGTACTGGCCTTAGCTTTAAGATACAAATTTCTTGCTGGATTTACGGTACCACCTCCTAAATATTCGTGACCATGTATAATGTTTAAGTTACCTACTTTAATAGTAGCATCTGAATCAATGAGTTCTATTTGGTTTTCCCCAAAGCGTAATAACATCTTTAACTCAAACTCATCCATCCCAATCCACTCTGGTGCTTTGATTCTTAGCCACTTCTCAAGTCTGTCTTCGTGGTTACCAATCTTATAATAGATTCTAGCTTTTGGAAATGCTGTGCGTAGTGCTTTCATAAACCATCTACCTTGTTCAAGTTCTACTTGCATCTTAGGTTTGCTCGGGTCCTTATCAAAGCGTGACAGCTGGTAAAAATCTAGAATATCACCGTTAAGAAGTATTGTATTAACCTGCTGTTGTATGCCATATTGAATAGCCGCACCCAGAGCTTCTTCATCGTGATAAGGAAAGTGTATATCAGAAAGAACAAGAATATGATTAGCATCATTTGGTAGTACAAAGTCATTAGGTCCAGACTTATATGATTTTGGTATGTCATTAAATGGTGCATAATTATATGTTATAGGTCTTTGTAATTCTGGATCTACATTTTTCCTTGTTTCCTTACCACCTAAGCCTGAATGCCGCTTCAGTAGTGAGCGCGCGTGATCTACACTATTGAAGTGCAGTTCATTTTCGGCGAGCATAATTTTAGCAATTGTTTGGATAGGAAGCTTAGGATACTTCTTAAGATACTGTTTAGCGAGTTTGCCAGTGGCGGTAATCTTATTCATAAGATGTGGATATCTTACACAAGATTAAGAAAAAATTTTAATACTACACACTTTTATATGAAATTTTTTATATTTGTGGTATCTTATATATATGGGAGTAATATCATTAGAAGGAACATTACCTGCCGGAAGTAACCTTATTTACACAAGACCGGGAGGTTTAAATGCTGCATTTTCACAATCTATAAGATTGCAAAATCCAGCAGCTAATTCTGTTACCTTAAGAAAGGTAAAAGCAGTTGGCCCTGTAACCACTTCTATATATACCGTAAATTTAGCGGCTGGGGATATTTTAACTGATACTTTTACATATAGCTTTGATGTAGGTGATCAGTTATATATTATAACAACAGCACCAGGTACACAGTATGTAGTATTAGTACAAGAAGTTTAATATGCAACTAACGGATTCTAATGGTAACATATATGGTGTAGGTGGTCTTGAGATAACGGGTATAAACGGTAAACCTAAAGTACCAGTTATTCCAGCAACGCTTATAGTAAATAGTACCCCTATTACAGGTGGTACTGCAGGACGTATACTCTTTGAAGGCACAGGTAATGTACTACAAGAATCATCTAACCTATTCTGGGATCAAGTTAATAATAGGTTGGGGATTGGTACGGCTTTGCCTGCTACAACATTACAAATAGCAGGAACAACGACAACACAAAACATACTTGCTCAAACAAGCGCAACTTATGATATAGGAGTTTCTGCAACAAGATTTAGAGATGGTTGGTTTAGCAGAAATGTAAATTGCGGCAGCATATGGGCTAATAACTTAGCGTTAGCAACAACTAATTTAACATTATACAATTCTTCTGTTGCTGTTATTGGTACTTTATTTGGCACAGGTAATTTACTTCTTTCAACAGGAACACAAACAGACGCAGGGTTCAGATTAGACGTGAATGGGACTGCGAGGGTAAGTGGTACAACTACAATAACACCTGCAACGCTGACAGGAAGCGCGGCAACAAGTGCTTTGGATATTAGTCAAACTTGGAACACAACAGGAACACCAATAGCATTTAAGTTAAATATAACTGACACAGCGAGTAATAGTGTGTCAGAATTAATGAATTTACAAGTTGGTGCAGTTATGAGATTCCGTGTGTTAAAAACAGGATATTTTGAACATAGCGGAGGAGGTGTTATAAATGGTCAATTAGGTGTTGGTACATACGGACCAAATGCTTCAGCAATGCTTGATATAACAAGTACAACTCGCGGCTTCCTTCCTCCTCGCATGACCACAACACAAAGAGATGCTATCACTTCACCAGCAGTTGGACTTCAGATATTTAATACAACAACAAGTTGTGTTGAATACTTTGATACATTTTGGGGATGGATGCCAGTCAATGCAAATAGTCAATGGTATGCAAACAACGGTATAGATTATTTTAGTGACGGTATTGGTTCAGATGATATAATTTTTACTGCTACAAATAGTGGTGCAGGTACTGGATTAAATACAGGTGCAAATATTTTAGGTAGAGGTCAAGGTAATACAACATTTATACTTGGTACAACTACAAATGGTGCTGCAGGTATTTTTACCAGAACCCCATTTATCTTAGGTAATGGTAGAATAGTAAATGAATACGGTTTTCAAAGAAATGCGGCAAGTTCACCTGCAGAAAGGTATTATGCGATATTTGGTTTTTTTGATGTATTTGCAGCACCCAACCAAGTAGACGGTGCATACTTTTTATACGATGAGGGCGGTGTATCAAGTGGAAGTACAGCATCACCTAACTGGCAATGTGTTACCTCCTCAAATAATGTAAGAACATTTACCACAACTTCTGTAGTAGTTGTTGGTTCTTATACCAAATTAAGAATAGAAGTAAATGATGCCGGTACACAAGTTTTATTTTACATAAACGGAACTCTTGTTGCAACACATACTACTAATATACCAACTGGAGCTGCAAGAGCCGCTTACTGGGGAACCGTTGTACAGAAACAAGTAGGTACAACATCTTTACAAACATTTATAGTAGACTACTACCTATTTAAACAAAAATTCACAACACCACGATGATACTGATTAAATACAGAATGCTTACTGAAGACGGATGCATTGAAACACTTAACGAGCAAGAAGCTATTGAGTGGGGAAACTACATTGTAGTAGAGGAAGAAGTAACTGAAAAAATAATAAACCAAACAATATGATTAACTTATCAGAACAAAACCTAAAAGATTTAGAAACTTTTATCAATGAGATGCCTACTAAGTATGGAGTACCTTTACTAGAGTTCTTTGCTAAACTTAATAGAGAACAAAATCAGGAGGTACCTAAGTTTGAAGAACCTGTAGAATAATTTGGTTATCCTACAGATATTCCTTATATTATAGTATATATTAATCCATTAATCTACTCAACTCATGGACATTCTTAACTGGCTTTATCTAGCCAAAAACAAATTTGTACGCACTTCTATTGACAACCCTAAAGACTTAATGATCTTTGGTGCTAAGGTAGGTACTAATAAACGTGGCGATGTTTATCAGAACTACGCAATGGAAATTAATGACTTTGCTGCTACTTTACCTGCCGGTCCTCAAGGTCCAGCGGGTGTTGCGGGTCCTACCGGTCCAGCTGGTGCACCCGGTCCTGTTGGTCCTGCTGGATTAAACTGGCAAGGATCATGGTCTGCTGCAGCATCTTATGTTGTAGATGATGCTGTGGGTTATGCAGGAGCATCGTGGTTCTGTATAGATCCTGTAGGTCCATCTGCTACACCTCCTAATGTTGACCCTACTAATTGGGCATTACTTGCTGCACAAGGTGCTACTGGAGCTACAGGTGCTACTGGTTTGCAAGGTCCAACTGGTCCTGCAGGTCCAAGTAACTCTTTATCTATAGGAACTGTAACCACATTACCAGCAGGTTCTAGTGCTACTGCGACTATTACTGGATCATCTCCTGTTCAAACTTTGAACTTAGCTATTCCTCAAGGTGCATCAGGTGGTGCGGGTAACTATTTAAAATATGTTGCAAGCGTATTTCAAACTGGAACAAGCAATCCTGTAGTTGTAGTAAAAGAAAATACATTAGCAGTTGTACCAACTTGGTTTAGAAATAATCCAGGTGTTTATTTTTGGGTTGCTCCAGCTTATTCTGGTTTAGCTCCTTCTCGCATATTAACATTCTTCACTAAAGATGGAGTAACAGCAGGATATGGTGTAGGATATTATGATGGAGGTGGTATAATCATTAAAACTTACAATGCTGCTGGCGCATTAACCGATGGTCTAATGACAAACTCAGCAATAGAAGTTCGTATTTACCCATCGTAATATTAAAACATTATGGATATCCTTAACTGGCTTGGCATAAAAAAACAAAACTTAATCAGAACTAAACTAGATAGTCCACAAGACTTAGTAGTGTTAGGTGCTGATGTATCTTTCCAAAAGCGTGGTGATAAGTATCAATCTTATGCCATGCCTTCTGAAGACTTTGCATTAGCAATAGGTGTTAACCCGCAGTTCATTAGAACTGCTGATGGTACTACTGTAACAGGGGTTACTGCAGCAACTAAATCTGCAAGTGTACTCATACCTGCTAATACGGTAGCTCCAGGAGATAGCATCTTTGTAAGAACTCGTTGTAGAAAAACAGGTACAGCTGGAATAACAGCCCAATACGTAAGTGTAAATACATCAGATGCTGTAGGTGGTAGTGGTATTGCCATTGCTGCTTTAGGTGCTAATGCTGCATTTGGGCAATTATCGAGAACACTTGTTGTAAAGTCAAGTACCTCTACTGAGGTATTTCCTTATAACACGGGTGGTTTTGATGATGATTCTGTTTCTACTACAGCAGTTTCCACATACAATATAAACTGGGCTCAGGATCAGTACTTTATATTCTATATGCAGAACGTTAGTGTAGCAGACTCAACTGTAGTAAGCTATTACGAAGTAACAATAAATAAAGGATAAACATAAAATAAAAAAAAACATGGCAAATATTTTTCCTAACTACCTACAGAGAGCAGCAGCAGAAATTGCAAAGGCCTCACAAACAAAACGTCTTGAACTTGCATATAACTATGCGCAAACTATCAATGACCTTCCTGTTTATAGAAACGCTGCAGATGCTTCACTTGCAATAAGAAAAGGAACTATTGTAAATGGGAACGTGTATTATAACGATGAATTACGTACTTTAGCAGTAGCTAAAGAACAAAAATTAAAATAAAAACTTAAACAGGATGGATATTATAAACTGGGTATACCTACTCAAAAACAGACTAATAAAAAAAGAAGTACAAGATCCTACACAAGATCTTGTTATTCTAGGTAGCAATGTATCATTTGCTAAACGCGGAGATAAGTACCAGTCATATGGTATGACCGTAGAAGACTTTGCAAAAGCTGTAGGCGGTCTTCAAGGTGAATCATATATCCTTGTAAAAGGAGGTAGTAATGACCCTACTGTAAACGGTGCAGAACTAAAAGCTGCATATGATATTGCAGCAGCATCAACACCTTACGGTATTCCTAGAAGTAATAATAATACATTTACTATTATTATAGCTCCAGGAACGTATGATATGTCTGCTTATAACGGCACATTTGGCTGGGAACTTACTGAACCTTACATTAATCTTCGCGGTCTTACAGCTAATTACGATGCAGATGGGAGAACTGATGTGCAAATTAGTACATTTTGCGCAAATGCCATGTGGTGTGAATACACGGGTCTTGATACTAATACTTACTTTGGTGGTCAAATATTAATTGGATCAACCGGCGCAAGTGCTTCTTCTTTCACAAACTGTCATGCTGGGCCCTATTCATTTGGAACAGGAACAAGCGGAATGTTTGGGTTATCTTGCGCATTTAAAGACTGCTCAGCAGGGAATAACTCATTTGGATCTTGTGTGGTCAATACAGTTCCTTTTCCGTATATAACACCTCCAGACTCTGATAATACAGCATTTATTACAATTGGTAGGAGTTTTGAAAATTGCACCGCTGGTCCAGGTTCTTTTGGAGCAACCGATTCAGGAACTGTTAGCGTAAGCGTATCGGCACGTTTTAAAAATTGTACATCTGGTGGTAACTCATTTGGCGCAGCTCTTTCTACAGGAATAGTAAATAATAATGGTACATATACAGATTGTACAGCAAGTGGTAATGGCTCCTTTGGATACTCGCAAGCAGGTAATGTATCTGTAAATGGAATATTCACCAACTGTTTAGCCTTCGGTTATAGTTTTGGATGTACTAACGGTAGCACATCAAACGTAACAATTGGCGGTCAGTTTTATAACTGTAAATTACCAGGCGGAGGTGTAGGTGCATTTTCATTTGGTGCAGCATTTAATTCTGTGTCAGGTAGTGTAAGTATTGGTCCAGGTGCAATATTTGAAAACTGTACAGCAGGTTATATTTCATTTGGAGTAGGTGTAAATAACGTAACTGTTGCTGGTACATTTACTAACTGCACAGCAAATGGTTATAGTTTTGGTTCGAATCCTACTAACTATAATGCTACAGCAAGCGGAACCTTCACAGATTGTACAGTTATTTTTCCAGGAGGTCCCGGTGAAGGTGCCTTTGGTGGTATTTCAGCATCAGGAGTATTTACAGGTTGTAGAACAATAGGTGGTCTTAATGTATTTGGTTTTGGAACTACTGTTAACCCCTTATATTTTGGAACAGCAAGCGGAAGTTTTTATAACTGTATAAGCGATAGTAGTGGTGGTTCTTTTGGTGTAAACGCTACAGGAACTTTTATGAACTGCAAAGCGTTAGCTGCTGCATTTGGAGCTAATGATGCCCCAGGTTATTTTTATAACTGTGTAGCTTCAGATAGTAGCTTTGGATCAAAGCCTCCAGGAAACTTAAATGGTACATTTATAAACTGTGTAGGAGGTGGTAACTCTTTTGGAAATAATGATACCACACTTTTATCAAAATTAAATGGTAAAGCATTCTACTGTGTAAAAACTACTGGATCTTTTTACACATCTATAGGTGGAACAAAAGCTGTACTTTGTATAGATAGCACTAACACTATTAAAACTCTATAATTATGAAACTATATAAATCAATTGAAGAAGGTACATGGGCAACTCCAAATAGTTATCCGTTTACCGCAGAGGAACTAGAGTTACTTAACTCTCAAGATCCTGAAAATGAGGCAGCTATAGAAGCTTTAAAAACAACTATTACAGAATACTTAGCAGCTAACCCTAACGGAGAAATTACTGAAGCTGAGTTAGCTACTATTGAAGCATTATATGCTGAGCATAAGCCTGAATTGGGAGATGAAGAAACATATAAGCTAATTGATGCTGTTATCTTTAGTAGCACTAACCAAGATGATGAAGTAATTTACAGTGGTCTTATTAACTGCAGAGTTGCTAAAGGTCCCGAGCATTATGATAACCAAAGACAAATAAGATTCTAATTATGTCACTAGGAAACGGAAACCCAAAAAGTGGAGATAAAGGTTCTAACTTTAACTATGAGTTAAAAGTATTGCAAGGTCTTCAAAGTATCATTAACAATGTTCTTGCTGGCATTGACGTCACTGTAGTAAACCCAGGTGGTGCTGGTGCAGTAAACATTCAGGATGGTGGTAACTCCATAACTGTAGATGGTGGAACAGGTGTTCAAAGAACCCCTACTTTCCTTAGACCTGCTAATACATCAGGTACTATAGCAGCAGGTAGATACTCAATGTCATTTGCTAATGTAGGAACCATCAACGCAACAGTTGGTGGTGTTACATTAAAGCCTGGTGAAACAATGAACTTTGACGCTGGTGCTATTAACAATACACTAGGTTCTGTATCTTACAACGCTACAGGAGCAGGTGGAGAATTACTAATTATCTCAATTACATAATGAGTACTATAATATCTACTTCTAGCGTATCTAATCAATCAATAGTTGCTAATGATCCAATGTTAGCAGATGCGTTTGGTAGATTAAGAGTATCAAATCCCTTAACTCTATTTGATTCTTCACATAGATATAAAGATAACGGGTTATGGGCTACTGCTACAGCAAGTGGAGGAGCAGCAGTATTTAATGCAAGTCAAGGTTTAGTAGACCTAAATGTAAATACAACAAGCGGATCCCAAGTACTAAGAGAAACTTTTAAAGTATTCTCATATCAACCAGGTAAGTCATTACTTGTGTTGAATACATTTGTAATGGCTCCTACCAAAACTAATCTTAGACAAAGAGTAGGTTACTTTAGTAGGGATAATGGATTTTACTTACAACTTAATAACTCTACTCTAAGTTTTGTAGAAAGGACTTTAGTTACAGGTGCAATTACAGAAACTACTGTTGATCAATCTTCTTGGAATGTGGATAAGATGAATGGCACAGGGCCATCGGGAATTACCCTAGATATAACCAAAGCTCAGATACTTTTCATGGATGTTGAGTGGCTAGGAGTGGGAACAGTTAGATTAGGTTTTGTAATTAATGGTCAATTCTATATTTGCCATAAATTTCATCATGCTAATTTAATTACTTCAACTTATATTACTACCGCATCTCTACCGTTAAGATATGAGATAACTAATACAGGGGCAACAGCAAGTGCTAGTACATTAAAGCAAGTTTGTTCTACTGTAATATCTGAGGGAGGATATGAACTTAGGGGTGCTCAACTCGCAGTTGGAACTCCTATTACTACACCAAAAACTTTTGCTGCAGCAGGAACGTATTATCCAATGGTAGGAATTAGACTTAAGGCTGCTACATTGGATGCTGTAGTCATAACCACAGCAGTATCTTTATTAGGAATTGGTAATGGTAAAAACTATGCATGGAGAATTGTGCAATCTGCTATAACAACAGGAGGATCTTGGGTTTCAGCAGGAGCAGATTCATCTGTAGAATATAACCTTACAGGAACTACAGTTTCAGGTGGTAGAATTTTAGCGCAAGGATATGTAAATTCATCTAACCAAGGTTCTCCAAGTATCAATATATTAAAAGAGGCAATATTTGCTAGTCAATTAGAGAGAAATTCTTTTACAAGCACACCTCTTGAAATAGTAGTTGAAATGGCAATAGATACAATTGGGGGAACTTTAGGAGCATACGTATCAATGGATTGGGAAGAAATAAGTAGATAAAACATATTAATATGAGCACAGAAATTAACATAATTGGACAAGAGAAACTCACTTTAACGACAACGGGAACAAGTGGCGCAGCTACTTTAACAGGTGCTACGTTGAACATTCCACAGTATAGCGGTGGTGCATTTGGTGCACATACATTTTTACCTTTGCCAAGCGGTGGTGCTACAAGTGCGATTACAATTTCAATTAACCCTTTGTCAAGCACAAACTTCACAGCGAATAGATTAGTCGCCTACCCATTTATTCCCGCACAAAGTTTTACAGCATCGAATTTATTTATTAACGTAAACTCTGGTGTTGCTGGCTCTTTATGTCGAATAGCAATTTACAGCGATCTCGATGGTTATCCAAATTCAAGATTATTTGTGAGCAGTGATTTGGATTGTTCAACAACTGGACAAAAAACAGCATTAACAACATTTAATTTTGTGGCAGGCACAATATATTGGCTTGCTTTTCATGGTGGCGCGACTGCTGGTTCTTTATCTTGCATATTGCAAACGCAATCAATACCTTTAAGAATGAACGGAGTAACAAGTGCAGCAAATTCGGTTTTTTATGCGTTAACTTTTGCAACACCAACACCAGCTACATTTGCCGCTGGCTCTTCATTTATTAGCCAGAATTTGCAATATATCGGAATCACTAAAGCTTAATAATATGCCACAAGTAAGAAACGAAATTTATGACGAAAATGGACTTGTAAGAGTTGAGTTCATTGAAGTAGAAGAACCAACGAAAGAAGAATTGATAGCGCAAAAAGAAGCGCAGCTTCTTGCTATATACCAAGAGCTTCAAAATTTGAAAAGTCAGCAATAATTTTGTATATTATAAGTATATATATATTTAAGTTATGGGATCAGCAGAAGCATGGATGTTTAGCACCAAAGATGTAATCTGGATAGCAATGACAATAGGATCAGGACTATCTGCATACTACGCTCTTAAGCAAGAGCTAGGTAAGTTAAAAGGGAAAGTAGACAAACTTGGTGGAGATATGGTATCTTTAGAAAGTGATCTCATGGCCAAAGAAACAAGCATCTATAATAGAATGGATATACTTAAAGAAGATCAGAAGGCTGCACACGAGAAGCTTGATCTAAAGATGGACAACCTTACTACGCATATGACACAGTTAAGTACTAACATTGCAGAACTTACTGGATACATAAAAGCAAAAAGAGAAGAAGACGGTAAAAAGTCTTAATTCAACATAAGTTAATATGATTTAGGTTAAGATACCTGGGCAAACGTGCCTGGGTATTTTTTTGTCTAAACATTTGGAGTTTAAACTTTTTATTATATATTTGTCTAAACCTAAATATATAAAAGTTATGGAAAACCAACAAGAAATGTTTACTCCTGAACAAATTGAGGAGAAGAAAGCTGAGTTAATGGCTTTTTACAGTGAGCAAATTGAAGTTCTTCAATTGCAAAAAGACTATGAAACACTTGCCACAGAAATTGAAGAGTTGCGCGCAAGACGTTTAGTAGCTCAAATGCGTCAAGCTCAAATTATGGCGCCAGCTCCACAAGAAGGTGATGATGCACCGGAGACTGCAGAAGAAACGGCTGAGATTAGAAAACGCGTTTTAAGAAAAGAAAAGTAATTTATCATGGCAGTAGTAAATCAAGTACAGAAAAAAGTACGTATGAACCTATGGGACATAGTACGTTTTCAGCTTAATGTGCATTGCCATTTAAAAAACATTTCAGTATCTGATCGTGACCTTAATTGCTTAACTTACTTGGCAATCTCAGGTGAAAAAGAACTTGCGGATTTTTGTAATGCTGTTGCCGATAATAACATTTTCGGCAATAGCCAATCCGTAAGAAATGCAATATCTAAAGGTCAGCGACGCGGTTTGGTAAATGTATTTAAAAATGGTAAGGCTAAGAAACGCATTAAGCTTAACCCAGAGATTATGATCCAAACAACGGGTAATATTTTGTTAGACTATAAAATGGTAAGAGTTGAATCCCAAGAAAGCGAAAACCCTTTACAGCGAAGTAGCGAGTGATCTTCAACTAGACGAGAACCTTGTTAGAGATGTTCTTGACTTTTATTGGGGAAGCTTACGAAAGCAAATGACTAACTTAACGTCACCTAGACTTGATGTTATAAATCTTGGTACTTTTGAAGTAATGCCAAAAACATTAAGTAGAACTATTGATGTCTATAGGGAATACCAAAAAGCACCTGTCCCAAAAACCTTTAATAAGTACCAGGCTTATAGTTTAACGGATAGTCGACTTAAACGTCTCCTAGAGATACAGCAAGAACTAGAAAGTTATAAAGAGATAAAACAAACCGTTATAGAAAAACGATATGGTAAACAAGATCAAGAAAATCTGGAAGAGTAAATGGTTAATCCTTGAAGGGATGTTTAACTATTACTTTACTCGTAAGAAGATTGAAAAAATAGCAAGTTACAGGTACGATATCTGTAGCACATGTCCTCTTATTGATCTCAAAGGTGATAAGTGTGAGGTACCCGGAACTCATCCTTGCTGTGGTGATTGCGGATGTTCGCTTAAGTATAAAACTTACAGCATGTCATCAGCATGCCCACAAGGAAGATGGTTTGCTGTAATGAGCGAAGAAGAAGAGGATGATATAACTGCAAGATTAGAAGCTAGTGAAAAGCCATCACCTATTGATGAACTTGTTGAAGAACTAGTAGAAATACCTGTTGATCCTAAAACTCTTTTTAAACCCACTATACTTAAGAAAATTAATAATAAAGTATATACTCAAGAAGATTATAACTTGAATTTAGATATAACTGATGAGCTTTTAGATGAACCTAACCTTTGTGATAAGGCATGTTTTTTTAAAAATTATGAGCTTGTTGAGTATTATGAGACAATGAATGCTACTAAAATTGCTAAGGGTAGTATATATGACGAAGGTGATTACGGAAAACTTATAAATGATGCTGCAGATATTATTCAATCTGCCCTAGATAAAAATAATGTATGTAATATATATGGACGTTGGAAGCAAACTATTTATGAACTATACCAATATGACCATAGATTATTTGAATTTTGGTTTAGAAAGTATAGACCATCTATAGGTTTTTTCTTAATGCACTCATATCAGAATGATACTTGCGAAGTATTTATTAAGTTTTTTAGTAGAGAAGATGATCTTAAAATCATAAGTTATAAAATTCCGTATAATAAGTAAAACTATGGCAATAGTATTCAAACCTGAGACTCACAGTTACACAAGTATTGATCCTAATGAGAACATCTCATGGACTAGTGTAACTAGTGTCATATCTAAATTTAAGAAACCATTTGATGCCGATACTATAGCTGCTAAATCAGCTAAGAGCAAAAAAAGCAAGTGGTATGGTATGACACCAGAAGCTATTAAAGAAGCTTGGAAAAGTGAATCTAATAGAGCTATGAGTCTTGGTACTTGGTACCATGCACAAAGAGAACGTGACCTATTATCATGTGACACTATTAGTAGGGAGGACATTGTTGTTCCAATTTTTAAACCTATTGAAATAGATGGAATTAAAAATGCACCAGATCAAAAGCTTGGTGATGGTGTATATCCCGAACATATGATGTATCTTAAGAGTGCGGGGTTATGTGGCCAAGCGGATAGAGTTGAGATAGTAAATGGCAAGGTCAACATTTATGATTATAAAACAAATAAAGAAATTAAAACCACAGGTTACACTAACTGGGAAGGAATTACTGATAAAATGCTTGATCCAGTCAATCATTTGGATGACTGTAATCTTAACCATTACTCATTGCAATTAAGCTTTTATATGTACATGATTATTAAACACAACCCTAGATTAAAGCCGGGTAAAATGATCATTGAGCATATACTATTTGAAGAAGCCGGTAAGGATGCCTATGATAATAGGATTGTGAAGTATGATGATTTTGGGGAGCCAGTTGTACAAGAAATTGTACAATATGATGTACCATATCTTAAAACTGAGGTTATAAACATAATTAATAAACTAAAGGAAAATGTCAAAGCTTAATGAAAATATAGAACTTTTTAAGTGTTATGTAAAAGCATCGCATTTTACAAAAGATGAAGCTGATAATAATACGTACCATAAAGCTTATGCTTTTGCAGTACAATCTTTAGCTGGTAAAATATTAACTTTTCATGTTATGACTGATTACGGTATGCTTAGATCAAGAGTACCTATTTCAGAAATATATATGGAAATACCTAAAAGCGATATTCCATTTCATTTTAAACAACTATGGGATTGCTTTTCAGAAAATATATCTGTTATTACATATGATTATCTATATGAAAAACGCTGTCAAGTAGTTTTAAAAGATGGTAGTATGATATGGGCTACATATTTAATGACAGTAGATTGGTATAAAAATCCTTACTCTGATGAGCCATCTGATTATAAATGTGGGCATATTTTAATTGCAGATGATGGTTATTTACTTTGTCAACCTAATAATAGAATATACTGGAGAGATTCTAATTGGGTTACAAAGCCATTTCCTGTAGAACCTTCTACATTTAAAGTAGATACGCATATAGAGTCCGTTGAGGCCCAATCTGATAAGTGGGTATCTGAAGATTCTAATAGTTATTATTATGAAATAAAAAAGATTGAAGATGATAGTCAAACTATTTGATATACAAAACAATGTTATTGTACCTACTGAACATTGTTATACAATAAGTACTCTTAAGAAAATCATGGATGATTATCCAGAGGATTACCTAAAGATATACCAGTATTTGTTTTACATGACTTGTCCTAATCCAGACTTAAATCCTTTTTTTAATCTTGCTGAAGATGACAAAGAAGAGATTATATTAGCGGAGATAAAAGCAGAGTTTAGTTCTGAGGATGACGGTATCCCAGGCGCATTAGAGCTTTGTAAACAATTATATGAAACCCCGACCATGAGGGCGTATAACGGTATTAAGCAAATGCTTGACCGTTTAGCAAACTACATGGCCACAACAAGTATCACAGATGGAAGAGACGGCAACATCACAGCGCTTACAAACACAGCAGCAAAATTCCAGCAAATCCGCGAAGCCTACAAAGGCGCGTACAAAGACCTCCAGGAAGAGCAGGCGAGCCGTGCTCGAGGCGGGGCGGGGCTCGCATATGACCAAATGTGATTACCTTTATGATTACTTGTTACACTATAACATCTTTCAAGAAAAATGGTATGCTGTCCGTAGAGAGGATATTGAATCTTATCTTAATGGGCAAGCAAAACCTAGAGGTTTTAAAGAACTAAAAGACTTATTACATAGTCTAAAAAAGAAGCATGCTAAAAGAATATAATATAGAAATTCCTACATGGGAAAATGGAGAGTGGTCAGTGACTACTTTTCCTACTCGTAATGATTTTAAGGAATTTGTAGAAGGTATATTTAAGGAGCCTGGTCAATACCATTTTGATGAGGTCAGCAAAATGTTCAATGAGCAAGCTAGGATATTTAATGAAATTGGATTTTACTGTAAAGCGCCTCAAGGAACTAAAGACTTTATTATTTATTGGAATGACCAAAAGAATAAATGTAAGGTAGGTGCTATTTATAAAAACAATGGTAATGCGTGGTATATACCCCGTGATTACTATATGTGGCTAAACTTCCTACCAATATTCAATAAGGAGACTCAAAGGTTTGGTTTTGCTGATGTACGTGATGCACAATATCACATGGCGCTATATGAGATACTTGCAGAATTAAACTATAAACATTCTGCAATATTAAAGAAACGTCAAATTGCATCTAGCTATTTTCACGCCGGTAAGCTTATTAATCAGATATGGTTTGAGGAAGGTATTACCCTAAAGATGGGTGCTAGTCTTAAAGATTATATCAATGAGAAAGGTACATGGAAATTCTTAAATGAATACGAGGCTTTCTTAAATAAACATACAGCATGGTACCGCCCTATGAACCCTAATAAGGTTATGATGTGGCAGCAGAAGATTGAAACTGTTGATCCACTAAGCAAGCGTAAATCGGAAGTAGGTCTTAAAGGCGTAATGCAAGGGATGTCCTTTGAAAAAGATCCGACTAACGGGGTAGGGGGACCATGCAAATACTTCTTCCACGAGGAAGCTGGTATTGCTCCTAAGATGGATACAACATTTGAGTATATCCGCCCTGCTATGAAATCAGGTTTCATGACTACAGGTATGTTTATAGCAGCAGGATCTGTTGGGGATTTATCTCAGTGTGAACCTTTAAAGAAAATGATTACGCGCCCGGACGCGAATGATATATATTCAGTAGAATCTAACTTAATAGATGAAACTGGACAAATAGGAAGAACAGGTTTATTTATTCCTGAACAATGGTCAATGCCACCATTTATTGATGAGTACGGTAACTCTAAAGTAGAAGAGTCGCTAAAGGCATTAGATGAGCAATTTGCTACTTGGAAAAAAGAATTAGATCCGCAGGAATACCAACTCCGTATTTCTCAGCACCCTAGAAATATTAAAGAAGCATTTGACTTTAGAACTGTATCAGTATTCCCAGGTCATTTAGTTACTTCTCAGATAAGAAGAATAGAAGATAAAATGTATTCCTATGAATTTTTAGATATCTATAGGGATGACAAGGGGCAAATAGCTACACGAGAAACTAATAAGCTACCTATCATAGAGTTTCCTATTACTAAAAATACTGAGGATAAAACCGGTACTTTGGTAGTATGGGAAAGACCTTGCAAAGATCCTGAGTTTGGGATGTACTATGCAAGTATTGACCCCGTAGGTGAAGGAAAAACTACTACCTCAGAATCATTGTGTTCTATTTATGTTTATAAAACAGCAGTTGAGGTAACACGTAATGATGGTGAAAAAGTAGAAACTTTTATTGAAAATGATAAAATAGTAGCTGCCTGGTGCGGCCGCTTTGATGATATAGCTAAAACTCACGAGCGTCTTGAGATGATTGTTGAGTGGTATAACGCTTGGACAATTGTTGAAAACAATATTAGTTTATTTATTCAACATATGATTCATAGAAAAAAACAGCGCTATCTTGTACCACGAAGTCAAATTTTATTTTTAAAAGATATTGGTGCTAATGCAAATGTGTTTCAGGAATATGGATGGCGTAACACAGGGACTTTATTTAAGAGTCATATGATAAGTTATGCTATTGAGTTCATAAGAGAAGAGCTTCATCAAGAAACTACAGATGATGGTAAAGTTGTTAAAACAACTTATGGTATAGAGCGTATACCAGATGTTATGTTGATGAAAGAGATGATGGCATATCGTGATGGGGTCAACGTGGATAGACTTGTATCATTTGCAGCATTGATTGCTTTTGCTAAAGTGCAACAAGCAAATAGGGGTTATAAAAAACGTTATGAGGAAACTGGGCTGGCAAAAAACTTGGATAACTCTAATAAATTCAGTAAATTAAATAAGAGCCCTTTTCGTCACATTGGCGGTGGGGGCCATACTTTTAATGGTATGAAATTACCAAGACAAGCATTTAAAAACTTAAGATAAGCTATGGAAATATATAATGCCATGCAGGTAAAGGCGGGAGCCAAGGTTGAGTACAACAAAATGGGTACTCTTAATCAACCTATCCAGTTTTTACCTAAAGATAAAAAAGATAAAGACTGGGCTAACTGGAACCTAGACTGGCTAGAATGGCAAGGCTTACGCGTAGTGCGTAGAAATGCACGTCGTTTCTTAAAGAACTATAAGCTTGCAAAAGGTATTATAGATAAGAGTGACTACATTGTAGAAGAGGATAATGAGTATGCAGATCTTATTGAAACTTTAACTAAAGAGGACGTAAGTGCATTAGAGCTCAAGTTTTATCCTATTATTCCTAACGTAATCAATACCCTTGTAGCAGAGTTTGCAAAACGCAATACTCGTGTTACATTTAGAGGAGTTGATGAAACATCTTATAATGAGATGTTAGAGCTTAAGCGTGCTGAGTTAGAAAAAGCAATTATAACTGATGCTGAAGAGCAAATGAGATTAACATTATCTCAAATGGGACTTGCTGAAGATAGTGAACAATATCAACAAGCAATGGCTCCTGAAAGCATTAAGTCATTGCCTCAAATTGAAAGTTATTTTAGCAAGACATACAAGTCAATGGTAGAGCAATGGGCTGAGCATCAGCTTCAAGTTGATACCGAGAGATTTAAAATGGATGAGCTAGAAGAACGCGGATTCCGTGATATGCTTATTACAGACCGCGAGTTCTGGCACTTTAAGATGATGGAAGATGATTACCAAATTGAATTATGGAATCCTATTCTTACATTTTATCATAAGTCACCTGAGATCCGCTACATGTCAGATGCTAGCTGGGTAGGTAAATTTGATATGATGACTGTAGCGGATGTTATTGACGCCTATGGTTGGCTAATGACACAAGAACAACTAGAAAGTCTTGAGGCTATTTATCCAGTGCGTTCTGCAGGTTATCCTATTCAGGGTTATCAAAATGATGGTAGCTACTACGATGGTACCAAGACTCATGACTGGAATACACAAATGCCATCTTTAGGGTACCGCCAATACACATCTATGTGGGATAATACATTAGTTGGTGGTGATATTGTCAACTGGATCATGCGTGATACAGAAGACTTTTTTGATTTTGGACAAATTAACTTATTACGTGTTACTACAGCATATTGGAAATCACAACGTAAAATAGGACACCTTACTAAAATTTATGATGATGGTACAGTACAACAAGATATTGTAACTGAAGACTATAAAGTTGTAGATAAACCTATTTATAATACCCGTCTTGTAAAAAATAAGACTAAGGATAATTTAGTATTTGGTGAGCATATAGATTGGATTTGGATTAATGAAGTATGGGGTGGAGTTAAGATTGGCCCACATCACCCATCATTCTGGGGAACTAAATCTCCTGGAGGTATTAATCCGATATATTTAGGAATGAACCAAAACAATATTGCACCTATGAAGTTCCAATTCAAGGGTGATAATTCATTGTATGGTTGCAAGTTACCTATAGAAGGTTCCGTGTTCTCAGACCGTAATACAAGATCTGTAGCTCTTGTAGATTTAATGAAGCCTTACCAAATTGGGTATAATATTGTTAATAACCAGATTGCGGATATCCTTGTGGATGAACTTGGTACAGTAATCTTGTTAGATCAAAACTCTTTACCTCGTCACTCATTAGGAGAGGATTGGGGAAAGAATAACTTAGCCAAGGCGTATGTAGCAATGAAGAACTTCCAGATGTTACCATTGGATACTTCTATTACTAATACGGAAAATCCACTTGCTTTCCAACATTATCAAAAGCTTGACCTTGAGCAAAGTAACCGTTTAATGACTCGTATCCAGTTGGCTAATTACTTTAAGCAACAGGCCTTTGAGGTAATTGGTATTACACCACAGCGTATGGGTCAACAAATTGGGCAAACTAATACAGCAACCGGCGTTGAGCAAGCTGTATCAGGATCTTATGCGCAAACTGAAATGCTATTTGTACAGCACTCAGATTACTTGATGCCACGTGTACACCAAATGCGCACGGACTTGGCTCAGCATTACCATTCAACTAAGCCGTCACTACGTCTTAGATATATCACTAACACCGAAGAAACAAAGAACTTTGAGATGAATGGTACAGATTTACTATTAAGAGATCTTAATGTTTTCTGTACTACTAAGGCTAATCATAGAGCTGTTCTTGAACAACTTAAACAATTGGCTATACAGAATAATACTTCAGGTGCTAGCATCTATGACCTAGGTAACATCATGAAGGCTGAATCTATTGCTGAGGTTGATCAAATCCTTAAGAAGTCTGATGAGCGCATGGAGCAACAAAGACAACAGGAAATGCAGCAACAACAACAAATGCAAGAGCAAATGATCCAAGCTAAGCAACAAGAGCAGAAGATGAAGATGGAGTTTGAGGCTAGTGAGAATCAAAAAGATCGTGAAGCTAGAATTGTTGAGGCTGAGATTAAATCTGCAGGTTATGGAGCTATGCAAGATATGAATCAGAATATGCAAAGTGACTATGCTGATATGCTTGAAAAAATTCAAAAAGGTGAAGAATACCAGCAAGCAATGGGGTTACAGCGTGAGAAAGAAGGTAATCGCACAAGAAATGAGGCAGCTAAAATGGATCTTGAACGTGAAAAATTAGCTGTGCAAAAACAGATCTCAGATAACCAATTAGCTATTGCAATGGAGAATAAAAACAAGTTTGATGCGCAAAAAAAGAACACTGAAAAGAAGAAGAAATAAGGGTATAGCTATCTAATGCCGAATTTTTTTTGCAACATTAAAACTTATTAAATTTATTTAAATAGATTTGCGTATATTGTTAATAAGACATTAATACTAAAAACCAACAACCATGTCTACAGAAAAAGAAACTACCGAGGTTTCACAAGTTGAAGTTAACCTCGATGAATTATTGGGAATTCCGGGAGCTGATAATATCATGCTTCCTGAAGAAAAAAAGCCGTCGGTGTTCACGGATCCCAAAGTTGACACCTCGTTCCTTGACACTCCTAATGAGGAGGATGATGAAGAAAAAGAAAAACCTATTTCTAAAACAGAAGTAGATAATCTTTTAGATGAACCACTTAATGATGAAGAAAACTTTGAAGCACCTAAAGCTACAGGTCGTCCTAAGTTAGATAAAAGTGGTACAGCTGAACTTGTAAAAAAGCTTATTGACAAAGGACAAATTGTACCCTTTGATGATGATAAGCCAATTGAAGAGTATACACTAAAAGATTTTGAAGAGCTTCTTGAAGCAAACTTCAGTGAACGTGAAAACAAAGTTCGCCAGGATACACCTCGTGAATTTTTTGAAGCACTACCTGAAGAGTTGCAAGCCGCTGCTAAATATGTTGCAGATGGTGGAGAAGATCTTCGCGGACTATTTAGAATTTTGGCGGAAGTTGAAGAACATCGCCAACTTGATCCTAGAGATAAAAATGATCAAGAATATATAGTACGTGAATACTTAAGAGCTACTAACTTTGGTAATGAAGACGAGATTGAAGAAGAAATTGATCAATGGCGTGATCGCGGAGACTTAGAGTCAAAAGCTCTTAAGTTTAAGCCAAAGTTGGATAAGATGCAAGAATCTGTTGTTGCTCAAAAACTTGCTCAACAAGAGCATATGAAAAAACAACAGCAAGCTGCTGCTCAACAATACATGCACAATGTGTATGAAACATTAAAGAATGGTGATCTTGGTGGAGTGAAGTTAGATAAAAAGACACAAGGTATGTTATATGCGGGTCTTGTTCAACCTAACTACCCTTCTATTTCAGGTAAACCAACTAACATGTTAGGACACTTATTGGAGAAATACCAATATGTTGAGCCAAGACATGACTTAATTGCTGAGGCTTTATGGTTGCTTTCTGACCCAGATGGTTATAAAGCAAGAATTAAAGATCAAGGTAAACAAGCACAAGTTGAAAAAACTGTGCGCCAATTAAAAACCGAGGAAGCACGACGCACTATAAGTTCTCCAGTAGTTGAAAGCGAGGAGAAAGTACAACGCCGTATTCCTAGAAACGATAGCTTTTTTAAACGATAATTAACCCTTAAATAAACAAAAAAAACATGGCAACTCCAGTTTTAAACAATGGTATATTTCTACGCGATACCAACTACGCAGCTAGTTCACACGTAGATTCTTACCACTTGGTTAACATGCTCAAGAATGCTGAACCTATGGATTTAGGACCAGTAGATCTTTGGGCAATGGCGCAAAAGGTAGAAATGCCTTTGTACCAAATGTCTAGCTTTGGTGGAAAGAACGTAATTAATGTTGATAATGCTCGTGGAGAGTACAAGTGGCAAACGCCAATTGTAATGGATCTTCCTTACATTGTTGACGAAGTTTTAACATCAGATAGTGAAGGTGAATCATTAACACTTGGTGCTGATGGTACTACTTTCCAAATCAAAATTTCACGTCGTGAATTTGGACATGGTGATATCATCACTTATGACAAGTACAACGGTGCTGAAATGTACATCACTGCTGATGACATTGTTCCAGTAGGTGACGGTTTTGTTTACACCGTACAATTAGTAAACAATGATAATAGTTATGGTTTGGATACTTCTATCCTTGCACCAGGTACTAAAATCTTCCGTAAAGGTTCTGCACGTGGCGAGTATGGAGAGCGTTTCTCAGACATCGTTACTGCAACAGGTTTCCGCGAGTTCTACAACTTCGTAGGAGGAGCTGAGGCACACGTACACTATTCTATTTCATCTCGCGCAGATCTTATGATCAAGGGTGGTATGAATGCAGATGGTACTGTACCAGTAGTAGAAATCTGGCGTAACTTTGACAAGAACATTGATCCATCTATTGCTAACCTTGACAACATGGTTTCTCGCATGGGTAAGGATTATGTTAAGCGTGCAATGGGTAATGGTTCATTGTCTCGTACCTTCATGACTACAATGGAAGCAGCTCACTTGACTAAAGTAGCTAATGACATCGAGACCTACTTAATGTGGGGACAAGGTGGACGTGTACGTCAAGATGGTCCAGATGATATCCGTTTATCTGTGGGTCTTTGGAAGCAATTGGATAACTCATTCAAGCGTATCTATAACAAGTCTAACTTTAACCTTGACTTGTTCCGCTCTGAGCTTTACAACTTCTATGCTGGTAAAGTTGAGTTTCAAGGTCCAGATCCTAAGCGTCAATTGATTGTACAAACCGGTATGGGCGGTATGCGCATGGTTAACGAAGCAATTAAGCGTGAGGCAATGGCTTCAGGATTGTTGATCCAAGCTGCTGAAAATAACGGTATTGGAGCAATCACTGGTAAAGGTATGGACTTGAACTACGGATTTGCATTCACTTCTTATGTTATCCCATTCTTGGCTAACGTGAAGTTTGTGTTGAACCCAGCGTTTGATAACCTACACACCAATGACATTGAAAACCCAATCATTGATGGTTTCCCATTGTCTTCTTATAGCTTCATTATCTTTGATATCACAGATAACACTAACGACAATATCTTCTTGTTGAAGTTATCTTGGGATAATCAATTGAAGTGGTGGTACCAAAACGGAACTATGGATTACATGGGACGTACCCAAGGTTTCCAAAGCTCTGGACAATTTAACGGATACCGTGTATTCATGACGCAAACAATGCCTGCGATCTGGGTTAAAGACCCAACCAAAGTATTGAAAATCGTTATGCGTAACCCAATCACTGGCGGATCATTCTAATCTTAGAATATATGTAAACTGGGGGAGAGTTGAAAGCCTCCCCCTTTTTACTACCTTTACAAAAACCAATAAAATAAAACCAACAAGTTATGAGCTTTACTTTAGTAGAAAAGGTGTCACACCTTAAGAAAGGTCCTATTGCAATTAGACCTTATTTTAACAATCAAAACTCAAACATGGGTCTTGAGAAATATGGTTTAACACTTTTTGAAGGTGTATCCCATGAAGAGCAGTTAGCATGTCTTGAGAATAACGGTGTAAAACGTTACTTAACAGGACTTAATGAATTTGCTCCTGAGATTAAAAAAATTGCGGATCCTGAAGAGCGTGAAGCAAAAATTAAAGAGATTAGAACAATTGTATCTGAGCTTGAAAAAGAATTAGCTGCAAATGTTGTAAGTCCAGAAGATCCTGATTTCTGGAATAAAATTAAATTATTGCGTCCAGACAATGATGAGTTCTGGAATAAAATAACAATACGTTGTGGTAACGACCCCGTATTTTTAGAGCCTGAGAAAGATGCTTATGATCTTATTAAGCTCTATGCAATTAATGCCGGAGGATTTAGCATTGTAGCTAAAAGCTATGATGATGCTAAAATAAAAATGAATAAGAACGCACGTTTTTATTTAGACAAGTACGAAGAAACAGCTTCAACTAAAACTGAGGTTAAAAAGCTTCGTAACAAAGCTCTTGCTGAATTGCAAAAACTTTATGATAAGAACACTAATAAGTTGTTCTATGTTGCAAAAGTTGTGGACATCGCGAGCGCCCAGTATAAAAAGTCTACCCCTAATGATATCATTTACGATATTATGGATAACTTTATTAATGGGGAGAGTACAGAAAGAAATCCTATACGCGCTGCGCAAACATTCTTAGATGCTGCGAACTCTGACATGGAAACACTTAAAGTTAAAGCAATTGTAAAAGATGCTACTTATTATAAGTTTATTGTTGCAAAAACAGATGGAATTATATACACTAGAGACACTAATACAATGTTAGGAAGAAACCAAGCTGAGATTGTAGAGTTCTTTAAAAACCCACTTAATGAAGATGTTTTAGTACAAATTTCTAAAAAAGTGGAGAAGTATTGGAATATGTAACTATCTTTATATTAAACATACTAAAATGAAAAAGGTTAAAAAAATGATGACCGGCGGTGTTAAAAATCCTAATGCTTCCGTTATGGTACAAAAGACTCCTGGTGGACGTGTTGGTGGCGGAAACGCTGCTGCACAAGTTCAAAAAGTTGCTAAAGGTCGCTCAGGCGGTGGAAATAAATCTGCTGAAGTAAGCCCAAAGCGTAAAGGATGAACCCTCTACTAACACCAGAGCAAAAAAAGAAAATGATTTCATATGGTAAGCCCAATGGTACCACCTATAAAAAAGGTGGTGCTACGGCTTCCAAGAAATCTGGTTGTGGTTGTAAAAAATAACTACTATGGCTAAAGATAAAAAGTGGATTCAAAAAGCTGTTAATCCTAAACATAAAGGTTATTGTACACCTATGACTAAAGCTACATGCACCCCTAAACGGAAAGCATTAGCAATGACATTTAAAAAAATGGCTAAAAATAGATAGTATGGCAAAGCAAGGATTATACGCTAACATTCATGCTAAAAGAGCTCGCATAGCCGCAGGTTCCGGTGAGAAGATGCGTAAAGTAGGAGCAAAAGGCGCACCTACTAAAAAAGATTTTACCCAGTCTGCTAAGACTGCTAAAAAGAAATAGTATGGCAAAAAGTCCAGCATGGCAAAGAAAAGAAGGTAAGTCTCCAAGTGGAGGACTTAACGCTAAAGGACGTGCATCTTTAAAAGCAGCAGGTCATGATATTAAGGCACCTCAACCAGAGGGTGGGCCTAGAAAGAAAAGCTTTTGCGCAAGAATGTCTGGGATGAAGAAAAAGCTTACTAGTGCTAAAACGGCTAATGATCCTAACTCAAGGATTAATAAGTCACTTAGAAAATGGAAATGCTAAAACTATAATGATATGAAAAAGTGTGCAACTTGTGGTTCAGTTAAAATGAAGTCTGGTGGTTCTTCTAAACTTAAATCTGTTAATCCTAGTGCTAATCCGGGACTATCTAAACTTCCAACTGCAGTAAGAAATAAAATGGGTTACGCTAAAAAAGGCGGTGCTAAGAAATGAATAATACTACCATACAAATAAAGATTAAGGAGCGACTCAACAAGCTTGATAGCCAAGACTATGACAACTTTGAATGTTGGCAAATAGTTGAGGCTTTTAATAAAGCTCAAATAGAATGGGTGCGCCGTCAACTTGTTGGTAACAATATTCTTAAACAGGGTGATGAGCAAAGTAATCGTAAGATTGGTGATCTTATGATCATGCTTAAATCCGAAGATCTTGCTTTTACTTATGGTGATAAATATGTTATTACCGAAGTATTACCAGATGACTGGATGGAGTTTAAAAGAATAGATGTTAAAGCAGTAAGCAAATGTTGCAATGAGGAGAAAGATATGGTGGTATATTTAGCAGAAGAGGCTAACCTTAGTGTTTTACTAAATGATTTTTTACGTAAACCTAGCTTTGAATGGCGTGAGACTTTTGCAACCATGATGGAAAACAAAATCAAGGTATTTACTAATGATGAGTTTGAAATAAAAAGTGTTAAATATACTTACTATAAGTACCCAACTAGAATTCAAATTTTAGGTTGTGCAGATCCTTATACCCTACAAACATCGACTCAAGAAGTGTTATGTGAATTTCCTGATGATGTGGTAGAGGTAATTGTAGATTCAGCAGCATCAATCCTTGCAGGAGATATAGAATCATTTAATCAATATACTCGGGAGTCTACAGCTTCTGAACAAAACAATTAATCATGGCTGAACAACCAAGAAATTTATTAAAGAGAGATCCTGAGCCTATTAAAAAGCTTAGTAGACCTAGTGTTGAACAAGCTGCTAAACCAATGCCTACTTCTGATGCAGGTGTTGGAGGAAGCTCATTAGATAACATGACTGCAGCCTGCTCTACAGAAATGATGAATGCTGCTGTAAGTTTTCATAGATTACATCTAAAGATAAAGGGAGATGGTTCTTATGCTGCTCATAAAGCTCTTGGTGATTTTTATGATGGTCTACATGGTTATGCTGATACTCTTGTAGAAGGTTATCAGGGAGCAACTGAAAAGCTTTTAACTTATAAAGATATGCCTATTCGCACATTAGATACTGTAGCAGATGCGGTGGCCTATCTTAGAGATATGTATAATTCTATCAATAAACTTCAAGGCATGATGCCTTATTCAGAGATAGTTAATAACCTAGACTTAGTTAAAGATGCTATAAACTCAGCTAAGTACAAATTACTTTTCTTAAAATAATTTGGAAAGTAGAAATACTTTTCTTATATTAAATATATATTTATAACCCTTAAAAACAAAAAACAATGGCTTATTTTAATCATGCCTTTCAAAAGATGTTTGTAGGAACCGATGGGTTTACTACAACAGGAGGTTTGTCTAGTTCGGCATTTACTCCACAAAATCGTGCTGGACAATTTACTTTTGTGGATCCTAAGACTTGGGTAACACCAAGTGACTTAGCAGGACCAACAAGCACAAGTTGTCCTTTAGTGCTAATTTCAACTTCTATTCACCCAAATGACAAAATTGGTAAATTCCACGGTGGATATTCTGAGACTGTAAAGTCTAAGACTATTAACCCTAAGTATGTATCAGCTTTCTATCGTGTGGATGATTGTCCTGCTCAACAAGCTCAAGTATCTGTTGGTGCTAACCAAATTAATTGGGAAGGTGGTTCTTGTAACTTAAACTCAGGAACTGTTATCAACAAAACTTTCCTTTGTGGTGAAACTTACAACTTGCGTGTAGACATCAAAGGTTCTCCTGCATTGCGTACATTGACTCGTAACAGTTACTATACTGCTGCTGGTTATACAGGATGTTGCCCAGATGATGCAATTGCACCAGTTGCAGTTAACCCTTTGATTGTATACGTACAATGGGCTTACCAATTGTTGAACTCACCATTGATTAACCCATATATTCAAGTTGAAATTACTTACAATACACTTGGTGATGGTGTTCTTTGGTTAGAATTAGGTGATGGTACTTCTTCTAAGACAAACTTAGATTTGTTATTAGGATATATCCAAAACCCTTCAACTCTTCCTGGAGATGAAAACACATTAGCTGGTATCCTTATCAATGGAGCATATGTTGATACACGTTTCAATGATTGTACTTTCTATCCAAATGATTCTATCATTGCATTCTTAGAGCCAGTTAAAATTTATGCTTCTGAAGTAGATCTTAACGGTGATCCTTGTGCATTTGCTGGACTTTGTGTATATAACACTTGCGAGCCTTACCAATTGAAAGGAACTGGAGAGAATGTTATCCGTGACCTTATCTTAACTGAAGGTTACATGCAACAACCTTTCTATACTGGTCAAGACTTGCGTATCCGTGAGATTACTAACGGTACAGATGTATATGATGCAATTAGCAGAACATCATTCTATACTCGTTACTATATCCAGCACAATGTGCCACGTTTCAACAACCCAACTGGAACATTTGACAATGACCAGTACTTGTTAGAAATTGTAACAGATGGTCGCGATACAGCTTTTGAAAATTTTGTAACAGCATGGTTGACTAACGCTGGTTCAGACTGCGTAGGATTAGTAGAATATGAGTGCCCTGAAACTTGTACTCCAGTATCTCCTGTTACACCAGTATAATCTTAACTAAAACTTATAAAAAGAGGGGTGGGATAAAAAATCCCCTCCTCTTTTTTATTTTTACACTATATCTTTGTAACTTAGTAATACAATGGCACAACATCAATTAGCTTTAGAAATTCCAGATACTTTAAGTAACTGTTTACTGCGTATAGTAGACATGACTACCTATAATCAAAATGTACCAGTAGAATGTCCTAAGTTGCAAATTACTGCACCTGGATTTACTACAAGTGCAGAGATTACAGATATGGGTACTGAGTTTGTAGTAAACCTTACTGCGTGTGATTTAGGATTACAGCTTACAAACTGTGATTCATATAGAAATGATTTACCAGATGGGGTATATGTTATTCGCTACAGTGTGGCGCCTAATGATGTGGTATATGTAGAATACAACCATTTACGTATATCTCAGGCCTTAAATAAAATTAATAACTTGCTTTGTTGTCTAGATGTTCCTAACTGCGAGCCAGTAGGGCCAATGAAAGAAAAGTTGCGGGAAATAAACCTCCTATCGACAATGTTAAAAGCAGCTAAAGCAAAAGTAGAGTATTGTCATAATCCTACAGAGGGTATGGCAATATACACATACGTGATGTCTAAGTTAGACAAATTATCATGTGGGTGTGGATGCGGTACATGCTAATAATTTAAAAACCAACATATTATGAAATGTGCAAATTGTGGAGCAGCCCTAAGTTGCGGCTGCCAAAAAAGAGTGAGTAAAGATGGAAAACAAGTATGTTCAAAGTGCATACATTCCTATGAAGCAAAAAAGCAAGAAGCAAAAAAATAAATAATGACAACGTATAGACTACATGATTGTGCGGGATTATTACCAGATATCTATACAAATAGCACGTTAACGCCTACTATAGATACCTATGAAGGTAAATTTATCTATACTCAACAGTATCCTGATACTTGTTGGGAAGTAATTAAAGATTCCGCACCTACACCTGAAACATTAGGTGTATTGTTGTCTTTTGATATTTGCCAAGATTGTTTAGATGCATTAGCTAGTCAATGTGGATGTCCTCCAGGTTATACTTACAATACTAGTAATCAATTATGTGAAAGCTCAACACCCGTATGCCCAGAAGGTTATACTTATAATGCTGCATCTGGATTATGTGTTGGTGCACCAGCTAATTGTAAAATGGATTTAACACTAGTTGTTGACGCATCATCTTCTATAAGTCAAACAGAACTAGATAACTTAAAAGCTTTTTTGGTAACATTAGTTGATGACATTAATGGAACCAATGGTGAAGATAGAATAGTTAGTGGTGATGTTCAAATTGGTATTGTAAGATTTAACAATGCACTTGAATTAACAGGTGGCCAAAATATTTTAGACTTATCAGGTGGGTCAACGGCATGGGCAAGTGGTTCTGCAGGTGGATCAATAAAACAAGCTATATCTAATTTTGTTGTATATTCTTCAGGAAGTACAAATACAGTTAGCGGATTATCTGTAGGCTATGATAATATCACTGGTCCAAATAATAGAAACTCAGATCCTACTGTAGCAAGAAGAATTTTATTTATTACAGATGGTTTTCCAAGTTGGGCTTATTCTGGCACATACAATGGTACAGTGGTTCCTAATACAACATTAGGTGGAATAAATTGTACCAATTCAAACTATCAACTGTATAGATGTCAAGCTTATAAAGGAGCTATGGATTTAGCTCAAACTATAAAGTCTGGATCAGCAGGTACACCGGTTGCATGTGATATAACACTAATGATAGTTGGTGAAACTACAGGTACTGGCACACTAGAATACTACGCAACAAGAGATTCATTAGTAGGTAATACGGGTGGTACATCAGGTGTTACAAATCCAGCTTGGTCTACTACACCTTGTAATCTTAATACTAGTGGAATATTTGATCCTTGTGTAAACTGGTCTTGTACATACACGTCTACTGATAGATTTTGTAGTAATAATATTGCAGGAGGACCTGATTATTTTATGTCATTATTTGATGCTACATCTTTAGCAGCTGTTAAAGATGGTATAGTACAAAGTTTACTTTGTCCAAATACTGAGACACCTACTGCATGTAGCAGCCCTTGCGTTTTAAATACTACAACTGGTGAGTGTGAATGCTCAACATCAAATTATACTACTTGCTGTTATGATTTAATTAACTGTAAAGATGGTAGTCTATATGCAACTGTAAACACTAATAATTTAGGATTTGATTATCTAGCAGCATACGTAGGTAGCATTATAGTATTTGAAGGTTTAGAGGAGTGCTTATTTGTTACAGTATCTAGTAATTGTGCTAACTCAACTCCAATAGGTATAGTAACTATTACAGACTCATTTACAACTTGTCAAGAGTGTCAAGAAGCTATTCAGATTAATCCTTGTTATAAACTTACAAACTGTAATAATGGTGAGGTATTTATAATGACTCAACAAAACTTAAACGCTTATGCGGGTTTAGTTGTTGAGTTAGCTGAATATCCAGGATTGTGTTGGACGATTTTAGAAACTTATAATTGTGTAGGAGAATTTACTACTGTAAGTATAGTACAAAGTTATCCTGATTGTGAATGTTGTTTTCAATATCAATGCGTATAAAATATGGTAATCTGTTATGCAATAGTATATCCCTGCGGCTCTAATGATGTAGAGGATGCAATAATCTTAAATTTAGGATTACAGGGTGCTCCCGTGCCTTTATTTTATGAAGCTTTAATTGGAGATCATTTTACATCTACAACAAGTCCTTTTGTTTCAGGTACGGAGTATTACATAAGTTCAATATGTTGTGAGTTAGCATGTTTAAGTGGTTTTCCAGCAGGACCTTATCCAAGTGCACCATCCTCAGATGATATAACAGTTATATCAGGACCTTGCGTAATTAATAGTTGTGTTGGTACTTTAATACCATGTAATGGTGGGGAACCTATATATTTAAGATTAGGTACAGAAAATCAGTTTATACATTTAGAATGGTTACCACTAGAAGGTCAGTTACTTACATTTTCAACACCTGGTTATTCTGGAACATACTATTTAAGTGATGTATGTTGTAGCGTTCCTGCAGCCACTTTATGCGGTATAGATCAATCATTACTTGTAATACCACCTACTGTTGATGAAAACTTAGGACAAGGTCCTTGTTTTGAACCAGCCCCACCAGCAGATCCAACATGTTGTGCTGTATTATTACCATGCGATGGAGGTAATCCAATTACTGTTTATATTGGAGAAGATACATCTCCTGAGTATACTACTTGGGATTCTTATGTGGGTAATACAATTACTATAGATTTACCTGAATATCCAGGAACATATTTAGTAGATAGTATTTGCTGTATAGGTGAAGAAGTCGTTGATCCTTGTTTAGATTCTGCACCTTGTTTATTAAACTCGGTAGTTATTGATTTAGCAGATGTTACAGATTTAGGTGCAATACCTTGTCCAGAACCATGCTATATTTTAACTAATTGTAAGTCTCAACAGCAGTTATTTACTAATAGTAACTTAGCTTTCTATGTAAATTCTGTAATTACTATTCAAGAGTATGCTGGATGCTGGCAAGTAAGTTTAGGTGAAGATTGTGTAACTACTGAAGAAGTTACTTTAATAACCGGCTATGATGACTGCTTATGTTGCCTTGGTCCAGAACCACCTAAATATACCAGGATTATACCTGCTCCAAATAGAGTATTTTATAAGATGCCTTCGCAATGTGATATTAGAACTAATACACAGTTTGCAAATGCTTACTATAAAATGTTTAAGAACTTAAAGTACGGTATTAATAGCGAGTGCGATATTAACACCGAAAAAATACTTATTAAAAAAGAATTAGCTGACTTAGCGGCAACGTATTATACACCAGCATGTGGACAAATTACTGCTGAGCCTACTCCAATTATTTGCCCAGAACCTAGTTAAAACGTAAATTTTTTTGTAAATTATATATAATGGCAACACCGATTCAACCAACAAATACACAGGCAGGATGTAATCCTGTTTCAAGTAACTGCGTAATCTGGCAGGGACCAGATATTCCATGCATTACATTATGCAAAGGGGATAGCATTTCTGATGTTACTTACAAGGTAGCAACAGAGCTTTGTACATTAATAGACCAACTAGACATTGCTGGTTTTGATGTATCATGTTTTCCACCGATCTGCCCTAAGCCTGAAAGTATTCATGATCTTATTCAGTTTATTATAGATAAACTTTGTGAATTGCAAAATGCTTCAGGAGGTACTACGCCAGATGTGCCGGTATGCCCTGATAATTGTATTGTATCTATTGCTCCTTGCTTCTATTATCCAAACCAATTTGGTCAGCAAGTAACAACAATGACCCTTACTGAATATGCAACAGCTATTGGTATTAGAGTTTGTGAAATTGCAGATGCTTTAGCAGCGGTGCAATCAGATATATTATCATTACAAAGTCGCGTACAAACTCTTGAAAATTGTGTATTACCTTGTACACCAGATAGCGGCGAAATCACTGTTCCAACAAGTTGCCTCTCGCCATCTACAGATATTCCTATTGTAACATTTGTAGAAGCAATGGAAGCTGAATTATGTGATCTTAAAACAGCTGTAGTAGGTGATGGTGCAATCGCACAAACTGTTGTTAATGATGTACTAGCTAAACAATGTGAAGGTTTAGAAAGTGCAGCGCCATTATCACAACCATATGCTGCTATGGGTCTTATCCCGGGTTGGGTTACTGCATCAAGTGGTAACTTTAATACATTATCAGCAGCGGTACAAAACTTATGGATTACTGTATGTGATATGCGTGCTGCATTAAATAACGTTGTTACAAACTGCTGTAATGAGTGTAATCAAGTTATGTTAAGTCTTGCTAACTCATCATATGATCCGGGAACTACAACATTAACAGTAGATTTTCAAGGTAGTATTCCCGCAGGTGTTACATGCTCAGGTAATGCTTTAATAAGAATTACAGACTGTAATGGAATTTATTTTGATTATAATATAGGCACTACATTATGTGCTGTAATTGGAACTAGTATAACTATTGATTTTTCAGTAGAAGCACCTGGTACATTTAATACAGGTTGTGTAGGTGCATATGCATATCAAATTATCACAGGAAATTTAAATTTAAGTACTACAACTAATCAAAAATGTGAACTAACCTTTACAGAGTTTGTAGCAGGCGATGCTGTTCCAGCATTAACTATTACTCCAGTATCAACTACACAACTCAGAGCTACATTTACTCCAACGTACATAGGCCCTGTAACTTATTACTTGGAGTTATGGAATAATACAACTACTGGAATTATAGCTAGTACTGTAATTAACAATCCTGCTACAGGTATAGCATATAACTATACATTTGGTAGCTTAACTACCGCAACTACATATCAAACTAGAATGACAATGGTAGCTGGTTCATCTAGCGAAACTGGACCATATTATCCTGGTACAACCTTATAAAATATAAAACATGGCTTGCAAAACTTGTAATTGTTCAGATAATAAGTGCGGTTGTAAGGATCTCCCCCTTACAACTGCACCTGTATACACATGTCCTCCTGATATAACTTGCCCGGATCCAACTCCGTGCTATGAGACTATCCAAGATACTTGTGTAAAACATGGTAACTATAGCATCATTAACTTTGGAGCATTATTAGCAGGTGGCGATTCTTATCCAGCATTACCAGCAGGAGCATCATTAGAAAATGCTTACCAGGCAATGTCAGTTGAAGACTTGAATACAGCTTGTCTTCCTCCCATTAATGTTCACCCTAGTTATATAGGTACAACAGCTATTATACTTAACTGGGAAGATACTGGTGCGACTAGTTACACTGTAGATTATGGAACTGTACCAGGATCCTATACAACATCATCTACTTTAACAACCCCTACCTATACACTTACTCTTTTGAATCCTAATACTAACTATTATTTTAGAGTAAGAACAACTTGTGGTATAAACAGTTCTATCAGTTCTCTTATCATGATAAAGACATTAACAGCATAATAGTCCACGTTTGTTGGTTTAGCGTGACTAACAAGAGAGACCCTCAGGCAATGGCTTGGGGGTTTTTCACTAATATTTGTTTCTCAACACATTAAGTATTACTTTTAAAGCTGGAAGAAATTTTGTAAATTATAATAGGAGAATATGCAACCTATAAGAAAACCAGACTTAAAGGCGCCAAGATTTAGAAAGCCTGTTACTAAAACAGTAACGGCAGCAACATTAAATGCTTTTAAAGAAAAGCATAAAGGTTATGATGATGTGGATTATATAACGTTTAAAAACGTTATAGCAACACATTGTGAGAAGATATGGAGAACGGTAATCAATACACGAGATGGTATTGAGTTACCAGAAGGGTTAGGATATGTATTTATTGGCGCGTGTCCTGCAAGAAAAAAGCAGGTTGTAGACTATAAGAAGTCTTTTGAGTGTGGTTACAAAGTGAGTACAATGAACTGGGAAACAGATGGTACTATAGGTAAAATATTTTTCTCAAACTATAATAGTAAGTATAAGATTAAAGATAGAGAAATATGGGCGTTTAATCCAGTACGGCAATTTAAACGTGAGTTTGCTAAAGTATATCCTGAGAAATGGAAGATGTACTTAAGTATAGATAAAACAAAACCCGTATCTCAACTATACTTTAATCCTAAAAAGTATATTGATTATAACCTGCATATGCCGGATGATGATTTTTTACTTTCAGTATATAATGAATTTGAATTTTAAAAGATATGACTACAATAGGAGAAGCAGTATCTAGAGTTAGAAATATAGTAAAGGGCTCAACTGAGGACGCCTTTCTTACAGATAGATACATATTTAGCTTAATAATGAAACATGCAAAGTTCTTTATTAAGAAGCAAGATAGCCTTAATGAGATATTAAGGTTTAATAGTTTCTTTAGGAGGCTTCCATGCGTTGACCTTATTGAGGTAGATAAAGTTGAGGCATGCTGCGATGTTAAATCAAACATCATGGTAAAGCGCACTAGAGATAAAATTCCCGGAGTAATGGATAGCTCATATGGACCATTATTTAGAACTGTAGCTTCAGTAGATGATTCTACTCAAGTATATAAAACAGAGCCAGCCTTATATAACTCTATGGCTAAAACATCAGGCTACAAATACAATAAACAAAAGTATTATTGGTATTTGAATGGGTACTTGTATTTTCCTAATGTGGATTGGGAGGCAGTATCTGTAGAGGGTATCTTTGAGCAGGATCTTTCTCCATATACATGTGATACTCAACCAGATTGTATTAAAAGACAAGATCAGCCTCTTATCGTACCGGATTATTTATTTAGCCAAATTGAAGCCCAGGTGTATAATGATCTTAAGTTTAGCATGGCTATTCCCTCAGATACCGCAATTGATGATAAACAAAGTATACTTAGACCATAATGAATTACAACTACACCCTTAAATATAGAACCTTTGAGTCTCTTCTTGAAGATGTTAAGATAGATCTTAGAACTCTTACACTAGAAAACAGAATTGACCCTGCGCAACTTATCAAAGTTGCAATGCGTGTAAACTATGATTTAGGTCTTAGAATTAACATGACTAAAGAAACTATTCTTGAGGTTGAAAAAGGTAGAGTACGTTTACCAGAAGATTTCTATGTGATGAACTATGCTCTTGCTGTATCACAAGGGTATGATTTAGTTGTACCTGCGCAAGGTACTAACGTTCAAGATGTTACGCCAACATGGAGACCTTGGGTAGAACAAGCATATTGCACTAATGATTCATTACCACAACAACCGGTATGTTTTAGCAAATGTGAAAAAACTTCAGAGTATCAAATTATTCAAGTAGTAAATACTGAAAGAAGAGCGTACAAAAACTTTTTTCCTTTAAGATTTAGAAATTCTAAATATGTAGATTGCAATTGGCCAAATCTTTTTCACTCACATGTTGATGAAGCTTGGATTAAAGATGGTTGGTTGTATACAACATTAGAAACTGCTTCAGTTTATATCAACTATCAAGGAACATTTACGGATGAAAATGGTGACCTATTAATACCAGATCATCCAATGCTTAATGAGTATTATGAGTATGCTATTAAAAAACGTATACTTGAAAACTTAGTAATGGATGGAGAAAATGTAGCAGCACAATATCAACTTGTATCACAAGAGTATAGAGCTGCTAGAAACAATGCACTTACTATTGTTAATACTCCTAACTTCTCCGAAATGGAAAAACTATGGGCTATGAACCGTAAAGCCATGTATGGTAAATATTATGATATGTTCAAGTCTTATTTTCCATTTGCACCAAATTATAGAACAAATAATGCTGTCTAAATATGGCTAAGAAAGTATCTGGTAAAAGTGGCAAAGGAAGTGGTATTACCACAATGATTACTACACAAAGTGACACTTTTTCAAAAGGTTTAGTAAAAGATTACGATGATGTTTATTTTCCAGAGTCGTGCTGGTCACATGCGCGTAATGCTGTAAATAATTCAACAGATGGTAATGTAGGTGTTTTAGGTAATGAACCTTCTAATACCTTATGTGTTCCTCCCGGAGCTCAAACAACAGCACCATATCAAATAAATGGTGCTATACATGTTTATGATGATAAGTGGGTTATTACGTCAGGAGAAAATGGTAATTCAGAAGTTGGATTATTCATGGCAAATACTTGTTCATATCATACTATTGTTAATGATCCTTGTTTAAATTTTACAAAATATAATATTGTAATTGGTGAGGCAAAGCAAAACTATGATTGCTCTTTTCAAGTATATTTTGTAGATGGTAATAATCCAGATAGAACTTTAAACATTGGAGATATTAGAGTAGCACCATTTGAACAACCTTGGCCTGGTGTTCCTTATATTACACAAGATGTAAATTCAGGACCATGTGAAGATTGTAAACCAATATATCCATTACAGCTAGATTGTGAAAAAATTAGAATAGCTAAGATTGTTAAGACACCATGTATTGAGCTTACTAAAAGTTTATCAGGAGGTACTTTACTTAATGGTTCATACTTTGCATTTGTAGCATATGCTTTAAATGGAGAACGTGTAACCGACTATTATCCACCTAGCAATATTCAATCTTTGTTTAATCATGATAATATTAGCGAAGGTTTACAGCTAGTAATCAATGATATGGAAACTGATTTATATGATCAGTTTGAGCTTGTAATAGTAAAGTTTGTTAATCAACAAACTGTTGCTAAGCGCATTGGATTATATAGCACAAACTCAAGAACTGTTGAAATTCCTGAAATACCGGATACATTACAAGATGTACCTTTACCATCATTAGTAGTAAGAAATGCTATAACAGAAACTTCTGAGGGTATTTTTTCAATAAATGATTATTTAATTAGAACATCACCTAAGTCTAGATTTAGTTTTAACTATCAACCTTTAGCAAATCAGATATCTGCTAAATGGGTAGTTACAGAATATCCTGCAGATTACTATTTTAAAGGTGGTAATGTTAATGGTTATATGCGTGATGAAATCTATGCGTTTTTTATTCGCTGGGTTTATAATACAGGAGATACATCATCGTCATATCATATACCAGGACGTCCAGCGTATGGCTGGGAAACAGCACAACCTTCTATAACTAATGATGTTATAAATAATGAAACTGCAGTTTGGCAAGTATACAATACAGCGTTTATTACCGATCCTGGATTATCTATAACTCAAGATGATGGTGGTATTATAACAGCTAAGGGGAGAATGGGTTACTGGCAATCAACTGAGATTTATCCAAATAATCAACCTGTTGTTTGGGATGCTAATAACGCGGATCACCCCTGGACAGCACCAGCCTCCTACCCATACCCAAACACTAATCTTAATAGTGATTATGATTTATGTGGTAAAGCACTACGTCATCATAAAATGCCAGCTGATATTATATTTTATAATAGCAATGGTTCTGTATCATATAATGACGCATCTAATCATATCGTAAGTAATGCTGACAATTCACCTGCTAGAATACGTGTACTAGGAGTAGAGTTTGATAATATCTTACCACCATTAGATAATCAAGGTAATGTTATACCTGGTATTGTAGGCTATGAGATTTTAAGATCTTCTCGTCAAGGTAATAAAACAGTTATTGCAAAAGGTATTATAAACAATGTAAGATCTTATAAGGAAGATAAAGATGGTGCTGATGAAATTCTTTATCAAAACTATCCTTATAATTCTTTACAACCTGACCCATCTTTATCTACTAAAGACATACCAGGTGGACCTAGCGATAATGGACAACTTTATCCACCACCTAGTAAAGTATTTAGAGATATATTTACATTTCACTCACCTGATACACAAGTAATATCGCCATATCTTACACCTCAAGAAGTTGTTTTATATGGACAAAGAGGATATACAAATAATGTTAATGGTGCATTTAGTGAAGTACCTGAACATCCTCGTCACAAGCTTATTACAGATTTAGCTTTTTCAGTAGCAGTTGTTATAGGTATGGCAGAAGCTATGATAAAAGCTAGAGGTCGCAAAACAAGATCGCAACAAGGTCCTAAAGAACTATGGTTAGGTCAATATAATGAATCTATTGATGGTAATGCATTAAGTGGTGGTGGAGGTACGTGGGTTGTAGGGGGTGCTGGAACTCAAAGTCCAATAAGTGGTGGAGCAATAAGTGGCTTAGAGGGTAGCACACCTAATAAATATTGGGATAGTGAACCTATTCCAGATAGTGCTAAGTTTGAAGTTCCTTTATATGTAGACGGTCAAATACAAGGTCCAGGATCTGATAATACTGTTGAAAGTGGTATTAATGATAGTAATAACCTATTTAGTTTAGGAGGTAATAACCAAGCGTGGAATGCGATTTTAGGATTTGGTCAAAACTATGATGTAACTGGTTTTTATCATACACTTTCTGATAACCAATTTTATAAAGATTCTAAAGTAAAAATTGGATTTAGTGAAAATTTAGATCTTGAATTATCTGGTCAGCAAATGCTAGACCCAGGCATTGCTTCATCCTATGGTATAGTTTCATTTATGAGTTACTGGGGAATGGGTCTTTCTAATTTCGTAGAACTTATAAAAGCTAGTACAAAATATAGACAGTACGCCTATAGATATTTATCACATGGTGATTTAACAAATAACACTATTGGTAATGTACAAATAGGTAACCATCGTCGTAAAGTTGAGCGATCTTATTACTTAGATAATTTGCTACAGACTTTTCCAGCATCAGATAGTACACAAGTAAGTTATCGAGTAAATAACTTATATAGAGGAAGAGCTGTAATGTTTGAAGCAAGTAATAATATTGCTGATCCAAGCATAGTAGATAATTCTCTTACCACAATTGGTGTTCAATTTGATATTGATAATGATACTACAGCAGGACTAACTGCAAATGAATATGATTTTTTAGATATTGTTAAACAAGATTTTGATACTACAGCTTCATCATACTATGCAGGATTTAAAATAAGAAGACCTAACCTTTATGGTCAAATAGATAGTATACTACAAGTTCCTTCAGGCTGCAGAACTATTGTAAAACCAATTGATGGTAATTTTGGTTCATGTAGCAATACTACGTTTTTAACACTAACACAAAATGATAAGGGTAAAAAAGTACCAGGTTCTATTGTGTATGGTGGTGATGTGTATATAGGAAGATATACTGAAAAAAATACTTTCTTCTATTTTAGAGATTGGCTTTACGGTCAACCAGATGGTACTCAGTTTGATTATGGATTACACTACATGATATCATATCCAAGATATTGGGCTAATTTAAGTGAGTATGATGCAATGGGAGCTCTTGGTAGTATGGTAGGTGATTTATTATCACTAGGTAGTGTAAGCTCAAATACTTGGGATATTCCATCTAACTATCATCATTTAGATAGAAGAAACTATTCACCTTCTGGTTCATTAGGTGGTGGTGGTACCAACTTTAATGTTAGCTTTAGATTTGGTGTAAAGAATGCATTCTTCTATTTATTTCAATCTGGGGTTAGAGATTTCTTTGTAGAAACAGAACTTAATATAAGTTATCGTGATTGGGGTAATCAAGATGATCAAAGATTCTATGATCCATACAGATATGCGGATACTGAAGCACTATTTGAACCAAGTATTATCAAAGCTGGTAATTTCTTTAAGTATGATATGTCTCTTGGTATCTCTAAGACGTATCATGATTTAATTAGCTGGGGTAATGTTCAGCCTATTAGTTACAATCCATATGTAGCTGAGAAATGCTTTACCTATTATCCTAATCGTCTTATATATTCTTTACCACAAAGTTTAGAAGCTATTAGAGATTACTGGCAAGTCTTTTTAGCATTTAACTATAAAGACTTTAGGTCTAAAGTTATATCTGTTAAGCCATATGACCAAAGCGGTGTGATAATTTTTACTGAAAAGGATTCACCAGTAATGACACGTACTGTAGAAAATCTTGAACTAGATTTAGGTACAAAGCTTAATATTGGAGATGGTAGTTTGTTTTCACAACCATTGCAAAGTTTTAGTAATGCAGATGCTGCTTATCAGTATGCATCAGTGCAAGATCCATTAAGTGTTGTTAATACACCCTTGGGATTATACTATGTTGCTCAAAGCCAAGGTAAAATATTTGGTATTGGTCAATCTTTAGAAGAGATTTCTACAGCTGGTTTAAAATGGTGGTTTGCAAAATATTTACCATATAAGCTTTTAGAAGATTTTCCAGACTTTGAATTAGTAAGAAATCCTATAGCCGGTATTGGTTGCCAAGCATCATTTGATAATAAAAATCAAATAGTATACTTTACCAAAAGAGATTTTAAATTAAGAATTGATGCGCCTTCAGGACTTGTCTATGATAAGAAGGATATCTTTAACAAGGTTATCAATGGTCAAGTTACTTCAATAACAGTAGCACTAGGTGATCCATTATACTTTGAAGATGCATCTTGGACGGTAAGTTATGACCCTAAGGCTAAAGCGTTTATCTCATTCCATGACTGGCATCCTGATTTAATTATGCCATCTAAGATGAGTATCCTTACAACTAAGGGTCCTAACATTTGGAAGCATAATGAAAGTACTTCAAGCTATACAAACTTCTATGGGGTAGATTATCCATTTGAAGTAGAAGAAGTAGTTTCTAATGGACAAACTGTTACATCTATTAAGAGCATGGAGTACATACTTGAGGCTTATGTTTATAGCCAAGATGGTTATGACAGATTCCATGTACTTGATTACAACTTTAATAAAGCTATAGTATATAACTCTGAGCAGGTATCTGGTGAGTTACGATTAAACTTACACCCAAAGAATAACCCGGTCCTCGCAATGCAGTATCCTACATATACACCAACATACGTAGACATATTGTATTCTAAAGAAGAGAATAAATATCGCTTTAATCAATTTGTAGATTTAACCAGAGACCGTGGTGAATACACTGGATTTGTAACTCAAATGTGGGATACACAAGCAAACGGTTATATATCTTTGTTAAACCCTAATAATATTAACTATAGTAAGCCAGCTTTCCAACGTAAGAAGTTTCGCCACTATGTAAACAGATTAAAACTTATTAGAGAAAATGCACCTGGTCAAAATAACACCAAGATGCTTTATAAGATTAACAACATGAAACAAACTTTATCTCCTCGCTAATGGCTAAAGTAAGTAAATATGGACAATGGAAATATCCTGGTGAGGATACTATTATTCCAAGTGGTGATATAACAATGAAGGGTGTACCATACCCTGTATTGGGTATTGATAATTTAGGTAATACTAAAATGATGCAGCCTGGAGGTAACTATACATTTCCTGGTACTGCCGTATATGAAATACCTATGATGGCTTATGGTGGTAATACCTCTATGCCAAATCTTAAAAGAGTTAAAATAAAGACTTTACCAAAAGCCCAAACTACAGGTCAATTTAATTCTAGCTATGATGTTAATTTAAGTCCTGCTGAGAATATGGAGCTTAACAGAAGAGCACAGGTAGCAGGATGGAACTCAGTAGATGAATATAGAAATGCAAATTGGGCATATAATACAGCAGCTCAGAATAAGAATAATTTAGAAAGAGGTAAAGAGATTGCAAACTGGATGGATGCTAATTATAAGCAACCATCTAAAGAAGTTTTAGAGCAGGAGAAAAAAGAACGTTTTGCAAAACATCTTACTACACCTAGTCAAGAAGATTTAGAAAGTGTAAATCCAGAAACTGGTTATGCTAAAGCAGCATATACAAGTCGCTTTGGTACAGGTCCAAAAATAGGAGGAATGAGTTTATGGAGTCCTGAAGATATTACTAATAGTGAAATAAGTGATGCAGACATAACTGATTATTTAAATGCATCATACAATAAACAAAAAATAGAAGACGAAATAGGTCAACTGACTTTTGATATATCTTTTTCAAAAAATGAAAAAGAAAAAAAGAAATTAAATTCTAAGTTAAAAGATAAAAAATACATTTTAGATCAGGCCGATAAAGCTATTAATAGTACCGAGTTTAGTAGAAAATTTTCTGCTTATCAACAACATAAGCAAGATTCTCAGCAGAAAGCAAACATGCTTGGTACAACAAATACAACAGTTGGACCTTTAGATGCTGCAGTAGGATTATATGCAGCTGCTCCAGCTATTGCTAGTACATTAGGTTTGGAGTTATTAGGTACTGGTGTTACACTGGGTAATGTCGTTAATCCAGCATTTCAAGCTGTAGGTACTTATAATTTTTTAAATCCAGAATCTGACTTTAGACAAGCTGTATCTAGATATAATGCTGGAGAAGGAGACTGGAGAGATGTAGCATTTGAAGGAGGTCTCAATGCGTTAAACTTTCTAGGAGCTAAAAATTTATCTTCAGATTTAAATGCGGTAAAAAATATTGGAGCAATTGGAAGCACAGGAAGAAGATTTAAAGATCTTCAAAATTTACAGCATTGGGCAAAACAGTATGGATATAATATACCTGATATACAAAGAGTTGCAAAATCAGATATGCTTACTGACATGACTTTTAGAGGTTTGTTAAATAGGCATAACACTTTTGTAAGAGGTGTTAGTACCAATTGGCCTAAAGTTAAAGAAACTCTTAGTGGTAGATGGCTCGGTGAAGAAAATGCTTGGAGTAAATTAATTAAAGAGTTAGAAGCGCAGGGGATTAACTATGAAACAAATCCTCAAGCTGCTGCAGAGTATATGGCATCCCACATACCAGGAGAAACTGGATATGGTAGATATGGTTTAAAGAAAGGGGAACATGCACTATACGTATCAAACTCTAAACCTAATGCCGAGGGTTATACTTATGGCGATGGCTATTCTGTTACTTTAAGACGTCCTACAGATTTCTCATCATCAAATAGACTAGATTGGATATCAGCAAATGAATATCCAATTAACTATGGATTTAGGGGTTCCCCATATGGAACAGGTATTGTAGCAAATGACTATCAAAAAAGATTACCAACATCTATTAGAGATTTTGTATATGTTACAAAAGATCCTATGAAACAACATAGGTTAACTCAAGGTCTTGATGATGTATATAGAAAAGCGCAGACCGATGCGTGGCCAATGCAAAGAAAATTTAGAAATAAGAAAGATGCTTTGGCAAAAGCAACAAATCCCAAAAACAGAAGAGGGGTACTGGCAGCTGATTATGACAAAAGCCGTTCTATGAGTTGGACACCTGGAGAAGATGATCTTGTGTTTAAAGATAGCCCTAACTTATTAGATTATGCTAAAATGTCTTACTATGATTTTATGAGAGCTTACTATGATATTAAGCCTGAGCTTGCTCCGTTAAAAGTAGTTCTTAAAGAAATGTTTTTAGATCCAAAAGTTTATCGTGGTTTTGCACAAAACGCATTTGGAGAGTTAGATCCATTTTCACATTATGCTTTTAAAGGTCAACCAGGAGAAAAAATATTTGATGTAATTAGGACTGATAGAGTTACTCCTGAGATATGGCAAAATACATCTAGAGCTCATATGGGAACGGGTAGCGCTAGATATACTAGAAAGCAAAAAGGTGGTGATATATCTATACCAAGTCTTAAACAAATAAAAATAAAATCATTACCAAAGGCTCAACTAATTGGTGATATAAAAACAGGTATAGGTAAAATTGCAGATTACGAATATGCAAGAGGAAGACGTGATGGTACAGGTTTAACTGATTATGGAAATCCTTTACTAGGTACTAATCCTAAAAGGGATGATGCTATAAATTGGATGATGACTAATGTTTTACCAATCGCACAACCTTACTATACTACTCCAGCAGAGCAAACTGAAGCTGTTGATTTTATATATAATACTGGTAGAGATCCTAGAATATATCAATTAGATCAATATTTAAAAAGCATAGGTCAATCTGGATTACCTAATAGAGGTAGTTTTAATATTGACTATTATGGAGCTAAGGCTGATAAAAAAGCCGTAGCGGCAAAGTTGGCAGAGCTAGATAAATTGTGGCAACAATATGCACCCGCTATTAATAAACTTTCAGTAAATGATAGACGTCAGTTATTAAATAAGGGTCGTGATTTCTATTATCAAAACATAGATCTTAAACCCGATGGTACTCCATCAGATGCATATTACAATACATGGTATGGTAGAATTTGGAATACAAATGATGCTGCACCATTTGATCCTAATGATAAAAGATTTAAAAAGGTAAAACAAGCTGGAGGATCTACAGAAGAAGAAATACTTGCAAATAGAAATAGAGCATTTCAAGATATTATTGTAGATGATGAAATGTTTGATGAAGGTGATTTCGAGTTATATTTAGATCAAGCTCAAACTGGTGGTGGCTTGCCGGATGACTATGAAGATTTTTTATGTTACAGTGAAACAGCGCCTGAAAATAGAAGACCTGACTCCAAGTGGCAATATGGTAACCCTAGACAATATGATCACTATAACATGTGGAATGCTTTAGGAAAACCTGAGAATTTTGAGCAAGCTTTAGAAATGAATCCACACTGGCAGCCAGATCCCTATGATAATATGTATCATGGCTTTAGTACTAATCCTGATACAGGTGTTTGGTTAAAGTCTCATATACCGGGAGAATCCCATCCTGGAGATACCGGTTGGATGGAGTATAAGGACTTTATGTTGAGCAATGACCGTAACTGGGGAGGTAAAAATCAAAACTTAGTATTTGATCCTGAGCTGCAAAGAATGCGCTATATAGAAAGAAAACAAGATGGAGGTGGCATTATTAATATGATGCAGCAATATGGTTATAAGCCCGCACCAGAAACACCAGATGTTTTTGATCAAATGCAAAAGATGGGAATTCTCCCACAACCAACACCAACTTTATTAGATCAATATAATCAAGTGATGAATGCCTTTGATAAACCAAAACCTGTGAGATTTAAAATACCTGAAGATTACTATACACGATTGATGCAACAAGAAAATGGTGTTAATAAAGGTTTAAAAGATGGAAGATATTATCAGTATGCATCTGAAGAAGGTGGTAATGATACAATAGGTTATGGTCATAAGCTAACAGATGATGATGTTAAAACTAACAGATATTCTAAAGGGCTTACTAAAGATGAGGCTATTGCGTTAATGCGTAATGATGCAGAAGAACATCTTGATCGCACATTAGAGCAGTATGAAACAAAATTTGGAAAAGGTTCTTTTGATAAGTTACATCCTGATTTAAAAGTACTTGCATTAGACTTTGTTTATAATGGTCTTCCTATAGAAGAATATCCTAACTTTTTTGGAGCAGCAAATCAGTATTCTACAACAAAAGATGCTACTGTAAAAAAACAAGCTTATGAAAAGATGCTTAAGAACTATATACGAAATGTGAAAAAAGATGGGGTGCTAGTCCCATTGGGTGAAAGAAATAAATATACAAGAAGCGTATTGGACAATTTAAAATAACTTAGAATGAGAAAAGTTAAAATAAAATCATTACCTAAGGCACAAACTAATATTCCAGACTGGAGAGATTTCCTTAGACGTGAAATGAAAGTAGCACCCACACAAAATCTTGTAGGGGATATAAGGGAAGTTAAAACGCAACCTGTTGTAGCAGAATCTACTAGACCTACTAATATGCCTAAAGCTCCTGACACATGGAAAGATAAAAGTGGTAAACAGATTATAGAAGAAGCTAAAGCGCAGGAAGCGTATGATGCTTTACCAGAAGCATTAAAACGTCAAGATGTACTTACGGCAGATACTAGAAGCGATGCTGAAAAATTTGCAAGACGTGCCTGGACAGCTGTAAGCCATCCTATGGAAACTATAGCTGCTGTTAACAGAGGTTACGATATTCCAAGTGGATCACTAGGAATGCATAATCCTTATGAAGGGTATGGTGTAGGATCACCAATGACTTCAGTGGTAGATATGGCTGCTGGTATACCTGCTTTTGTAATAAATGCTGGTGGTAGACAAGTAGAAAAATTTGTTGATAATCCGTTAGAATATGGTTTAACAAATACATTAGGTTTATTTGATCCAAGATATAGTGGAGAAGCACTAGGAAATTATTTAGATTTAGCCGCAGCAGTTCCTGTTGCAAGGGCTGCTTCACCCTTATTAAAGAGTGCTGGAAAAAGTGTTATTACAAGAACGGGAGAAGTAAAGAATATACTTTTTGAACCAAAGCTTTCTAGTAAACAGAGTTCACTATACGATAAAGAAAAAACCCAAAAGTTTTTAGACTATGTGTATGGTAATGGTATGTTTACAAATCCTAAAAACATTAAAGAGTGGGATGTAAGACGTTGGAGTAAGCAGCTTCAAGATGAAGTTTATCAAGTTAAAAGCTCACCTGAGTACAAAGATGCATTAGATGATTTTAATTTTCATGAGTATCAGTTGCAAAATGCGAGAATGGCTAAGTTTGATGGAGAAACTATTGATCTACAACCGTATATAGAAAAAGTTAAAAATGCACGAAATCATCTAAATACGTTTGATATAGATGTTATAGCTAATTTGCAAAATAAGTATTTACAAAAGGCAGTGAATAAACTTCGCTATCCTATTGACGTTAACTCATTTCAAAATGCGGCTTCTGGTTATTTTGGAAAAGTGCTACCAATTGTAGGTAGTGAAACTGAAGTTTTAAAAGTTGGTAACTTAATGCCTTGGGAAACGCAAGAAACTTTTGATAAACTTGGTCTATTAGGACAATCTTCTGCAGATTCATATTTAGGATTACCTAAGGTTTCTCATGTATTTCCTGATTTTAGAACACAAGTTTCAAAAATAAGTACACCAGGTGTTGCTGTTCAAGTGTTAAATAAAGTTTCAGGTCAACCTCTAATGCGATTCTTAGAAAGTCCTGGAGGTTTATCTACATTTAGAAGTAAACTAACACCACAGTCAATAGCAAATACTTCAAAAAGATTGAAATTTTTACAAGATAATGACATATCTGTAGACTGGGTAAATCCAAACAACTTTATGTTTGACCCTGCAACAGGTGAAGTTGGTGTTGTAGATCTTTCAGGAATACCTGAATCAGCTTTTACAGATATGTATGATCGTACAAGTATTAGAAAAATAGGAAAATTTGGTGTAGACTATCCTAGTATCTATGAGAAAGGTATAGGAACCTTTTTAGAAAATTATGATAAAAGCTTATCCCCATCTTTAAGAAGATACCCTAGACATATTGATGAGTTAAACCGTAATATTCAAGGCTATAGTTTTCCGCAAGAAATAAAAGGTTCTGGTAGAATATGGGGAAATTTTGACTTAACTGAGCCACAATGGGAAATAGATATAAATAATCCAAATCCTGCTGGTTTTAAGAAAGGAGGTTCACGTAAAGATAAAGGTTTCCAGATTCTTACAGATACCAATGGTAAGTATGTATTTGTAAAAACCTAAACTTAAAAAGTTAAATCTTTGATAGCTAGGAATTTATTAAAGAAATCAGTATCTTATATATTATAATGACTATATTAGCGGTATGATAAAAAAGTATTACACAGGCGGTCCGTGGCAAGATGTTCTTGGGGATGACTATAACTCCACAAATACTATTGAGCTTAATGATCCTTATGCTAAATTGAGTCAACCTGGTGATATTAATTTAGACAATCTCCATAACAATCTCAATATAAAGCTTAAAAAACCTAAGGGTGGCATGAGCGGATTTATTGATAATCATCCTTATCTAAGAGATACTGTACATGGTCTTGTGTCGGGAGCAACAATGGCTCTTAACTACCAAGATCAAAATAGAATGAAGAAGACTCAAAGGGATTATCTTAATGACCCTTTTAATCTTTATCAAACTTCATCAATGAAAAAATATGGATCTTATCCGTGGCTTACTTCAACTGGGCAGTTTACAGATTTCCCTAATGAAAAAGTTCCTGTATATGAACCTGGCTACCAAAATAGCGCATACACAAATCCTATGGCAACAGCAAAAAAAGGCGGCCAGCTTTATATGGCATTTCAAGGTGGCGGTTCAACGGACCAACTTGGACAAATGGGAGATCTTCCTAAATATGAAATGGGGGCAGGATCTCCTATACAAAATGCAATAAAAATGGATAGTAGTCACTATGGAATACCAACTGCTCAAAAGGGTGGTGGTTTTTTTACACCAGAAAAGCTTACTGATAATACTGAGAACTATGAGTATTATGAGAAGCCTAATAACTTTTTGAATTATCTAAGAGATATGTCAGCTAATGCTGTAATTCAAAAAGCTTTAGGTAATAAGCGTAAAGGTCAACTTAGCGAATCTGAAGAAATGGGATTTGCTCAAATGGGAATGCAAGCTCCACAACAAACTTCTGAGCAAACCTCTCAAGAACAACTAATGCAAATGGTAGCTCAAGCTTTACAGCAAGGGGCTACTCCTGAAGAGGTTGATCAAAAGTTAATTGAGATGGGTATCCCTGAAGAGCAAGCTATGCAAATTGTAGATGCTGTGGTTCAGCAACTTCAAGGTGCAGGTCAAGAGCAAGCTCAACAAGAAATGCCAGAAGAAATGATGCAAGAAATGCCTATGGCTCAAATGGGTATGGGTATGAGTGGTAGTGATTTTCAAGAGTTTGGGTTTGATGGTCAAAATCCTCTTAACCCTTATTACACAGGAATGTATGATCCTAATGAAGCTAAGCAAGCTAATTCTCAGTTAATGCAAGGATTATACAGTTCTGCACAAGATGCATTTTCAAAACCTATTGCTAAAGCTAAACAAACTAATGCTGAATTTTATCAAAATATGCAAAAGCTACAAGATATGATAAATAAATCACAACAACCAACTACTGCAAAATATGGCGGTATTCCTAGAGCCCAGATTGGTAGACCAGCTAAAACAACAGAAGCTGATTTTGAAACTTGGTATAATACCGAGTTAGGAAAACTTATTGCTAGCGGGGATCAAACTAAAATAAATGCTTTTGTAAATCAAGCAAGACAAACGGCATATGATTATGGATATAATCCAAATCAATTGGGTTATACAAATTTAAATACAAATACTGTAGCTGGAGGAAGAGATACTAAGTATGATACTGAGTTAGAAACTCTTATTGCAGATTCAGAAGCTGAGTATGATAATGCAATGTTGAACAACGCAGATGCAGCAACATTACAAGCAATTGAAGACAAGCGTGCTAAAGCTATGGATGCTTTAAATAAAAAGTATCCAGTTAGTACAAATAAAATTACTGCTGACTATTACGGATCTCCTGCAAAACCTACTACTCCTGCTGCAGGTGGAAATAGTACAAATACTAACACCAATACTAATACAGGTGGAGGCGGTGCAGGTGGTTATCAGTTTAATCCAGCAATGCAAAGTTTATTACAAGCAATGGCAGCTGGTTATACTAAAACACCTTTGTTTGGTTTTAGAACAAAACGTAACATCAATGCATTATTTAATCAGGCTATGGCTCAGCAAATGATTAATATGCAGGGTCAAGGACAAGGAACTGCCGGTGCTGCTGGAACTACGGTACCTGGTACACCTGTTACAGGTCCTGGTGCAAATGCTCAGTATAATACTTGGTTTAAAGATAATAACATTAACCGTTATGATATTACACAAGGTCCTAATAGATATAAGATGAGAATCCGAGCTAATCAACCTGGACAAGGTAATGTGCAATATAATAACGATGGTAGTCTAGTTACTCCTAATGATCAAAGCTTTATTGATAAAGCACGTAATAGAGCATCTCGTTGGGATACTATACAAGGACCAACTTTTAATTCATCTAAGATAAATAATGTAGAAGCGCCTATTATGACAAGACAGTTTAATCCTGCTGGTTATAATGCTAAAAATTATAGATCCGATATTAGAAATGATAAGGCTACAAATCGTTTAACAGAAATTGGTAATAAACTTGATAGATTAGCACAAAAAGACATGTCTTTAAAAACTTGGTATAACGATAATCAAGGTATATCTCCTAGAGAAGAAAGACAACAAGAACGTTTAGAAAATAGATATAATAGAGTAGCTAATAGATTTGATAGAGATGAGTATATAGGACCACGAAGTCAATCTGGTGGTTCTTATGAAATGGGTGGTCAATACCAACAAGGTGGTACTTACTACTTAAGCGATGAGGAAATTCAAGCATTGATTAATGCTGGTTATGAACTAGAATAAATATCTATAGGATGAGAAAAGTTACTATTAAGAAACTTCCGCAAATGAAAAGGGGTGGTACACACTACCCCAATATTCCTATGCAAATTGCACCTTGGTCTGTGCACAATACTGCAGGGGCGCCTTTAACGGAAGCACGTAAATCTGTACAACCAGATTATGAAAATCCTAATATTGAAGCAGAGGGTGGCGAAACCATTCTTGATCCTAATGTAGGAGGTTTACCCGCACACTTTAACATCAATGGTCCTTCCCATGCTGATGGTGGAGTACCTATGCGTGCCACCGAGGATTCTTTTATCTTTAGTAAATTTCTAAAGATGCCAAAGGACTTAGCAGAATACTTTGGATACCCTGCTAAAAAGGGTAAGTCTAAAACTTCTAAAATTTCTTATGCTGACGCAGCTAAGAAATATGGTAGTGTTATTAATGATGCTAGACAAGTAATGGCAGATCCTAATGCTACTAAAATGGATGTTAGTACTGCTGAATTAAATATTAAAAACTCTATTGATAAACTAGGTCAAATTGCATTAGCTCAAGAAGCTAGCAAAGGTTTTGAAGATATTCCAGCTTTATCATTACCATACTTAATGCGTGTAGGTGCAGATCCTTCTGCTCTTATGCCTATGCAAGCTGGTTCTGATAATGAGCAAATGGAAGCTATGCAAGATAATGAAATGGCTGAAGGTGAAATGCCACAGGCTCGTTATGGTGGATTACCAAAAGCTCAAAGTGGTAAAATGCGTAGAATGCAACGCCGTATTAATCAATTGCGCACTGCACAAAATCAGCCACGTGTTATCACAGATAGAGTTACAGGTATGACCTATGTTGTAGATGGTTATGGTAACATAATTAATACACCATTTGGAAATCAACAGCCAGCTTCAAGACGTACTACTACTGTAACTAAATTTAAACCTAGCGAGAATGCTACGGTTATTACACGTAATGAAAATGAGTCTGATACAGATTTTCAAAAACGTGTACGTGAAGAATTTGGTAAAGCAAAAAACAAGCAAGAGGTATATGTAGTAAAAGCTGATGGTGGCTACCAAAGAGTAACTAAAACTACTGTATCTAAACAATTGCCAAAATCAAATGTTACAGATCCACGTCTTGGTGGATACATTGATGACTATTCTTATGTTGAAGGTGTATTAAAAGATCCAGCAAATAAAGGTATTGTTGATCGCATGTATGAAGAGTACAAGCGTCAAGTTGATGCCTCAGGTCTTAGCTCATCTAGAAAAGCTGCTTTAAAATCTAAAAGTGCAGAAGAAGTTTTGGATAACTTTTTAAAAGCTCAAAAACAAGTCTTTGCAATTACTAAAGCGGAAGTAGAAGGTAAGATTGATCCTATTACTAAAAACAAAACTTGGGATAAAGGTGGTGGAAATAAAAACAATGTTTATAGAAAAACAGCTAAAGATATTGGTTTTAAAGATGATGAGATTTTTAATGATGATCAAATTGCAATGTTCCAAGCTGCCTATAAGGGTATTCAAGCTGCGGCTGATGATCCTGAATATGCAAAAACACTTGAGAACTTTACATTAGTACCAAGAGGTATGAGTGACCAACAAGATGCTGCAGGACGTGCAATATCTCCTGTTGATGATATCTTTGGTAATACTACTGCAGGACAAGGTTTATTTGTAAAAGGTCTTAAAGAAGAAGGAGTAGGCTTTGAAGATGTTAAAGATGTTGAAAGCACAGTTGAAACCCCGAAATCTCCTACATATACACAAGCAACACCTGATCTACAGTACTGGGGACCAGATGTAAATAACATGGTAGCTAACTTAGCTATTGGTGCAAACCAACCTAATGTTATGCCTGCATCTTTCCCTATGGCTCCAGTAAGCTTTAACCAAGCATACTTAGATCCAAGTCGTGAGGTTGCTGAAACACAGGGTACAGCACAAGGTGCGCTACGTGCCGCTGGTGTTTACGGAAGTCCACAAGGATATGCCGCCGCTGCTGCTTCAACACAAGCTCAAGCATCAAATCAAATTGCTAATACATTAGGTAAATACTTTAATGCTAACAATGAGATTTATAACAATGCTGAGAAAGCCCGTGCAGATTTAGCGTTTAAGACTAACGCATATAACTTAGAAAATTCTAAGCGTTACTATGATGAAATGACGCAAAAGATTCAAAATGATAAGCAAACTCAAAATGAGTTTATTGCTCAAACAACCGCATTGAAAAATGCTATGGACGTTAACGCAGCTACATCAGCTAATCTTGAGGCAATGTCTGGTAACAAGTTTCTTATAGATGAGCCATCAGGTTTAGTATATTTTAATAAAGGTAAAGATCTTACAGGTCAAAAATCTTTTGATGAGTATGAAGCACAATTACAAAGGATAAATGATCTTATGAAAAAAGGTGTTTCTGCAGATAAAGCTGCACAACTTATTTTTGGCGGCAAGGGTATGAACATTCAAGATCCTGGAAATCCTGAGGTTGAGATGTTTAATAAAATGTTACAGCAGTATAATATGGGTGATCCAAATGCTGCAGCTGCATTTGCACAATACGCACAAGCAGCAGGTACAGGTGCATTACCTTATATGTTTGGAGGATTAATTTAAGAAAGTTAAACTTTTTAAGTTTAGTAACTTTTAAAAGTTTTTCGTATATTTACAGTATAAACTATGGCAACGTACTTACAAGGAAGTAATAAATACATACCGCAGATACAACCGTATCAGCCTGATTTTAATTTTTATAAAACTGTTCTTGATACCAAGAATGCGCAGTATGAAGCTGGGTATGATCGAGTTAACAGCATTTATGGTACACTATTAAACTCACCTCTTACAAGACAGGATACGTCTACAATGAGAAATGATTTTTTCTCAAAGGCTAATAATGAAATACAAAGATTAGCTGGTGTAGATTTATCTATAGAGGATAATCAACGAGCTGCTTTTCAGGTGTTTAAACCATTGACAACCAATAAGTTATTTGCCAAAGATGTTAACTTTACAAAGGATGTTTATAATGAGTATGACCGTGCAGAATTCTTTAGAAATTGTTTAAATCCAAAAGAATGCGGCGGTAAGTATTGGGATGGTGGTGTTCAGTATTTGCAATATAAAGCACAAGATTTTGCTAACTCTACTGAGCAAGAAGCTTTAGCAATGAGCTCACCTAAGTATGTTCCATTTGTAAACGTAGTTGACGATGCTGTAAAATTTGCTACATCTAGTAAACTAGAAATGCAAACGGTGTCTTCGGATGGTCGTTATATTTATACTACTACTAATGGTACTCCAATGGAAGTTCCATTGTACAACTACTTCCTTTCTAAATACGGTAATGAACAGCAAGTTGCCGATATGTATAATGTATCTGCTTATTTACAACGTAAGCAATACGGTGAATCAAAAGCATCAGAATTTGGTAGTGCACAAGCTGCAGAAGCAGATTACATACGCCAAGTTATCGAGTCTGAAAATAAAGCCAATCTTGAAAATAAAAAGATAGCTCAGAGTAATAAAGAAACTATTAATGCTAAAAAAGAAGTAGCAGAAAACTATATTAAGGAAAAGGGTGTTGACCCAGAACTTGATAAAGATCTTATTGAGTACTATCGTCGACTAAATGATGATGGTCAAGTTGCTGAGCAAACTGATGACTACTATACACAATCTTTAGATATTACATCTCCTACAGCAACTGAGGGATTATCACAAAGTGCATTAGCTGCTAGAGCTGATGCTATTTTGGCTAGAGGTTTATTAAGTAATGACTTAGCTACTGCAGCTTCATCATATGCACAACTTACACAAAAGCAAGATGTAAAAGCTGATCCTATATATTTAGAAAACTTGAACTTTTCACATCAGGTTTCTCTTAAGTCAATGGAGCTAGAAAACCAATGGAAGAAGGCGGCTTATGATTATGCTAACGACCTTGAGAAAAAACTTTGGGATAGTAGATTAGGTGGCAGATCTGGAAAATCAGCAGGTTTCTTAGATGATAGTCTTAAGAAATTATTATTAGAGGATGCAGGTGCAGATCCATTTGGTTTGCAAAGTATTCTTGATGCGGGAACTACAACTAATGATAATGCTCGTAAATCAGAAAAAGAAAAAAAGGAAAATGAACTTGAGTTTTATATTCACCAATTAAGAGGACATGGTAGTGAGGTTGTGTGGAATAGTATGGGTACAGATAAACTTGCTACCCTAGGTGTTACTGATAAAAGCCAATTATCATTTTTAGATGGTGATGGTGCTCAAAAAGAAGCTGCTGAAAAAGCTGGTGTAAGTACTGGTGGAGGAGAATCTTCTCAGCAAACTACACAGCAACAAACTACAACTACACCCCAAGATAGTACAGCTACAGCTACAGTTACACCATCATCTGTAGATAGTACAGGTCAAGCTTCTACAACAAATATTCCACAAGTAGATTCTACAGCAACAGCAGTTGTTGCACCAGATACTACATCTACTGTAGCAGATACGTTATTAGCTAGTAATTATGTTCCACCAAGTGATACTGCAGGTACAGCTACAGCACAAACTGCAAGTGCGACTCCTAGCGATACCGCACGTACAGCATTTCAAGATACAGCTTTTAGTGAAAAATATGCACCTATTGAAGCTCCTAATCCAGCAGATGTAATAAAAACTGAAGCTGATGTAAAAGACTTTAATGAATATGTATTTAATAAATACCAAAATCCATTTGGTTACATGTTCACTGAAAACAATCCAAGAAAGGCAGAATTTGATGCCCTTTTGGAAGCTAATGCGGATAGTGCATCTGTAGAAGCTATAGTAAATGCTGCTAAAGATTATTCAAAGTTTGCATTAGGTACGGATAGTATTCCAACTTATTTAGCGGATCAAACTCGTACTGAAGCTAGAAAAACTATTGTAGGAACTGATTTAAATAAATTTTCAGTATTAGCTACATTAATGCCTAATCCGTTAGTATCTGAAGATGACTCTCGTGAAAATCTTGTTGGTGAAGTTAGTCCTGAAATGACTCAAGAATATAAAAATATTCAACTACCTGGAGAGAAATCATTTTTAGAAAATTTATGGGATACTGGACTTGCTTTAACAGCTCAAAACATTCAAACTAAAAATGCTATAACTGCTGGCTTAGATGCCAAGAATCAAATTCTTGATGATGTAAAAGGAACAACTGTAGATTTATTACTAAGAAAATATCAAGACAAGGTTGCATATGGTACACCTAGTGAAAAGAAAAGTGCATTAGCATCTATAAAGAAAATGTTTCCTGGCCCAGATAGATTAGGGCTTATTGGTGATGATGGTCAAATTAAAAATAGCGACATCTTCCCATATATGAAATTAGGAATTACTACATCAGATAGCTTTGATAGAGCAGTAGCAGAATATAGTAAAGATCCTTTGTTTAAAGATGATGTTGATAAGACGACTATAATGGACAAAGTTTCATTAGCTAATATTCAGTCTCAAACTGAAAAGGCAATGATAATTGTAGACCAATATAACATTGCAAAAGTAGGTGCTAAGATGGAAACTAATCCTGGTATGTTAGCTTATGGTAGTGGTACCGAGCTAAGAGACTTTATGGATAAGTACATCTTTAAACAAATGGGTACTGTTAATGCTGAGAATAGTCCAGCTAATGGAGCACCGTTAAAAGCAGTTAAAACACAGCAGGAGTTTAAAGATCAAATTTACAACAATCCTAAGATATGGGCTGCTGCAGATGTTATGGCGGATGCTGCAATTGTAACAACAAATTCTTTAGAGGGTAAAGCAGATATGGCTGGTACTTGGGCATCACAATTATCCGGTATTGGTGGTGCATATACCCCTACTTTTGGAGGAGAAGTTCGTAGTGCTGTTCTTGAGCAAAATAAATTAAATCCAAAAATTGCTCAACGACTTGCAGAAAAAGGAAATAAGGCATTAAACTATGATCCAAATGCATGGTTTGATAATTTAGCATTTGAAGGAAATCCTTCCGAGGTTGCAAGTATTGTTAATAGATTAAATGAAAAGGGTGTTAATGGTAAAGAGCTTTTAAAAGAAGCAATAATGGAAACTTGGACTTCAGAAGGTAGAACTACTGAATGGCAGGTATATCAAGATTATGCAGCGGTTCAACAACAAAGAGGTCAAGCTCCTGCATATTTAGAGTTTCCAGAAATTCCTATAGTAGGCTATGATACATTTAAAAGAGAATATGGAATTGCAGCTGCAGATAAAAATACAGATTTGCAAACATATAGTCCTAGAAATATCTTAGCTGATAGCTATAAGGGTCAAGGTGGTATCACTGCACAACCATACTTTATTAACTTTAATGAAGGTGTAGACTTAGCATCTGGTACAGGTAACCAAGATTTAATTGGTCTTATCAATAACCTTAAAGGTAGTATAGCAAGTAGAAAAGAAGATGGTAAGTATTATCAAAAATCATTTTTGGTTGACATGCCTTATGTAAAACTTCTTGATAAACTTGATGTAAGCGACGAAAATATTAATGATTGGGACTGGGCTGATTTAGAAGATAATCATTCTAAAAATGCAGATAAATTATTAGGCTTATTATCCAACTTAGAAAATGATATTAAAGGTCAAGCTAATGTAGGAAACTTTAACAAGCTTGATTTAGCTGCAGGTCAAATACGAGTGTATCCAGTTGCTGGTTCATCTAACATGACAGCATATCAGATTACACTTAATGGTGAAAAAGCTAAATCATTAGGGTTTCAAAATAATAATAAAGACTTAGTATTTACAGCATTAATACCTAAATCTCAAGCTGTTAATACATTGTATAAACGCACTGTAAAATCAGACTGGGTAGACTTAGCTCTTTGGGCTATGGGAAAAGCTACGGTTAATATTCCTGGATCTGGTATATTTAATATCACACAAGATAAGTATGATAACTATGTGCTTAATGGTCAAATATTAACAGCAGATGATCTTAAAGGATTAGTAGCTCCACAGCAAATTGAAACACAATATGCAAGTAAAGGTACAATACCAGGATATTATTTTGCTGAACAATTAAGACAACAGGGATTAGATAATTTTGGTTATATAACTCAATTGGGTATTGATAGGAAGCGTAGTAACCCAGATTTAATTAGAGACCCACAAGCATTGATACAGTAATTATGGCAAACGAACAAACTCCGCAAGGCACACCTTCTGTTTTTGAATTTTGGGATAATATGACAGCAAAGGCGCAACAGCCAGCTGTTAAACCTGCGCCAGAATTTAAACCAAAAACCTCAACGCCAATAAAAGTTACAAATACGGGAGCACCAACAATTAATGATTGGAACAATAAAATTTCCGAGATTGCTAGTGTTAAAGTTGATCCTTTGCGTTTTTCACAACCTACTCAATTTGGTGCTGGTAGTGAAGGTCTTAATTTAAAAAGATATTATGCACATCCTGATGTAGATGTACTTGGTATTAATCCTGCAAACTTTGATACTGAGCAATATTATAATGAGCATGGTAGAGTGGGCGGTGATTTTATTAGGATGGCTAAATACCTTCCTAGTACCATGTGGGGTTTTACTAAAGATTATTTAAAGCCATATACAAAGCCTAGTGATTTATTTGATGCTACTCCTGATATAGAAGGTGCTAAGGCATACCAAGATGGTATGTCTATTATGATGTCAAGTAAGCCAGGATTTGCTGGTAGCTCTGTAAACTTTTTTGCAAACCTAGCTCCTACATTAGGTATAGCAGCAGGTGTGTTAATAGAAGAAAGTGCTATAGCTGCTACTAAGTTTACTGCTTCAAGATTGGGACTTACTGCAGCAACAAAACCATTAGACGCCGCAGCTGCTAGAAATATACTTCGTATACCTTCTCTTATTGAAAGAGGTAAGGCTATAAAAACTGGATTATCCGCTTTTAGCAAAGCAGATAATGTGGCTAAATTAAGAATGATCTGGGAAGGTCAAAAAGGTTTAGGTGGTATAAAAGGCATGGGTGTTGGTTTTGCAAAAGAAATTAATCCTTTAAAAAATACAATAAGAGGTCTTGATGAAGCTCGTGAATTAAATGGGGTTGCTGCAATAATGAGAAGTGTTGGTGGAGGCTATGCAGATCTTCAGCGTATAAGATTTGGTATTAATGAAGCTCAAACTGAAGGTGGTGGTGCTATACTAGAAAAAATTGAATCAGGTAGACAAGAATATGGTGCAGTTCAACAAAAGAAAATTGCTAGTATTAATAAAGAAATGCAATCTCTTATTAATGAAAATAATGAGATTACAGATAAAACTCGTTATGAGCAATTGCACAATGAGTTAATAGATGCTAAGCAAAAACTTTCTACTGGACCAACTGGTGAAGATGCTTCAAAAATTTTAACTATTGCTGAGCAAAACGGTAAAGCTGTTACGCTTATAAATCTTCCTATTATATACATGACCAACGCTTTTGGTTTTGAAAAAATAATTGGACATGGTGCAGTAAAAAGAAGTTTAGCAGATCAATTTGTAAAAAATTATAACAAGCATTTAGTAAAATCTACTATAGCTGGTGCAGCTGGTAAAGCTAGTTACGAGCTTATTGAAAATAATATTAAAAGGTGGGGTAAGAAAGCATATTTAAAACATGCGATGATGCAAACTCCTGGTAGACTACTTGATTACTTAGGTAAAAATGTACCAGAAGGTATTCAGGAATTATTCCAAGAGGCTGCTATTAAAGGTGTTGACCACTACTACACTACCAAGTTTCAAGATCCGCTTAAATTTCACAAAGGAGTATTGGGAGAATCTATACTTGTTGGTGCTAATAGTCAATATAGTAAAGAAGGTCTAGAAGTTTTTGCACAAGGTTTATTAAGCGGTGGAGCAATATACACTGGAACCTCTATGGTAAAATCAGTTGCTAATCCAATGGTTGAGCTTGGCAAAAAGACTTGGATGGGTAAAGAAAACTATGAGAAATACGCAGCTGATTTAAATGATCAAGCTAATAGAGTTTTAACAGCTGCTCAAAAATCTGCAGATGATCCTGGAGAATTCTATAAGTTATTTGATAAAGCGGGTGGAGAACAAATTAACTATGCAAGAGTTGGACATGTAGCTGAAGCTTTAGGTGATGAAAAAGATCAACGTGATATTAGAAATGATGCTACAATAAGCTATGTGCATACACTTGCTCAAGCCGGACGCTTAGATGTTCTTATAGATAACCTAAAAGACTTAAGACAACTTAATGCTGAAGAGCTAGCAAATGCTTTAGGTGAAAATTATGTAGAAGCTGATCAAGCAAAATATTTTTCAAGATTAGAAAAAGCTATTAGAAACGTACAAGATTTAGGTCAGCGTTTTGAAAGCTTCCGTGAAAAAATGCCTAACAAGTATGATCCAAGCAAGATTAATAAGTTTACTAACCCTGAGGCTTATGCTGCAGAAGTAAATAATTATAATGCGCATGAGGAGGCTACATTCTTTGCTGTATATTCTAGTAAAACATTTGAAGAAACTTTAGATAGAATTCAAGGCATACAAGAAAAGTTTGCTGCAATTCCTAGTTTTTCTAGAATGCCTGGAATGCGTGCATCTAAGATATTCTCTGTATCACAAATGCAAGATGATGTTAAATCATTAAGAGCTCAGGCTAAAATAAATGAAGAGAATGGTGAAACTAAAATTGCAAAACGTTTAACACGTGAAGCTGATAACCTTGAGAATCTTGCCAATGCATCTTCTATTTATTCAACTCTTTTAAGTCTTGCTGGAAAAAGCACACTTACTGCAGAAGAAAAAAGAGAACTTGAAGATGCAAGAAAAGCTTTTATTGAAAACCTAGATAAGAAAAATCTAGAAGATGAAACAGAGTTTACATTAGATGATTTAACATCTCAAGATGCATTAGACGAATATAAGAATGTATTAAAGAGCGCTTTTGATAAGTACTTTAATGACATGACTACTACAAGTAACGTTAGACCTTTCTTAGCAGAAGAGCTTAATGATATGTTTACCATGTATAATGATTGGCATTCATTAGGTACAGATAATAGAAATATGGCTAAGTGGGTTAATATGTTAACCGATCCTATTGGTTTTAATGAGTTTAAAAATAATATTGGCTACTCATTAAAGCGTGTATATGAAAAGCGTAAGGATATCCTTAGAGAACAGAAAAAGAAGTTCATGAAGGGTATGATCCAAAACGCATTCTTAAAAGCTTTATTTGAACAACAAGGTGTATTTGTAAGTGTAGAGGATATTGAAGCATTTGAAAAAAATGATAGGTATCCAACACTAATTGATGCAAAGACATTAGAGCCTATAAAAGGAAATGATCTTCGTATACCAGCTATTGAAGAAATGTTTGATAACTATGAAAAGGTATACAATAAGGTTGTTAAAGAAAGACCTATTCGTGAAGCGGCTGCAGAACTTGGTTTACTAGAAGAGTATTTTAGTTTTGCACATAAGAAAAAAAATGGTCAAGATACCCGCAATGTACAAGATTATGCTAACGAGTTAGGTATTGATATGTCTAAAGCATCTCAAGTATCTATGGATGATCTTTGTAATTTTATTATTAATAGCAAGTTTGCAACGTCAGCTGAAAAGAAATTAGCGCAAAAGATTTTAAGTCTAAACAAGGGTGACATGAAAGTTACCATTAGACCTAATCATAGCGTACCTATTTCACATGATCCTAAAAACGGGCTCATTATTGATTTTAGATATGCGTCTTCTAATTATAAAGACAATGAGTATAGAGCAGAATACCTTGTATTAAAAGGTATGATGATGTCTTTAACTACAGACTTTTTACAAGATGAAGAATTTGCAGCTGAGGTAGAAGAAATGATGGATGCTGTAAAAGCAACAGTTCAAACTAATCCATCTTTACTTGATGACTTTGGAGGTAAGATACCAATGGGTATGGCGTCACCTGTTAGTTTTATTAATGAGGTAATGACTAACCCACAGTTTCAGGCGTTACTTATTCAGGTTAAATCTACTAGAACTCCAAAAGAAAGTACATTTACTCAAGTAGTAAACTCTATTAAAAAGTTTATTAAGAATACATTTAAGATAAAAAGTTCTGATGATAATGTATTAAAGCAAGCTGTAGCATTAGTAGGATTAACTATTGATCAAACGGATTACTTACAAAAACCGGGTGAGCGTAGAAAGTCTCCTGCTATGGAATCTGTTGAAGAACCAAAGGATGAAGTACTAGAAGAAGTTGCTATTGAAGAAGAAGAAACAACTACGGCTGAAGAAACTCCTGTAATAGAAAAAAGCGATAAACTTACTCCAGAAGAAAATGATAGAAGAGTAAAGCTTTTACAGGCAATAATATATGCAACATCTAGAGCTTTAAAACTTGGTGTTCAACCATTAACTGTAACAGTAGATGGTGAGGTAATTGGATTTGAAGAAGCTAATGCTGAGGCAGATGCATTAGGAGCAAAAGCTAAGGGTACTAAACCTGCAACAGAAACACCAGAAGATGCAATTAAGAATAGAAAAAGAAAAGATTTATTCCCAGATGAAACTGAGTTTGCTGATGTAGTTGGAGGTAGTGGTAAAAATTCAAAAATATCAGGCTATAGAGAAGTTAACGGAATTGGTCTTGCTGAATATACTAACCCAGATAATGGATTAGTAGATGTTATCATGACAGGAACATCTGATAATGATTATGTTGGTTATATAAGAATATATGAAAGGTCTATAAAAGATGGTAAAGTTGTTACTACTCCAACTAATAGATGGACTTCTAAAATGGAGAACAAGTCTGGTAATAAAGATAACTTTAAGACTATGCTTGCAGAAGTTCAAAAGTCTTTACCTGCAGAACATGAGTACACTGAAAAAACAAACATTTCTCTTGACGGTTTACGAGTATATGCTAATAACTTAAAAAGAGGATATGAGTTATTAAGAGATGCATCTGGAAATATAATTACTAGCAATGTTAGTTTAAATGCTGCTACTTTAGATGCATTACGTTCTGCAAAAACAGAAGATGAAATAAGTGATTTATATGAGCAAAAAACAGGTTTAACTAGAGAAGAGTTTAATAAAATTAAAGAACAAGTAACTAAGTTACTACCCGAAGCTGAATTAAGATTTAATGCAGCAAATGGTTCGGTAATGATTAGTTTACCTGTATTGGTAAAAACAGCATCTACTAAAACCTCTACTGCTACTACTGAAGAAGTTCCTGAGGTTACACCATTAGAAGGATTTAGTACAACAGCAGAAGATGTAGATAATATTGATATTAACACCCCTGTTGAAAAGCTTCCTAAAGATCTTTCCGATTTACTTTATGATGCTTATAAAAAAGTAGCTGCCGTTGCTAAAATAAAAGAAAGCAAAATAGGCTTTAAAAACTTTATTCAAACTAACCCAAAGGCTGTTACAATTATTGAAAACTGGAAGAAAAGTAAAACTGAAGCTCCTGTTGAAGAAAAACCAGAAGAACCTAAACCACTTGATATTCAGCAGATTAGAGATGATCTATTTGCAAGAGGTTGGTTACCAGAACATATTAATGGTTTAACCGAAGATGAGGTTGTTGCTTTACATGCTCAAGGTCAAACACTACAACAAGCAATAGCTGATCTTCAGTTTGCTGCTAAGTTTGCTGAAGCTGATAAAAAGGTACAAGCTTTAATTAAGAAACTTAGCGATAGCTTTAAAGCTAGTGGAGTTACTAAAGTAGAAGGTGGATATGAAAAGGATGGCAATAAGGTAGCTCGTGTTAGTGATATCGTTAGGGATATCTTAGCCAAGAAGTTTACTAATACTACTGCTGCTAACCGTGGTAATGTACTTGACCCTATTTTTCGTGATTTCTTTGATGGTAAATTAACTACACCAGAGCAAGTAAAACAAAAACTAGAAGAGTTATCTGGTAAAGTTGACTCAGAAAGTGGTGAGAAAATGATGCAGTATAGTGCGACTTTCCCAAGTGCATTGTACAACACAATGGTTGAAGTTAAACAATACTTAAAAGATAAAGGCTTTAAAGTAGTAGGTAGTATCCCAACTTTATTTGGTGATATTGCTGGACCACGTGCTGGGGAAATTGACTTTCTTATGTATAATGAAAATGGCGATTTAGGTATTATTGACTTAAAGACGTCTACTAGAAACTTAGTTGATAGCTATAATGATCCTGCAGATGAATATCAATATGAGCGTGGACATACAATTCAACAGTTAGCATACCGTGAATTAATTCGCCAAGCTACTGGGGAAGACATCACCGATATTTACATCCTACCAATACAACTTTCTACTAATGCTGGAGGTGTTGTAAAAGGTCTTACTAGTTTAAATACAGGAACTGCAGAAAACCCTAGTATACTATTAAAGCTAAACACATCACGTGATATCTTTGAGGTTACTGGATATGGTAGACCAGCAGGTTCTGAAGTTACTAGAACTCAAGAGGAAGAAGATGCATTAGCTGAAGCTGAAAAAACTAAACAGCAAAAAAGAATTGACGGTTTAAAAACTAAGTTATCTAAACTAAGAGGTGAACAAATTGCAGCTATAAGCTCAGGTAACTTAGTTAAAATCAATGATTTAAATGAAAAAATTAAAAAGATAGTTGATGAGCTTAAGCTATACGGTATTGCTATTGAAGAAATTGTTAAAGAACCAGAAGTTCTTGAAACTGAAGAAACAGCTAAAGTAAAACCTGAAGTGGGAATGATCATTAAACTTGAAGATGGTCGTGTAGTTAAGGTTAAAAAAGTTAGTAAAAAACAAGTTACTGTTGTACCTTTGAATGACGAGGATGCCATAGGTGAAATCCTAGATGAATCAGTTGTAGAAGATATTGATAAGATGGTTGTTTCATCTACAAAAAAGAAAAAGGCTCCTGCTCCAAAACCTGAAACTGATGAAGTTATGAATGAATCAAAGTCAAATGCAGAAACTTTAGCTAATGATAAAGATGCTCAAGCTAAACTTGCTAGTGATGCTGAAAAGATGACTAAGGCCCAAGCGCAAAATAACTTTTTAAATAATCTTAAAAATCGTTGTGAATAATGGCAATCTGTAGTATAAGTCAAAAAGAAAGAGACTCGCTTTACCAAATGGTATATCGTGATTTTTATGAAGCGTTTTCAAATAATACTCCGATAAATCCAGAGACCTACATGAAAGATATTGTGGGTCTTATTTCTAAAAATGCAGATGACCAATTAGTTACTGAGGCATATACCCAAATACTACCAAGTATTATTAGTCAGGCTGCCTTTATTAACAACAATGTTACTATGCACTTAATCAAAACAGGGTTTAATGTAAACTTTGTTACGGATAAAATGCTAGAGTTTGAAGACTATTCTAAAGTTCAAGCATATTTAGGCACTGGTGAAACTGCAGAAAAAGTTGAAGAGGTAGAAGTTAAAGCTGCAATTGAAAGATCTACTAGTGGTGAATTACCAGCGGGTAATGCATTAGAACTTGCTACATCATTTAACTATATTGTAGATAGTCTTTTTTCTACAACTGGTATTCAGAACTTAGTTAATGCTGCAACTAAATTAGAAGATCGCGTAGCTGACCCTGCAAAAGCATTTTACTACGATTTCATCCTACACATAACTAACAACGCAAAAGATAAAGATTACGGATATCACTTAACGGCTATACCAAGAGGTGCATTGCAAACTCTAGTAAAGAAAAATGATATTTATGATACCACAGCTTATTCAAGAGCTGACAATCTTTTGCTAGCTGTTACAGATGCAAGTGGTAACATTCTTTTCTTTGACAATGACTATAATGTTACAAACAAGAATAACGGTAAGCCTATTTACTTTGAGGCTAGATCAGGTAGAGCAGCTTCAGAAAATATAGGAAAGCGTGTACTTGCTCCAGAAGATATTGCTAAGCGTAAGGGGATATCTGTAGAAAAGGCTCAGGAAATCCTTAATGAAGAAATTAAGTTTATGACAAACTTATTTGCTTACACGAAGGATAATTTTAATAAACCAGAAAACTGGGTTACAGTCCCAATCTCTGGAACTTCTTTAGGCGCAATGTATGTTGACTATAACTTACTTACTCCAATTAGTAAAGTCAACTTTATCAATCAAGTATTTAAGCCAGTTATCGTACCTGAAAAAAATTATAGAGCATCTGGTCAAACTAAAACTAACCAGGTATTTTATATTAATGGTGTAACTGGTGCTATTCCTATTATTAGTAGAGGAATGTCTAGTGATATAGCTAGAAAGCTTGCTCGATTAATTGCCAGACCTGTATTTGAAATAAACGACTTAGGTGAAAAGCGAGAGCTTACGGTAGATGAAAAAAACAAATACCTATCTGAATATATATACTTACCTGAATCAGGTATTGAGTTCAACTATGTTAAAGGTCTTGGTCGGGTATTAAAATTGTCTGGAAAAAGCATTGACGCACAAAAAGAAGCTGAGGCAGAAGATGCTATATACAAACACCTTTTTGAAAAGTTTTATGTATCAGGAACTGAGGTTACTGAAAAAGAATTAAAATCAGGATTTCTAGATGGTAAAACTGTTATAAATAAACAAATTGATAAAGCTTATGAAGATAAGCTAGATGAAAATACTATAGTTGAAGATCCTATAGCAAGAAAAAGAGATAAGGGTACTGGCTATTTTAAAGTATATAAAAGACGTCTTCACATTAAGTCAGATGTACTTGGTGATATTAATGGTCTATTTGATAACTTTAACATTAACGAAAAGGACGGCGAGTGGATTAAGACAAAGAATGAAGTTAACTATGTAGATTACATTAAAGATAACTTCTTTATTAATATACCACTTAATAAAGACAATCAAATAGTAGGGCTTAACGGTCATATTAAGTTTGATCCTAGTGATGAAAACTTTGAAAAGATCTTAAACTACGAAAGAAAAAAAGCGGCTGCACCTACTAAAACAAATAAGGGTAAGAAGTCTGCTACTACTAAACCAGCTGCTAAAGAAAAAGGTAAAAAAGCTCCAGCAGAAAAAGTTGAGGAAGCACCTAAGCCATCAGCTTGGGAAGTTATAAATGAGATTGTTAAGAATGATAGCCTTGAGGATGACGAATTCCAAGGGCTTTCTAGAAATAAAAAACAAGCTAGAGATTTTGTTAGACAATTTGGTTTACGTTTTGACATTGCACAACTTAGCCCAAATGAATTAAAAGCTAAGCTTGAAGAAGCTAAGAAGTGGTTTGATAATAGCATATTTAAAGATAAGTTTCCACTTGAAAACTTAATGAATGAGGTTAATACTTATGACCCAACATCAGTTGCAAAGTGGTATCAAAATGCTATTATACTTTTTGAAGGTGCTAATTACTCAGACTTATACCACGAAGCATGGCACGGGTTTACCCGCATGTTTATGACTGATGCTCAAAGACAAGAGCTTTATGAAAAAACTAGAAAGCGTAGCGGTAACTTCAGAACTTACAAAGGTGTATATAGAGACTTTGCTAAAGCAAGTGACCTTGAACTTGAAGAGTTCCTAGCTGAAGAGTTTAGAGCTTATATGTTGTCTGGTGGTAAAATGGAAATTAAAGATGTTACACAGCGTAGTATCTTTAGGAAAATTCTTGATTTCTTCCTTGAGTTATTTGGAGTACAGAGTTACAACGACATGGTTTTAAACCAAGAAGCGTTGACTTATGCTAATGATATTTATAATAAGCTACAGTTTGGAAGATTAACTGAGTATAGCTACTCTGAGCAAAACTTACCTGCAGAGATTAGACAGCAAGTAATGAATAAGGGTGCTGAGGCTATAAATGAAGACTATAGCACACCATTGCTTACTATGCGTAACTCTATGGAAATAGTAGATACCTTAGACTCATTAGTATCTGACTTTGTTAACCTAAGAATTGGTGTAACCGAAGATGGTTCCGGCGATAAAGCATATTACACAACGGCTCTCCTAGCCATACCAAAAGGTAGAGAAGCAGCATTACAATATGCTAAGACTAAAATAGAAGAAGCTATTGAAGCACTAGATATTCAAATAGCAAATGCTACAACAGATAGTGAAAAGCAAAGACTTTTAAATCAACAAGATGCTTTAGTATGGGCAACAGATAACTGGGATACTGAAAGTGATAAAGGTATTATTGCGTATTACAATAAGAAATCTCGCTTCTCAGATTTTGTTACAGCATCGGAAAAAGCAGTACTATTATTTGAAGACACTGGTGAATTCAAAAGTAGAGATGGTCATGACAGAAGAGGTAATGAAGCTTCATTATTAGATCTTGCTAATGAAAGTGTTATCTATTTAATTAAAAGTTTACATGCTTTAGAGTCTAATGGTGATAAAGCTCTAAACAACTTAGGCTTTAATACACTAATGGATTTTGGTATTGCTTGGAACCGTATTACTAGAATACTACAAGGTGCTAATAGTCCACAAGAAATGTATAGTCGTTTACAGGATTCAAAAGAAGACTATCCATTTATACAAGAATTGCTAATTAAACTTGGCAATCCTGATACGCAAATGACGGCTAATGCCCAAAACTTATGGACACAATTTAATGATGCATTTAATAAAACTCGTGTTCCACTTGTTGCTTTAGTTATTGATAGAACAACTAATGTTCTTGAAAGAGATGCAGAGGGTAATATTATTAAAACCGAGTTTGAGTATAGTGCTAAAGTAGGGGGTGCTTCAACGGCAGATGCTAAGGTAGGGCGTGACTGGAATGACAGGTTTAAAACAACTACAACTAAGTATATCAAACCTGATATTAATGGCAATAACTTCCTAGACATTGATGCTATATATAATGACTATGCATCACAGTATAATAGTCTTAACAGACTTAAATTTTTACAAGATGTAGGAATATACTTTGACAATAAGTCTAAGATTATTGCGGCATTAAATAAAATGATTCCAAATCCAGCTAAAGTAATGTTTGATCGTATTGAAGCTATTAAGCTTCATAATGATAAAATGATTGCTGAGAATAAGCCAAAGAGTATAATTGTAGTAAGAAAAATTGATGATTTAATTAATCCTACTAAAAAGGTTAGACAAGATGGTGATGTTCTAAAAGGTTTACGCGGATTCTACAACTCTTTGCAAAAGATTCAAGCTACATATACCGATGATTATTCAGACTTCATGGTATTAAATGCAGCAGGTGATGCGCAGTATGAGTTTATGGAAAACAATACCATTACTCAAATGATTAGAGAATTACAGGAGGCACCTGATTTTAATACTCTTATTGCAAAACCTGAGATGAGTCACTTATCTGCACTACGCAATCCTTTTGTAAGTAATGACCCAGATCCTAGAAGAAAACGTCTTGTAACAATTCATGAGTTGTTTGACATGTCTAAGGCCAATGGGCCTAAGCGTGGTATTAAAGAAGAGGTTGGATCTAATGAAAAGATTACCATTGATATCAATAACTTAGCTGGTGTTTCATTTACAGTTAATGGTGAACCAAGTAATGGTATTGCAGCATCAGACTCAGATGAATTTACAAAGCGTCTTACAGACTTTCACGTAAGCGTTATCCACGGTTTACCTATGGGAACTACTCCTGCAGATAAATCTACAATACTTGTATATCACTTATCTAATAGAAAGTATTATGTAAACCCTAGAGAATTTGCTCTTGGTACTAATGGTGAAGCTGCAGCATTTAATATCTTACTGGGATATTTAGAGGCCGAGCTTGATCGTATCAATAGGGTAAAAGCTTTACCTGCAAATGCTCCAGAGCGTATGATACCAGTAGGTAAATCTACTTATGGTGTAGAGGGTGAAAAGTTTGTGATATTCTCAGACATGATAAGACCTGAGTTACAGGAAGAGTTAAAGAGTATCCCAGCTGAATATGGTGGTAGATTACGTGATTATTTAGATTTACCAGAGTCAAGCGATCTTAAAAAGAGAATAGCAGATGATGTTATAAAAGTATACTTTGCAAATAAGATAAATGAATTTACTGAAAAGCTAGTAGAAGCTGAATACATGGATGATACCATGCACAATAAAATTCAAGAACTCTATGCTGGTAATGATACTAAAGCTAAAAAATTAACTAGAAATCAAACTAGAAATATTGCTATTAAAACGCATGTTTATAATAGCTTTATACATAATGTAGAAACTGTATTGCTTTATCATGGTGATCCAGCTTTATATAACATGGCTAAGGAGGAGTTCCAAAAACGTAACGCCGGTATTAATAGCGGTGGTATTATTCCAAGAACCGACCCTGCAATGTTACGCTATTTAAATAATGTTGTATTTGCCCCTGATAAAGCTAGCTATCGTTCAAGTAGCTGGTATACAGGTCAAAGTGTAGAGAAGTCTTATGGTGAACAATTTAGAAGTGCAGTATTAGAAGATGTTGAAACAAAATCATTATACTACGCTGCCATTGAAGATGACATTAGAACTTCTATCAAAAATTCACCTGGCTATAAAAATGGTAAGTTAACAGACGAGGACGTTGAAAAAATTGTTAAAGAACGTGCTAAGCCATACCGTGAAATGAAAGAAGGGGATGCTCAAGGCTGGATAACTTTTGATGGTTATAAGGCACTTAGCATTATGATGGGTGCATGGTCAGATACACAAGAGTTATTATATAGAGATGTATTGGCTAAGAAGAATATTGATCAAACTAAGATTAAAGAATTCTTCCCTGTACTTAAGATGCAATACTGGGGACCACTTGCAACAAATGGTTTACCACTTACAGCATTCCATAAATTCTCATTGGTACCATTAATTCCATCTACTATTGAAGGCTCCGATCTTGAAAAGCTTCATAATAAGATGGTTGAGCAAAAGGTCGACTATGCTTTATTCGGATCAGGATCTAAGATTGCTACTATTACACCTAATGGTAAACCAGATAAGTTTTATAAAAATTCGGAAGATGCTACTAACCGTGAGTTGGCATTTACAGAAGACGGATACATGTTTACTCCTAACGATATATTCTTAAAGTACTTCAAGAAGCAGTTAGAGATTGCACCTAAGTATAAGAATAAAACTACATTCCCTACTCAATTACGTAAACTTATTGAGTCTGGACTAATGGAGAATGGTGTACCTACAGACTTTGAACCAGATATGCCTAAAGAAGTTAGGATTGCTAACTGGAGTAAAATTGGAGATGATAGAGCTAAGCGTAGAGAATCTAAAAACTATAGTTTAATTAAACGTTTTCAAGGTAACCTTGAAAATCTTATGGCTCAAAAGAAACAAGAGTTATTAGATGAAATAGGTTGGACATATGAAAATGGTAAACCAACAGGACCTTTAGATAAGTTATTTGCTTATATAGAAAGTCAATTAACTAAGCGAGAACTTGCTGAACACCATTTAGATTTTGTTAAGCTTAATAAAGAAGGTAAATTAAAATCTTCTCTAGACGTATCTCTAGCAGCGGCTGAAATTGAAAAGGTTCTTGTATCTATTATTAATAAGAAACTTATTAAGCAAAAGGTTACGGGAGAGGCTCTTGTTCAAGTATCAGGTGCTGGTTATACTAACCGTGATTTCTTTAATGCTAACAAAGACTCTAAGGAGCGTCTAGAAGTATTAGGTACTAATGACTTACCATTCTATAGAAAAAAAGATGGTAAGACAATGGCCATGAAAATTAAGATTGGTATTCAAGGAGAATATAAAAAGCTTTTAGACTTACCAAAGGTTACTGAGATGATTGAGGATGCTGCAAGAAAAGGGCAGTCACTTACTCGTCTTCAAGCTCTTAACCAACTTCTTAAAGATGAAAGCTGGTTAAATGAAGATAATAATCGCAAGCTTGTTTCTTTAGCTGGTGTGCGTATTCCTGTGCAAGGTCTTAACTCTATGGAGTTTATGGAAGTATATGAGTTCTTACCAGAAGGTAGTAACCAAATTGTACTTCCTGCCGAGATTGTAGCTAAGTCAGGAGGTGACTTTGACATTGATAAGCTTACTACTTTAATGTATAAGCTTACCAAAAATGAAGATGGCTCAGTATCTATAGCAGAGGATTTCCAAAATGATGTTATCACAGACATTATGGATATACTTTCTTTAGAGAGTAACTATGTAGATCTTATTACACCTAACGCAACTGATATTGTATTACCAATTGCCCAAGAGCTTGCTTCTAAGGTAAGACCATATGACTCTTTACAAAATGTATTTACTGAAAGAGGTAAAGAAATTAAGGGTACAAGAATATTTGAAATAGAATATAACATCTATAAGCATGGTTCTAATAGTATCGGTAAGAGAACTCTAGGTCAAGGTGCCGTAGACAATACCTATAGCGTAATCTTTAATACCGTTGGCGCGTATCTTCAACCTAAATATATAATTGGAGAAGATGAAAAAGGCGACCCAATTAAAAAAGAGCAAACTATTTATTTGCCTCACAATACTTTATTAACTCCAGATGGTGCTGCCATATCATTGAGTAACTTATATGATGCAGATGGTGTAAACAAGGTATCAGATGTTATTTCTCAGCTTATCAATGGTTGGGTAGATATTGCTAAAGATCCGTGGATCTTTGATATTCAAGGTAACAACTTTGTAGCTCCAGCATTACTATTAATGGTTCAAGCTGGTGTACCTATTAGACAAGCTGCTTACTTTGTATCACAACCTATTATTCGTCAATACATTAACGAGGTTAAGAAAGCTAAGTCTGCTTATGCAGGTCCTCTAGGTATTGAATTATCAAACCCTAACTTCTTTAGAAGTGAAGCACGTAGAAAAGTTCTTATGAACTTCCCAGAAATGCTAGCTTATACTGATACAAATGATGATGGTGAAACTGTACTTTATTCAAAATCAATTAAGAATGCAGCTTCAGATATTGCTGGATCATTGAAGGATAAGGTATTTAATCAACAATACTTTGAAGATCACTTGCAAGATGAGCTTGATTTTGAAAACACTGACCAACTAGCATTGTTATTACACTTCCTAGATATAGAAGATATGTCTAAAGTAATTACTGCAGTAAAGCGTACTACTAATTTAGATACGCAGGTTGCATCAAGTTTATTTGAAACTAACTTAAGACAACATCAGGCTGATCAACTACGTGAAGATGATAGATTTGGTGAAGATGTTATTAGTAAAATCTTAGATGAATCATCTATATCAAGTTTTGGTATAGCTGAATTCATGTCAGATATATATAAGAACCTATTTACCATTAGAGATTCTAAATTAGTAAATGACTTCTTACTTAAAAAACTAAGCGATAAGAAGTTTAAAAGTGCAGTCTCAGATACATTTGGTGAGCAAGACGCATTTATTTCTAACTTTAGAAATGACTTAGTAATGTTTATGTTCCAAAACTACATGCGTAATTTGGATCTTGACTCTATTAAGTACTATAAGAGTTTGCAAGTTGCGTCTAAATCAGTAAAACTTAAGCCAACAACTAAGTCTCCTGTATCGGTATTTGTTAAAAACGTTAAGTTAAAAGACAAGACTACTATACCAATGATGTACTTTGACAAACAAAAATTGGTAGAAGAGTTTGAAAGCTTACAAGCTAATAGCGGTAAGGAAAATATTAACATCACTAATCCAGAACTTCCATTTGAATTTGGTATCATTAGATCTGGCATGTTTCAAAACATACGTGAATATGGTAGATATGTAATGGAGCGTGAATATTTAAGAAATGCTATACCAGTATCTGATATCATTAAGAGAAGTGATTACATTCAGTATAAAAAAGACTTTATAGCAGCTAAGTTTGAGGAGATTGAAGAAAGCGAGTTGGAAAATAAAGCAACAACATTTGCTTATGAAAACACTTTGAGAGATATGGCGTTGGATAATACATTTAACCAATACTATATTTTAAAGAGCCCTACTAAATCATACGCAAAAAGACTTCTTGATATCAAAGAAAAGTACCCAGACCTTGTACAGAAGTATAAAGTATTGGACTTTTTAACAGCTGATGAAGCAAAGACTAAAGAGCGTGTTATTAAATTTAAGTCAGGTAAGCTAGATGCAGATAGAATAAACAGGTTCCATGAGGATTTAGTTGAGCTAACAGATCCATTTAACTTAATTGAAACTGCTAACATGACCTCAAGCGAGGCCCAGGAGATTTCAAAGTTCTTCACTAACCTACCTATATATACAATGTTTACTACAGGATTTAACTCAAAAGGTGAGTATGGTATAGGGCAGATTATGCCTGATACAAGATTAACTCCAATCTTAGAAAGCATGATTAACTATATGGAAACCAATAAGTTAATGACTTGGAATTTAATTAATAGCTACTTTAACAAGTTTAGTACTGTTAACTCATATAAGAATACGTCTAGTAGATACAAGGTTAGAAACTATACGCTAGATCAACCTTTATGGAAAGCTTCTAGAAACCCTGCTGCAGATCTTACTGGATCATTTGGTGCAGTACAAACATTTAGAGATAACTACCAAAGTCCAAGTTTCATAGTAGGTAAAGCAGAAAAAGATGTAGATATTAAACAAGCCATAAACAAATTACTTAGTGATAGATCAAACTACCTGTTTGTATATAATGGCGCATCTAATCCAACAGCTAAGCCTTTAGAGACAAATGATTCAGTATTTGCACTTTCTCAAGAAAATACAAACTCATTTGGTTTAACTAGTAAGCTTGGCTATCAAGATGTTGTGAGTCAGCAAATGACTGATAACAATTATGATGAAAACATCAAAGCTATTGAAAACAGTATTCAAGCTCTTAAGAAAGCAGCTAAAGACTATGATAATAAAATCTTTTGGAATGCTGCTGGTTATGGGCAATACATGATCGGTGCTGATGTTAATGGTGAAAATGTAAACCAAAAGAGGGCAAAAGCCCCTAAAACTTTCGTATATTTGTCTAAGAGGCTTTACGAAGAATTTGGGTACAAGAATAAGAACTATGAAGTTGTAGCACCTAAAAAATTTATACGAGTAACTCGTGAAGATATCTTAAATAAAGTACAAGAACTCAATAAATGTTAAAAGATGGCTAGTTGTCAAGTTTTTAATCCTTCATTAGAAGCAGCAAGAAGATTGTTAGGGGACTACGACGTAAGTAATTATTTACTACTTACAGAAGATAAAGGTTCTTTAATAGACCCTTTTGCTATTTTAGATACTTTACAAGAAGCTTATCCAGAGCGTAGAGATTTTTATGAAGCTAAACGCTATGATCTTAAAAAGTTTAAAGTAAGAAACTTTAAAGGTAATCTTAAGTCTTACCAAAAATTTGAGGGTCAACAAAAGCAATTTAGAGATTCACTATATGACTTTATAAGAGCATTACGTATTGATATCATTGAAGAAGGTAGTCAAGAGTGGACAGGCCTAGCAGAACAAATGAACTCTGCCGGAAGATGGGATAAAGGAGAATTAGGTCCTCCCGTTGCTGCATTTGATATGCTTCAAAAACTCCTAGCAATACCAAAAAATCTTTCCGATAGAGGACTAGCTAAGCAAACTGCTAACATTGCATATTCTTTCTTAGGTAGAAAATCTAAGATTTCAAAAGACTTATGGTTTAACATTAAACTTTGGAATAAGTATGATGAGTTATACGATAAGTACGATGCACTAAGTAAAACAAAAAGTATACAAAATGCTGACTTAGATGTTATTGAAGAAACTGTTGATGAGTTTTCAGAAAGCAAGGATGCGCCAAAAAACGCTTGGGCTCACAAACAAGTTATTATTGAGTTTATTACAGATGGCTTACTTGCTTATAGACCTGATCAACGTGAAAAGATAGACTTTGAAAATCCAGATATTGATAAATCTTTCTTTGAGAAAAAAGGTTTCAAAAGCCCATATGCAGTAACAGTTCTTAAAACAGCTTTAGCTGCCATATATAACTTTGTACATAAAGCAATACATGGTAAACCTTTTACTAAGTACAATGCTGAAAAGCTTAATGATTTACTTTTTGACTTAGTAGATGATATCTATGAGAAGGATTTCAAAAAGTGGATGCGTGGTATAGAGGTCCGCGATGGGATGCTCTATGATAAAAAAGGTAATCTACTAGAGCAAAAAAACTATTACACTACATTATCTGCAGATCCTTTTGCAGCAGATGTGTTGCAAAAACTATTTAACTCATTAGACCCTGAGGGTAAAGCTTATAAACTATCTGGCTCTCAAGTATTGAGAAGATATGGAGCTACATACAGAAGCTTTAGTGAAGACCTGCATGATATTGATGGTGTTATTACACTTGAACATTTCATGAAAGAGGCAAATGCTCAGGAGTTTTTAGATTGGATTCAAACTAAAGGTCTGAGTTACATGCAACGTAAATCAAGTGTTGGCTCAGCTTTAGGTCGTAATAAATTTAATAAAGAGATCATACCATTTTTAGAAGGTCAATCTTGGTATAAAAATCTAAAAGAAGTATTTCCTTCATGGACATTCCAAACTGCATTCATAGGACGTGACCATAAAAAAGGTGAAAGTGTTACAATTACTGGGTACATTGAACATCCTACAGCATTTGAAATTGATGAGGAAACCGGTGAAACAAGACCTAAAAGATATGTACTAGATTTCTTTTTAAGAACTGCACAAGGTAACTATCCAGAGATATTTGATAACTACTGGAAAGATTGGAAACAAATCTTTGAAGCAAAAATAAATATGGGCCGTGGTAAAGATATCATGGACTTAATTTACTTTGCCCCATTTAAGAAAGACATTTATAAATTTAATGCTCCTGGTTTTAGATACTTTTCTTTTATAGATGATATCATACAAGAAACTGAAGAAACAAATGATGACATTAAAGCTGTATATCAAGGATACGATACTCTAGATAATAGAGAAATTAATTATTTTACTGTTGATAAAGCAGAGGCAAAGAACTACGGTAAAAACGTAAGACAAGTAAATGTAGATACAAAAGGTTTTTTAGAAGGAGATAGTAAAGAATATAGACCTCTTAGGTCTGAGTTTGCAAAACAAACTGGAACTGATTTTAATATACTTGATAATTCTCCAGAAGGATTAGCTATTCAAAATAACTTCTTTAACTTTCTTAAAGATAGAGGCTATAAGGGACTTGACTATACAATGTTTTCGGATAGTCAATACCTAGTTGCATTTAGCAATGATGCTGTTACAGACATTACAAGTGAGACTCCACAGTATAACAAAAACATATATGATTTAACACCTGCTCAGTTTAAGAAACATCTTATGAAGCTGAACGGTGATACAAATATATATAATAAGAAATACTTATCACAAGGTGGATATACTAATGCAGTAAATGAAGTTAATGCTTACAATAGGCTTAATGGTAATTTGCGTTACTTAGATGTTGTAAAAGAGGAGAATGATTTAAGAAACGGGCCTCAAAAGTATTACATAAAAGTATTTAAAACCCCGCTACCGATACAACCTAACTCACCTAATTCACAAGAAAGTGGTATAGATAGGGCGTGGTTTATTAGGGAGATTGAAGCTATTGATGATTTACTAGGTCTTACTCGTAGTGAAGAGGATGCTGCAATAGATGATTTATTAACAGATACTTTAACACAGGAGCAAGCCGAACATGTTCAAGCCATGCAAGTTGTAAAAAACTTAGCTGCTAGCATGAACATGACAAATGTATTTGGTGAACCTGAAGTAGAATTTATATCTGTAAATGATGCTATTGAGCTTACTAAAAATACAAAGGCTCCTTATAATAATGAACCTGCATTTGTTTATAATGGAAAAGTATATGTAGTAGATGGTGCATTAAGCACAAAGACTTTATTTCACGAGTTTGCTCACCCTTTTGTAAAGTACTTGGCAAAAGAAAACCCAGAGCTGTTTCAAAAATTAGCTAAAAAAGCTTGGTCTGAGTTAGGTAAACTAGGACTACAAGAAAACTTTTTAAAACAGTATCCTGAACTTGAAGGAGATCCACAAGGCTTTTCAGAAGAGATTATTGTGCATGTATTAACTATGGCTGGACAGGCTCAGCTTTCTAATACACCAATGCCAAATTCATTTAGCGAAATGGTTTCTAATATACTTTATCAAATTAAAAAGTTCTTTAGAAAACTATTTGGTGCTGGACCTAAGCTTAGTGACCTAGGAGTTAATACTTCTTTTATGGATTTAGCAAATGAAATGCTATCTGAGAAGTTTAATATAGATACGTCTATAGCTACTAAAGAGTCTATTGAAGATAATAGAGTACAGTATGCTAAGGAGATTAACGATTTCATCAAAGAATTGGATAATGCAGTTGATGATGAGACTGCCAAAAAAACACATGCGCAGCTTAAAAAGAATATAGATGCCATGTATAAATTATTTAGTGATCAGCTCCGAGCTACCACTAAAGATGAGTACCAAGAACTTGCTCTCCTACTAACAAATGACGATAGTAGAGATTTAGCATATATAACATCTACTCTTAGTAGTTATGAGTCTAATAGAGTTAGGCATATTAAAGATTTGGTAGAAGAGAATAGAAAACTTGCTATTGCTTTTGTTAACAGCTTGCAGCAAACGTACATGATTGCTGATAAGATAACTAATAGAATTGAGGAAATAAAAAAACTTGGTGTAACTCCAGATAGTATTTATCGTGTTAAAAATCTTACTGACTATTTAGATTCATATATTGACTTAGCAACAAAGGTTATTAAAGATTTAGAAGATCTTGGTATTACGGAAAAATCCGAACTTTATAGTCTTGTATCAGATATTAGAAATGCATCCGAAAGGGGTAAAAGATCTGCACTATACATCTATGGAGAAAACTTAACAGATACACTTTGGGAATTTGTTGAACCAACAGCTAAAAAAATAGATGAGCGCTGGTTAAAGCGTAAAGCATTTTTAGAGAACTCTCCATTAGCTACTAGAAGATTACTAGCTGTAGAAGAGGCTGCTTACAATAGTATAAAGCTTACTAAAGAGACTTTTGAAAAAATGGTAATGGGTGATATTGTAAACAATGGTTTTGCAAGTCAAATGAATTCATTATTTGAAAGTTACTTAGTCAATCAAGATCCTGTTATAGGAGCATTTGCTAAATATTTAAGAACTAACTATATGGAAATGGAATCAAAAATCCATATGCATAAAGTTATGTTTTCATCGCAAGTTATACCAGCACTTAAAAAAGCTGGTATTAATGCTAGAAACTTAATTAGTAAAGCAGATACCTTCTTAATGGAAGATAGCATAGCTGAAAAACATCCAGATGGTAATCTTTATGAATTTAAAGTATTAAAGTTCTTAGATGAATTTGTAGGGTATGAATGGTGGGATGCCCAAGAAACTTTTAGACTTGAAAAAGCTCGTTTAAAATACTATAGTACTTTAAATGATGATGATAAAAAAGAATATAACAACATTAGACAAGAGTATAATAAGATGCGACGTTTATACTTTAACAATAAGTATAAACCAGAGTACTATGAAAGACAAGAGTTATTTGAAAGAGATGATATAGGCGCCGAAGCTAAAAGAAGACTTGATATTGTTAATGAAAAGCTTCAAATGTGGAAAGACATGAAGCGTCAAGGTTTTGAAATTAAAGATGAAACCGAAGTACGTAAGCTAGCATTAAGAGAAAAAAGATTTTTATATAGCTTAGTAGATGAATTTGGAAATCTTAAAGAAGGTGAGGATAAACTTATTGCCGAAAGATTACGTGAATATAGAGATTTAAGTTCTAGTTTTTATGAGTCTAAGCCTCGTCCTGGAGTATTTTTAAAAGCACTAGCAGACTACGAGCAACAATTATTGTTGAGACCAAGCATAGGTGGAGATAGAACTTCTGAAGAATTTTTAAATGAGCGTGAAGCGTGGCTTGCAAAAAATACAAGAAAGGTTCCAAAGAAAGAATACTATGAGATCCAAGCTGCTCTTTATGAAAGTATTAAACAATTAGAAGCTAAAAAAGATCCTAAAATAGCAGAGGCAACTGCTAAAGTTATTAAGGATGAATTAGCAAAAAGAAATGTAAGTCAAGATATAATTGATCAAATAGAATCAGTTGGTGACTTATATGCTATTATAAATGATATTGCTTCTATTAATAGAGATGAAAGTGGTGTAGTAGCAGCTAGTGAAATAACAGAAGAAGGTATGGAGCTTATCAAAAGCCTTCAAGAAGTTATTGCTTACACTAAAGAAAACTCAGGTAAAATAAATAATCTTACCGAAGAAGAAAATGATTTCTTACTTGATTATGTAGAACGCTTTGCACTTGCTAATGTTGGTATAGGACAAATGCCATCACAAGATGAACAAGATCGTGCTGCTGAATTATTTGAAAAGCAATCTTATAATGGTCTAACTAAAGATGAAAATAAAGCACTAGCTACTGCATATAAAACTTTAAGAAGTATTAGTGATAAAGAACCTACTGCATACTACTTAGATATCTATAACAACTACATAAGTCTTATAGATAAACAATTTATGATTGATGACATAGGTGTTAATCATATAGATGAAACAAATGCAGATAGTTACTTTTTATTAGATGACGTTGTAGATGAAATAAAATCTCAAAATGCACAGTTTGCAATTTGGTTTGATAAAAATCACATACGCGTAAAAAAGTATGATGGTAAAGGAGGCTGGTCAGATGCTTGGCAAAGAGTACAAGTTTGGAGTTACAATGTACCTTCAGATAATAGATTATTTGAAAGCACTGAAATTCCTAATGCAACTCATGAAACAGATGAAAAAGGTAATATTATAAAAGAAACACTATTTGCAGCACCTAATTTAGAGTACTACACGTTTGATGTTAAACCAGAGTTCTTAACTGAAGAAATATTACCTAACACATATGATGCAGATGGTAATGTGATTCCGCCTAACAAGGACAATAAAGGAAACTGGTTACCTAAACGCTTAACACAAGGTGCACCAGATGGTCGTTTTATAAATAGCCGATATGCAGAACTTCGCCGTACAGATAAAGCTATGTTTGATGCCCTTGAAAAGTATAAAGAATTTTATGTAGGTATTCAAGAAGGCAAAGACCGTAGCACAAAAATGTACTTAGAGCTTCCTAGATATACCACAGATATAGCAGAAGATATAGGAGATGCATTAAGAAATACAAAGAAAAGTGTATTTGGTAAATCTAACTTAAAGAAACCAAAAGTATTTAGTCGTTGGTATGACGATGTAGTAAGATTCTTTAAACCACAAGCTGGTTCATTTGAAGAAGGTGATACAAACTTTGAAGAAAGCTATGAGGTAGAAGCATTAAGTTTCTTTGCTAAGCAAAATTCAAAAATTCCTATTGAAGGTAGATCTAATATTGAGTTTAATAACGTATCAAGAAACTTTGTAAAAAGTACAATGCGTTATATGGCATCTTTAGAAAAGCATCAGAAGCTTGTTGAACTATCTCCAATGGCTAAGGCCATGAGAGAATTTTATTATGAGAAAGATTCTAAAACCGGAGAAAGAATTTATGTAAAAAATAAACTAGATAGTGCTGGTGAAATAGTTACATCTGAACAACAAAAAAGAAAAGGTCGTGTAGATAAAACAATTGGCTGGTTTAAAGATACCCCAAGATACGCATCATTAGATTATCTTGTAGCAAGAGAATTTGAAGGTCAAAAATATGGTAAAGGCGCTGGTGCAGTAGGACTAAATAATTTCTTTGGGGGATTGTTTAAAATAGCATCATTTGGTTACTTTTCTTTAGACCCAAGTAGTGCTCTTGTAAACTACTATGATGCCTTAATGGAATTAAAAATTGAAGGTTGGGCATTTAAGTATACTAATCCAGTTAGCTTACAAGCTGGTAAGCTCTTTGGTGTACATGCAATGAGTACGGTAACTGCTGAGATTTATAAAACAGGTCCTAAATCACTTGTGGGTCAACTTATTGAAATTTTTGATCCTGGGCAAGACTACCAAAAAAGAGCATTAGACGATGGTCTTTCTAGAAATCTTGCAGGTGATGTTGTTAGACTTAACTTCTTAACTAACACACGTAAGTGGTTTGAGATGTTAGCAACGATGCAAACTATGGGTGCATTAATGCATTATAAAAAAGTTCCGCGAACTATAGGTACTAAAACAAAATATATAAACTACTTAGATGCTTGGGAAATAGGACCAGATAAAGTTATAAAGCTAAAAGATGGTATTGATCCAAAGTATGGTATAAATGGTTCAGAGTTCTTAAAAATGAAAAGTAGAATGCAAACCGTTACATCTAATATAAACGGAGCATTTGGAGAATTTGATCAACCTAGAGCTGCTCAATGGGCCTTATATAGAATAGTGTCTTTTATTCAAAAGCACTTAACTAGAATGTTAATTAACCACTATGGTATAAAAGGTAACCTGTTTAAAGGAGAAGGTTCTGGAAGATATGATTGGGGTAATGATGACATTCACATGGGATTCTTTAGTGCTGTAACTAACTATATTACTAAAAGTGTAAGAACATACGGATCAGGATTAGTATCTCCTTCAAGAGAAGAGGGTGTATATATAATGAAAACCGTAAGGTGGATTACTATGCTAATGGCAATTGGCTATATGAAGTCCGTATGGTTAGGTTACAATCCAGATGATGATGAAGAAGAAGCTTTAGAAGAACAAGCTAGAAAGAAAAGAAAAGAGGATTTAAAAGCTAAACTAAGGCTGGCTACAACTGGAGACGAAAGAGCTATGATAAGCTATTTGAAAAAAAGAAAAGAACAACGTGAAAAAGAAGAAAAAGGAATAGTAGAATTACCAACTCCTGATACCTGGAAAAAACTTTATAGAAGAAGTGGACCATTACCTATTTTAGGTGCTGAAGTTGAAGCTGATTTATATGGAGGTAATGAAAAAGAAACTGCAAGATTTAATTCACAAGAATGGTTAAAGTTACAAGCTTTATATATTACAACTCGTGTAGGTCATGACCAAGAAGACTGGCTTGCAATGTCTGGCTATGGGTTAGGTAATCTTATGAGTATATTTAACCTTAAAACTGGAGCAGCTCTTAATCCTACTTTAAATCGTTCTGTAGAATTAATTAACTATATTGCAGCTGATATTAACGATGATAGAGCTGGTATATATCAACAGGATTCTGGTCCATATCCTTGGGAAAAAGCTGGTGATCCAAAATGGTATGCAACACTTGCTGGATTTTTTGGATTAAGTGGTCAGTTTATAAATCCTGCGGGTAGACAAAAACAAATGGAAACAGAACGTAAAAAGTTAACGGTTAGAGATTAATAAATAAAACTTATGAAAAAGTATTCATACGCAGAGCTAGAAGCAGAATTTGCTAGACTAGGATATCAATGGCCAACCTTACACGTTATTGGAGTAAGGTCTAAGGCTAATGAGAAAAACAAGTTTGATGATACCTTTTACTTAGTGAATGGTCCAATGATGCATGTATTCTCAGGAACAACTAATCCTGGTACACACTGGTTAAAAAATTTGCTAAACCCTAAAGGTACAGCAGTGTTGAAACCAGGACAATATGTCGACGCTTACCAATTAGGATTACACCAAGGTAAGTATGAAGCGTTAGTACAACGTAAACCTGTAACTGTATACCGCGATGGTGACAAAGATGATACGGCAGAAGAGCAAGGTAAAGAAGATACCGGTTTATTTGGTATCAATATCCATCGCGCTAATGCATCAGCTATCTCTAGTCTTATAGATAAGTGGTCAGCAGGATGTCAAGTACTTAATGATCCTAAGCAATATGCTACATTGATTGCAGCTTGTAAAGCTTCTGGTAAAAAAGCATTTACATATACACTACTAAGAGAATTTTAAAATGGAACAGGCGTTTATAGAAAGACTTATAGACTTTGGTGCCCTAGGGGTGATGACCTTAGCAATGGGTTTTATTTTATGGCAATATTGGAAGAGAGACAAAGCTGAAAAAGAAAGGTTAATTAAGAGACTGGAAGAGTGCAATGACACTATTAAAGAATTAAAGAGATGAAAAAGTGGGTACTATCTATATTAAGTAAAGACGGAGACCAGAGTTCTAAAAGACTTGTGGGTCTCTACTGTATTATAACAGGGTCTGCTTTAGCATGGATAGCTACATTCTCAGAATACAAAACCCCGGAGTACATGTATAATACTATTATGTTTATAGGCGGTGGGGTATTTGTAGGAACAATGCTTGAAGGTGTATTTACTCAGAAGATGAACATACCATTTAAACCTAAAGAAGAAACAAATGACACGCCAGCAAATGAAGAAACTGTACAGTGAGATAGCTGTATTAGTTGTTATACTTATAATAGGGGGCTCTATAGGTTTGCTTATGTATAAGAATAAAGTAAAGGACCTTCAGATAGAAGAACTCAAGCGTAAGTCTTATGCTGATGATATCAGAGATAGTATTGCTATTGACTCTTTAAAATTTAAGATACTACAAGACAGCCTACATATAGTTGATATTCAGAGAGTTAACCACATAAACACAATAAACCAACAAGATGACAAAGACAAGGGTAACCGGGATATTGTTATTGCTATTATCCCTAACGCAACCGATGAGCAGCGTGACCGTATATGGGCAGCTTACTCCCCAAAGAATTAACTACAATGGTAACAAAGGTGTCTTCTTCACAGATAAACAAGAGGAGATCTTGCTTAAATCTATTGTGGACTATGACTACCTGCAGAAAAGTATTGCAAGAAAAGACGAGATCATTAAAACCCATGAGCTCCGTATCCTTGATAAAGAATACGAAATTAAAAAGATTAGCGGTTTCCTCGATGATGCAAACCAGAGAACAAAAGATTGCCTGGATAACAATGCAGAGCTACATGCAAACCTTTTAGGAACCAGGGATTCCCTAAAGATATCACAAGATAATCTTGGTATAGCTAAAAAAAATAATTGGATATTCGGAGGAATCTCCGTATTTTTATTAAGTATTCTTATTATAACAAACTAAAACACAATACAATGGCAAAAATTTCAAGTCCTATGGGACGTAATCCACGTAGTGGAGGAGCTGGACAAGCAGCTAGTTACAAAAAAGGTGGAACTACTAAAGTAGCAGGCGTTATGTCTAAAGGTGGTACCGCAAAGTATCAGTACAAGGGTACTGTAACTAAAGGTAAAGTAGCTAGTACTGCTGCAAAATCAGGAGCTAGTTCGGCAAAAAAAGCACTTGAATCAAGAATAGCATCAATGTCAGCATCTGAAAAAGCAAAAGCTGCTAAAGTAGCTGGTAATGCTGCAGCAGAAAGAGTTTATAAGTCAGAAGGTGCTGATATAAATCCAAGATTATTCAGTATACAAGAAACTGTTAGACCTTACATGAACCTACCAACTGTTAAAAGTGAAATGGATGCAGCTGGTAAAAAAGCTTCTGATAGAGTCATGAACATGAAGAAAAAAATGGGTGGTGCAGCAAGTCCTAAATCTAAAATGACTATGAAGAAAATGGGTAAAAAGTAATGAATAACGATTACCAATTTCTTAGAGCTCAAGTAAAAGCATTCCATCCACAATGGTCTGATGACCAGGTGGATGCTGAATGCAAAAAGATATTAGCAGGCGACAGCGAAGATGCTGATGACGGTTGTTTATATTGCGGATCTTAATTGAAAATATAAAATAATGGCAAAAGTTGTAAATGCAAAGAATAGCTATGCTCCGAGAGCAACTAAGGTTAGTCGCCCTGGAGTAATAGCAAAAACTAAAACTAGTCGATTAAAGTCTAGTAAGAACTACAAGAAAGCTTACAGAGGACAAGGTCGTTAAACCCCTAGTATTTTCTTGATATCAGGTTTGAAGTAATTCTCACCTTTAAGGATCTTCCCATCTTCTCTGAGGATGGGTTTTCCATTTTTATCTAGCTTACTCATGTTTGATCTGTGAATCTCCGCGAAGACTTCTTCAATCCTATCTTGTAAGCCATGCTTAAGAATAGTCCCGTAAATAATATATAACTGGTCACCAAGAGCATCAGCGATACCCACCAAGTCATCAGCATCGCAAGCTTCAAGGTACTCCCTGTTCTCTTCATCCAAGAGCCTGTGACGTAACTCATATTGTTCTTGTGTAAGTTGTTTGTAATCTTGTGGGTCTGGCATGTTAAACGCGGTATGGAATTCCGCTACCATATCTATAAACTTCTTCATTAATATCCTTTATCTCCGTTAGTATTATACTTTACCTTATCTACATCATAGTCACTACCTTTACTAATAGGATTAGTAGCTGTCATCTTAACAAGACCTAACATGTCCGTATTCTTAGTGTAGTCACTAGTCCACATAGACAATCTATCTACAGAATCTTTATTATAAAGTTTGTATTTATCATATGCTTCTTTAAGCTTACAGTGTCTTTCACATTTCTCATTCAGCATAGCCTCTAGTAAGATAAGATAGTTAATTACATCTCCAATCTTTTCAGATACTACAGCATTGTTAACAGGTACATTGTCAGAGACTATATCTTTAATAGAAACCAAGTGCTTAGTCATATAACTCCAGAGAACTTCAGCTGATGTGCTGTGGAGGGAAAATCCCCCCGCAGCTTCATCAAAGTTTCTGAATACATTATCGTCTTTAGCGTACTCCTTATGCTTAGTTAATAGAGTCTGGCGCACTAGATCAATGCGTTTTTCAACTCTTTTAGTAAACTCTTCTCTTGTCATAGATCAGGTAATTCAAATGTTGTTGTTTCAGGTTCTTCAAAGGTAAAGAATTCTTCTGGAATTTCATCAACAATAACATCTGTAGGAGAACTTAATTTAGGTGTTACATCTACTTCCTCAATAACATCAAAAATATTCAGTTGGTTAGTAGGTTCTTGTACAACATCTTGTACATCCTCATGTACAGAATCTTGTAGAACACGCTCTTCTAACTCTTCACCGAGTTTTGTTAGCTCCACTAGATTAAAATAACCATTAATAAGTTCGTGGCATGTAGACTGGTCCTCAAACCAATTTTTAGGGTGTGACATACGCAAAGATGTAGCTACAGAGTTGTAGAAGTTCCATGCATTATCCCACTCTAAGTTGTCCAATAGTGCAACTTCATTTACAATGCGATCTCTTACTGCAGATGCTTGCTCCTTATTAAGACAATTTTTCTCAATAAACATACGACCTACTAATTCAGAATATGTACGTACTGTAGCTTTATGATTTACAAGCATGTCTCTTGACGCAAGTAGCTCAGTATAATGAGCATTAGCTTGGTTAAGTTGAGTCTGAATCATAGCAATAGCTTCTTCATCAGCCTTACCCGTGTGCTTTCTAGCATAACTGGAAATGTTACCGGCAAAGATATAGTTACCAGTTTTTGGTATATACACACCAACACCACACTTAAATCTCATAGACTTGTCATATGAGTTACCCCATACAAACATCATCTTCATATCAGGATCAGATCCTTGGTCTAGGATATACATCCCGTTTGCAACATTACCGCCAATACTTGCACGGTATAATTCTGTTTCTACATTAAAGCCACGAGTAGCAAGTTCTTCATGAACTTTATCTATAATAGACTTGTGGCTAATAGGAGTGTAGCGCCCACCGTGGTTAGGCAGGGCTACAGACTCCAAATACTCGCGGGTAATACCCGTTGGAATTCTTTTACTCATTTTAAAATAAACTTAATTGTGAATTTTGCTTTGCTTTTGTAATGTGCTCTATTTCTTTATAGATATTCTGAAGATAATACTCTTCATTAATACCATAAGAGCTCCAAGGTTTGTCTTCATGTACATTATAAACAGTTTGCATCCATTTACCAGACTCAAGCTGGATTTGGCGCTTATCTATTTTGTTATGCTTGATTATCTTACAACCTCTATTAGATATATAGTATCTTACAATATGCTGTAACTCAGTATCATACCTTTGATTATTCCTAAAGCATGTCTCTATAAAATACCAATCGCCTTTTATCTTGGCACCGGCGCAGAAATCAAATATGTTTCTATTGGTTTTTATGTATTGCTCAGGAACAACATCGTGTACAAAATAATTATAAATACCTTTTGGTATTACTAGGAAGCTTTTATTCTTATGTAAGGCTAGGTCTGTAAACTCAAATCTACCTTTACACTTAGTAGCTTGATAGAAATACTTTCCGCCATCCTGTTTAAAAACATAATGCGGATTCTTTTTCTTCAACGCTTCCCAGTCTTCTATAGATACCTCCTTAGGACTAAAGACTGCAATATAATTATTTACATCACCAAGTATTAGCTTATCATATTGATCATGCTCTAGCTGAAGTTGGGTTATCTTTTCCCACTCTTCGCAGATCTCCAAATACTTTTCCTTATAAGTTTCAGGAATCATCATCTCAAGACCATCTGTATTTTGCATAATCGGAATACTACCTGGAATACCTTCAGACAACATTTCATATAACATCATCAAACTTAATTGACCATTCATAGTAATGCGCATAGTAAACTCAGGATCATATAGGAAGCTATTCTCATCATTACTTAAACCATAAGTACTATTAAGAATAATCTTATATACATAATTCTTTGGATCTTTCTTGGGTATCTTCTTTCTTTCTTCAAAGAACCACTCATATTGATCGCAAAAAATCTTCTTTGGTAAATGTGCCGGCGACCACTTATTACGGATAGCAAGATTAGGATAAAAACTAGTAACGTCAGACGTCATTATTATCATACCATCCTGGCTTTTGTAAACACCCGCTTTTGTAGCACCATGAACACCACCAAAACCAAAATCTGTTTTAACCCCTTTGTGAGTCATTGTATACTTGAAGGCACCTTTGGTATTGCTCGCATCAATATTAAGGCTTTTAAACTTTTCAAGAAGATTTTGGAATTCCTTACGGTTAAACTTTACATAATCTAATATGATATCTTTAACAGCAATTGTTCCTCTTCTTGTTCTTAGTGATTTAAGCTCAGCTTTTTTCATACCAAGCGATTCACATAAGAATAAAGCAAATAGCTCTTTAGAGATTCTCGGCTCAGATGCGCTATATAAATTAACATTATATTCTTCAGTAAGATTCTTCCGTAAAGCAATCTGCTCCTTGCTAATATGCAAGATCTTTTTAGTTGCTAGTACGTCGTTAATACAATAAGATATAATGCTATCTATTTGATCTTGTGTTTCAATAACTGTAGTATGATGTATAGGCATCTCTTGTACGTTATGCCAATCCATTGAATACTCAATCCATTTAAGGCTAGATCTTTTAGCATTGTTATCCCAGTGATTTAGTTTATATAAATCAATTTGTGGAATAGATAACTTCCACTCAGGATACTCCGAGAACTCATTATTATTACTACGTTCAATTACATTTTGGGCTTTCCTATATATAGCCTTAGCTATTTCTTCCCCAGGTAAATCAATAAGTTGTTCTCCTTGCTTAAGGATATACTCAGTGATTTGGGAGTCAAATGCTAAACCATTAAATGATACATGCCATTCATTATCTTCTTTACATGTATGTAGGAAATTCCACAGAGCATAAAAATCATTCTTAGATTTATGTATTGTAAATACTCTTTGCTCTTCTTCTTTATAGTGTATGAATACCGCAACAAAACAATTTGTTAAGGTTTCATAATCCATGACCCAGTGTCTCATATACATTTGTTCAGTTAAGCTGTCCCCCCGTATAAAGTTAAGAAAGGGGGATTTCTCCCCCTCTCATTTATGCTGCAGGTTCTTCTTTGAAGTATTGACCATAGTTAAAAGTATCTGCATTAATAGCAAAATACTTAATGAATGCGTCAATATCAGCACGTTCTTCTAAATAATACTCTTGATAAGTTTCAATAGTACGGCGCTCTTGTTTAACTGGTACACCATCTTTAGACGGAGTCTTACGGAATTCAGGATCACCATTAGGATCTAACTTAGGCATCATATGGAAAATATCTTTTTTGTTTACGCCAATAAGCGCTAAGATATTATTACCAGGATAGAAAATACCCTCTACATAAGCACATTCCTCAGTTAGCGGAATCATTTTAAAAGTTTTATCTCCTTCTTTAGTACCAGAAGAGATCAACATCATGTTATTCATAAATTACTTTTTTTCAAAAATATTAAAATTAATTAGTTCTTCAGCCTTTAGGCGTAAAGTTTCTTTAGCAATATCTGGTGGACTAGTAAGTTCACCAACTTCTTGTAGTACTTCAATAGGTACATCAAGTAGTTCTGCATAAGTTTTAAAATACTTTTCAGGGTATAGATAACTTTCTAAGTATTTATAATTACTGTGATTGTTTTTAAAGAAATCTAGTATCCTGCGTTTAACAGGAGCAGACATCTTAGAGTAATGACCTTTAAGGAAACAATCCCAATCATTGGCAAAACCTTCATAGTCGAAGATATATACACCAACTTTATGGTTTGTTTCTCTAAAGTCACACAACAAACTGTTATCAAGTAATTTAGACTTCTCAAAATCTGAGAACTCCTTATCTTCCCTTAGGTGATATGTTAATATAAGCTTCCTATCTTCTGCAAGAAACTCATCCTCCCATGCGACATAAGTCTCCATAGGAGTTATAATAGCACCTCTTCTTATTCCTAAAAGTGGGTACAAAAATGCACGTGACTTTTGGAACTGATCAGTATACAATTTATTAATCATTGAGATGATTGTTTTACAAGATTACATTACCTTCCTTATACATATAAGGTAAGTCATAATTGCGTGAATCATAATGATATGCCGCAATTTTTAACACGTCGTCTAGATCATCTAACCACTTGTTAAGTGTTACTTTACTAACTTCAAATGCGTAACACTGGTTAATCTTATCAACCACTACGAAATGAAACTTAATCTTGTAATCACTTAACTCTGGATTTAACTCTTGGTTATTTGCTCTTACTAATTTACAGTACACTGCAGCTTGCAACCAGTACTTGTAATACTCTACTGTTTCAGGAAAATCCTGAATCATTTTACCTGTAGTTTTCAGGTCATTGATGTAGATAGTTTTTTCATCGTGGGCTACACGGATGTTATCTACTATACCTTTAAGTCCAAAGTTATAGTTAAGCAAATCAGTCTGGAGTGGCACCTCGCTCTTTGTATCCGGGTTACCGATACCAAGCAAGCTCCAAGCTTTACTATTACCTTTTACTTCATCTACAGATATCTTTACTTTGTCCAGGGTCTCGTTGTCAATGACAAGCTTGTCACCCTTAGTGCGTAGAAAGTCATAATAACTTTTGTTTTCCTCAGTTATCATTTTCTCTACACGTTGTTCATCAGTCTTAAGACTTTGATGAAGATTTATTTCTTGCAATACCATTATGATATCATTAGAAAGGTCTTCCAAAGATAGCTCAGTATAGCCATCAATTAAGGCTCTAGTGAATACTTTGTCAAGAACTTTCTTAGCGCTGTCCCCAGGTAGCTTGTTAGGAGATAATACAAACTTCTCATTAAACTTATCCTCCTCTAGGAGAAGACAGTGAAGCAGCGTACCCTCAATTAGGTGCTGCTCCATCTTGTCCTCTCTTTGGTTTAGGATGTAATGATTATAAAATGATCTAGGACTAAACAATAACTTGTTTAAGCCCGAATAACTAAAGTGATACTTCTTCTTGTAGAAGTTCTCCTCCGCTTGGAAGTCTGTTACCATTCTCTTTTTCTTTAAAGTATTTATCAATCTTTTCTTGAGTCTCAGCATTTAACTTAATATCTGCTACCTCAAAGTGAGAACTAAATGCGCTTGCTCCTTGGAGATAATACTCCTTAGCAATAGCCAATAGTTCATGTGTAAGTAACTTCTTCTCTAAGCTTATCTCTAGGATAGCGTCTTTATCAAAACGATATTTACTATACCCTATCCACTTAGTTAAAGACTTAAACCCTACAGTATTTCTATAAGTATGATTATAGATTTGGTGACGGCCAAACTCCTCTAGCAAGAATGCTAAGTACATAAAGCTTTGCTCATAGTTAGCATTAGCCATAATAGTCATAGCAATAAGATGATTACTCTTATCAGTACTTTGGAACATGGTTTTAAGACTCTCGTATGATTCTTTATCTATAACATTTTCACCAAGGTGCTTAAGAATTGCTGTTTGGTCATAGCATCTAGAAGTATATACAGGGTCATAGATACAATAATCTTTAACCTGAGATATGTGACCTCTTTGGTCAGCATTTCTATCTCCACCAAAATCATTATAGCTTACAGTACTTCTACTTGTACCCCACGATAATCTTTGTGTAATACAGTTAGGGTTATGTTTTTGGTAGGCAGTGTTTAAAGAATTAATATCAAAGATTACCTTGTTAGAATCAAGCACACTTGCATTCACATATGCTTCAATCTGAGCTATAATTTGGTTGGTATTTATAGCACCATTAAAAGTCTTTAAGAATTTTAATACAGATGTTGTACTACATGCATTACCCCACCAGCGATCAATGTTATAGTCATAAGTATCATCGGATACAACAATTGCATCAGCCTTAGCAGCATCTCTAATAATCTTAATACCTTTTTCTTCCAAGAAAGGTCTTACTCTTTCTCTAGGTACATTTACTTTGGGAGCAAAGTATATAGTTTTAATTGAGTTAATATCTAACTCTTTAGTTTTATCTACAATATTAGCTGGTATTTGATGTCCCCAGCCTCTTATAATGTTTCCAGATTCATCTGGCAAGACATATGTCTCTTCTACCTTAAATTGATCAATGTTAGACTGGTGTTCCAGATACAACACTTTTTGCATTTTCTTCATTTACTTTTGGTTTTTTAGATTCTATGTATTCTTCATAACTCTTTTTCACAAACAGATCTACGGCAAAGAAATCTTGGAGTCTACCTAGAGAATCATGTATGTTCTTGGTATCCTGAGTTGCTTGGTGATATAAAATATTAAAGTATATTTCTTCGGTAAGATACCCCGCTGTATAGATCCTATCCAAATCTCTTTTAAAGTCTGAGTTATATATCTCTCTCATTGGAAAAGTTCTAGAAATTATCTCTCTATTATTTCGAGTCATGTAGCTGTCTATAGTATAGTAATAATTCTTAATTAACTTATAAATGTTATAGTAAGACTTATCATAGTCAGCATTAAAAAGTAACTCACAAGCAATCTTCTTATCATCCATTGATGCATCAAACATCATGCTTAGGGTATTATACATTTCGTCATCTATAACTAGACGCTCAATAGAATTAAAGATGTTATCCTCATTTACAACAGGGACTTTACCGGAAAGTATTCTATGTAAAACTTCTACAGCTTCTCCACTAATCAGCGTATAGTAATCATCAGTACCGTATAAAGTAGACCAAGCGTCTATATTATTATAATACTGACGGCTAAAATACACATCTGCATTGGTATCAGTAACAGGTTCTAAAAAATCTGGATACCTTGTAGTGAATGCTGCTTTAGCAAAGTCATCTTTCATTTCATACTTATGCAGTCTAGTCTCTAGACTACCGAGTGCATCAGGAAACTCATGTTTATCCATGCCAGCAAGAATGGTATTTTTATTACCCACAAATAAGTCTGCCCTAGATATATCATGAGTAATCGTAAACCCATGAAACTTACACAACTCTCTAATTTGCACTTGAGTATATATACAATTGGGTAATACATAAACCCTGCTCTTTTTTGGTAGAGTAGGCATTAGATCCCCGGCCAAAAGCTTTTTAGCTTTCTCCATATTTTCTTTAGTAAGGTTATATAGCTTGTATATATTCCCTACCTTCTTACCCCTAGCCATGACAACTTGCAACTCCCCCTCAATGAAGGGGAGTTGTGCAAGCATCTCAGGAGTAACATTATTGTTAAGAAGGTTACCTCTCATTATTATTTATTTTTTAAGTACGCTATAGCGTTTTTTAATTTATTAGTGTCATCATGAAAATGACCTATGCCTGAGTTACAATGACCACATAAAAGTCCTCTAGCTATTCCCGTATCATGGTTATGATCAACACATAATCCTTTTTTATGGGAACTACCATCAGAGCCACATATTTGGCATTTGTACTCAGCAGTACCAGCTAATTCTTCAAAATCAGAAAGAGTAAAAGGTAAACCTTCTTTGTTTAAGATACCCTTTTGTTTCCAACCCATTTCCAGCCATTTAGATTTATTAGATTGGTAATACATCTTAGATATCTCCCTTATCTTATCTATGTTATTAGCATAGTAAACCTTTTGCTGAGCTAAGTATTTTTCTTTATTCTTATTATACTTTTCAGAATTAACTTCAGGATCATATCTTGCTTTATTTCGCATGCTCTCACAAGCTTTACAAGGTGAACAAAACCCATCTTTCATCCTCTTATTCTTTTGAAACTCAGAATAAGGTTTGGTCATTTTACATTTAGAACATGTTTTCATAAGTATTATTAATGGTAACAAGAATAATATACGATTAAACTTGTTACCATCAAAATAAATACTTAACTTTTTTACTTAACCGCAATCTTTGCTATCTCGCTGTTCATCATTAGACGTGTAAATTTCGCCTTATTACCATTTACAATACCTTTAATGATTGCATACTTAAGGTCATTGTTAAAGATGTCCTTGTCAGTAATAAAGTTAGTGATGCGATCCAAGATCTTTTGATCTACAGTATTCTTTTCAGAATAAACTACAGTAAAGTTAATTAGACGGTGAGCAAGTACACTAGCAATGTCTGCACGGTACCCGTCATCTGCTACTTTACCCATAGCACTACCCATTTGTCCTTTAACATATTCCCAACTTGTGTTAGTCAACATGTCTTTAGGAGATACCATCTTGTCCAACTTGTTATGGATGAATGTAGTAAATAGAGTAGCGAACTCGCCACCTACACTACCCTCACCAATCATTTGAATTAGCGGTAAGCTTTCCTCAAAGTTCTCTACACTAGAGATAGAGTTAAAGAAAGTGGTAATACTACGAGCATTAGTCTTTTGTGTTACCGTCTCAGGGTGCATCAACAAGAAGTTAATACAACGAGAGTCAATGTCATTTTGCTCTGCCCAACGAGCCCAGCACTCTGCATCAAACTTAAGATAAGTAGTGATGAAGCGAGTCTTCTGAGCAACGTCAATACTAGTAACATTATAGTCACCATTATCTGGGTTAGTAGTCAAGATGATGTGCCAGTCCTTTGGTAGTTTCCAAGAGATATAAGTTTGGCGGTCAATCAACTCCATACACGCCTGCAAGAATCTGCTATCTGCGCGGGTATAGTCATCGAGAATTAAGATACCACCTTCTTCTTTACCTTGAATCCACTCTGGAGTAGCATGCGTCATGCGCTTCTCTCCACTAGGTACATACTTATTTTGAATATACATTGGCATTACATTCTCAGGTACCCACTTAGATACCTTAGCGCCATCATCTGTAGTTTTAACTACTTCAAATTCCTTAACTGGAAAACCAGTCAAGTCACCAATCTCCTCGATCTGAGAAAGATTAATCTTAACTACATTAAGACCTAGGTCTTGACCTATCTCCAATATAGTACTTGTCTTACCGATACCGGCCTCACCCTCTACAGCAATTGCTACAGGGATTTTACCGTTCTCTTGAAGATAGCGGTTATTATTTACAATGTGATTTACAAATGTTTTTAACTCGTCTGTGTTAAGATTTACTTGATTGCTCATTTTCTTTTACTTATTAATTTAACTTGATCTTTGGTCCTGGTAATCCTTCATTCATCTCTGATCTAGAAGAAATTACCCACAACATTTTGCCTCTTGGCTTTACATTACAATAGCATTCACCGTCAGTTAGATATACCATACAACTATAGCTTCTAACATGTTGGTTATAATACTCAATTACGGGATCAAACTCGGTCCCACCTCTACCAAAAATTTCTACAGTATCACCGGCACTATACTTCTTAACGCTGTTAATCTGTGTGTCACATTGTACAACAGTAATTTCAGCACCAGTCTTATTAATATGGTCAATCTCATGGAAGAACTCACGGAGCTCATCATCTGATACTGAACCACTAGTATCTATGGCAACAAGAATATGTTTTCTTGGTTTAATCTTTAAACCTGCCATCTCTTCAAAACGCTTATTATGTTTTCTTCTAAGCTTTTTAGTATACACTTTCTGGGAACCCCCAGCAAATCTTCTAAGATAACCACGCCAGTCAAACTTCGGCGGCTCTTTAGTATTAATCTTATCAAGCAATCCTTGCATCTCTCCAGGTACAGTACCACGACCTTTAACTTGTTGTGCTACTTCCTTAAGTATATGCTCCAATTGCTTTTCCATAAGCTTCTTTTCAGCTTCAGGCATGTCTTCAAAGTCTTGCCATGTACTATGATCAGGAACTGGGTCACCATCTTCATCGTGACTATCTCCTTTAGCCATAGCCTCTAGAATCTTTTGAAGTTTGCTTTTACCACCACCTTGCTGTTCTTGCTTATCTCTTTCTTTAGATAGGATATCATAATACTCTCTACAACCGGCCTTAACAGGTAAGTTATATTGTTTAAATGCATCACTATCTATAGTACATCCACCTTCAGGAAGATACTGTGGATCTATGTACTGATTAATCTCCAAGTCCATAGCTATGTTAGCTAGGCGCTTATCTGCAAAGTTATCATGCATAGTTAAATGGAAGAATGCAATGTGCAATAGCTCATGCTTTAGTAGACCAAGCTTGTGGTCAGAGCTAAGGCTATTCCAGAAATCTTCATTTATCGTTAGCTGATAATTAATATTGTTCTTACTCACACCTGCAGTAGGAACTCTCTTCTGCCATACCTTGTTTAGACCAATGAGAAAGAGCCCGTAGAAGGGCTCCTTTAACATTAGTTCTTTACCGGTCTTGGCTAGGCTTTCATGTTTATCCATGTTTAGGCACTAGGTTAATTTTATAATTATTGATAAAGGCAAACCCTGCATCATTTAATCTGCTAGTTAAATCATGTGAGAATCTGCTAAGGCAGAATCCTAGATGTAACGGGTCCTGATTAGGTGCAGAGAAATACTTTATTATGTTATCCCAATCTACATGCGTATAACCCAAGTCTACTTCAAAGTATAACTTAAGATCCGCCATTACTTTTTCATCAAAGAATTGCTTACGCGTATTAGCAGAAGGTAACTCTTTATACAATAAGATTAAATATACAAGGTTCTCTTTAACATCTAGGTTAGATATCAAAGCTTTTGCAATAGTATGATTCTCTGTATCTGTAGAGTTAATCATGTCTAGCAAATTAAAATAGTTCTGCTCTGTAAGTTTATGTACTTCAGTCATTTATCTTTTGGGTTTTTAACATCCACATAGGTGGCTTGTCTAGATTAGTAATCCACTCCTTTGCACTTGGTATATAACCATTGCAATCTTCTTTTACATGTTGCTCACCTATATACCTTACCATAACCTTTTTACCGGCTGAGTTAGTAATATAGATGCCAAATATTTCTTCACATTGGAAGATACCTTCACTATGATGTCTGAATAATCTGTGGCGACTATCTCCTAGCCACCCTTTAGTTTCATCAAACCACTCATGAATAGGTAAGTAATCTCCAATCTCCCCGCCCCATTTCTTAACGGAGCTACGGGCATGGTCATATGGATGGGCCATTAGAATTCTATGTTCTCTAAAGATACCAATTCATCTGCCTCGGTAACACTTCTAACATAACCATCAATGGTAATATTGTCTGTATCAGGTGTTATGATAACGGTACCATATCCACCATCATTATTATACCAGTCCCAGTTATAGTGGTTATTTAATATATGATAACCTAAATCTTCACATAGTCCACGTAAATCTTCAGCTACGTCATCTATAGTTTCCCACTTTTCTCTATAAAATTCTACATCTTCTATGGATCCAGAATCTCCAGAGCCATCATATCTTATTTCTACACGCTGAATATCTAAGTCTCTTAGACGAGACATTAGCGCTGCTACTTTAGTACTTGCCATGTTACTTTTGTTTATAAAACCTACCTAAGATATTAGCGTTTAACCAGAAATCTTTTTCTAGCACCTCGCACATAAATTGGTATTTAACCTCTTGATAAGAGAGCTCTGTCTTAGAGTAGCATATCTTTAGGATGGTTCTCCTAATAGCTGCTCCAGCTTTATGAGCTGCCTTAAGTGTTTCATTACTACTATAGTAATTTTGATATACAGTTTTTCTTACGCGCTTGTAAGTTTTTTTACGCTTATCAGTAGGCATAGCCTTCTTGCTGAGCTTAGTCTTTACATCAGCAAAGAAGTTCTTCTTACCTATATAGGACTTGCGTTCACCATCTATGATAACATCCATCTGGTATACAAATCCTACAGCACCATCAGGAATCATGTCCTCGGTGAATTCTTTATGCTGATATATCCAACTCATTTCTTTAATGCTTCTTTTAATAAAGGAAATAATTCTTCATGTACCTTTTGAATACCAAAATCACGTACAGAATCGGATAAGTCTTTAGACATAGGTAGAATAACTTTGTTTATCCCATATAGTTTTTTATACTTATCTGCAGATCTTATACCGGCTTCATCATAATCAAATAGAGTACATATTGCCTTATAACGATCTTTATACATTGCAATTGACCCGCTAGGAATCATTGTATTCTCGCTATCCGGTGCTACAAATTCAGCGTTATAGCCAAACTTGCTTAATGCCATAATATCTTTAAGAGAGCTGCAGATTATAAGATTAGGTTTATCAAATTTTAATTGATCAGTACCCTGGATATAACCATTAACCTTTATAAACTTGTTCTCTTTATTTTTTGGCTGATAAATTTTATACAACTCGCCGCTACTTCTAAAGTAACCATAGAAATATGCACTTTTCATAGTAACATCTGGAGCATTCTCTTTCTCCATAATATAAGACTCAATAGGTCTTACATCATAATGGTTAAGAGTATTAGAGTCAATCTTAAATTGCGTCCAATATTCTGCGTCTAGGTTAGTCCACTTTCTTTCTTGATAGCTAGTTACCTCATAGCGACCCTCAGGTTCAATAAACCTTTCATCATCTAATCCAATAGTTTTGTTGTACTCCTCAAGCATAATTGTTGCAGCCTGCATAGCATCGCAATTATAAACAAGTTTTACAAACTCAATATGATTGCCCCCATTATCTGTAGAGAAATCTTTGAAGCAATATTTATTGCCTCTTACATATATACAAAAGCTAGGATTAGTCTCCGCTGGATTAAAAGGAGATTTAATCTTGATATTTTGACCAACAAGTTTAGTATCTAATTTGCAAAAATGTTCAAACACCCAATAAGATGGAATGCTATTAGCAGTTGTAGCTTGTAATTTTGTACTAATCATGTTAAATGTATTAAGAATAAAAAGGGGAGCATTACACTCCCCTCCATATTCAATTAAAAATTATAGTTCAAAGTCACCTGTAGCTTTTGGAGCTGCAGGCTGATCATCACCAAATGAGCTTACGCTTTCAACTTTACGTTTCTTAACGTGGATTTGCTCATCAAAAGTTACAATTTTACTAGAATTTTCTTCAATGCTAGCAGACTCAAATGGTACTTGACCACGAGAATACTTAGGCAAGAATAAATCATAGTTAGTATAACCTTCTTTATTCACATACTCTTTACCCGCAACACACATGCGAATTTCTTTACCTGCGAATGGCTTATCATTGTTGAAAGCCTCAAATAAAGATTCAATGGTTTCATGCTTGTTATCTTGCTGCACAAACCATTCAAGAGATTTAGTTTCCTTACAAAAAGATTGCAAGAAACGTAGAAGCTCTTTATCACGACTTACCTCAATACCACTTTTAGTAGTACCATCAGCATAAGGATACTCACTTGCACGAATGCGACCTACTTGACCTAAATGGCGTCCCAAAGATTGGTTGTCTTTGTTAATCCAAAAGCCTTCAAAGTCATCGCCCATTGCTGGACCTTCAACGTTAAGGATAATATCATAACCACCTTCTTTAAAGCGAGCTGGTTCTAGCTTAATGTTCAACACTGTACATGTTTCATTACCTGGTTGAATTACTTTAGGTACACTGGATCCACCAGTTGTACTTACTACATCTTTTGTACTTATCATTTTACTTAGGGTTAATCGATATAAATTTTACTCCAATCTACGTTAATTACGTTTTCATCTGTTAATTCAGATACTACAAACTCTTGATTTCTCAAGTGTTCAGGTCTTGCACCGCAGGCAATTTCATCAGAAGTTTTAAAACTTAAGATGTTAGTTTTGCCTTTTCGGTATAGATAACCTATAGCATCAGAATTAGAACAAGATATTCTCTTTAGTTTACCGGTTAAATCCAAGTCTAAAGAGTTAAACTCGGAACCGTTTTTCTCAAGAAGGGTGTCTTTTACGTGTCCTACCAATATTGTTCTAGGAGCCCAGGTCTTGATATAATCAACAACCTTTGTAAAAGCTTCTCTAAGATATGGATAACCAGCACCGTTTGGTAAACTAAGAATAGTACCATATTGTGCCTTACCTGATGTGAACCAGTTTTTACCCATAGGTGTTCTAGAATAAAGTTCTTCGGCATAAGGAACACACATCTCCTCTAATGCTGTAATAGTATCTACAGCAACGTATTGATATGGGTTACCAGCATCTTTAATAGCTTTACCAATATGCTTGATTTCTTCAACTGAAGTTGCTTTAATCTTAATAGCGTCAATATAATCGGCACCATTTTCTAAATCCAGAATAAGGCAATTCTCTAAGTTGGCAAACAAGGTTGTTTTACCAGTCTTAGGCTTTGAAAAGATAATCAAGTTACTTGGGCTTTGAGATACAGCCTTAACTTTTTCTAACGGTAATTTAATTTCCATGTTATTTTAATAAATCATTCAACCATTTCTTGTTACTTACAGGCTTCTTTAATAGTAATGCAGCCAAATCACGAATTGTTAATTGGTCAAATGGTGCGTCGCTATTAGGATCTAAAATCTCATCAAAGTCCATAGTTAATGGAGCTGCAGGAGATTTACCTTTAGTAGAAATAGCTTTTTTGTCTTCTTTACCAGGAACGTTAACTTTAACTAATTCAGCAGCTGGAATAAGATATCTTACTTGACCATTAGCCATAGGCTCGGTAGTATCATATTCTTCTAACCAGTGTGGATTATAACGCCAAACATACAAGGTGCGATTAATATCTTCAGGATCTTTTGCTTGGCTTACAGCTTCGGTATAAACATCTTGCTCTTTACGAAGCTCGCCGACAAACATGCTGAAATGCATTTCATCTTTACCTTGTGGGCGATAAATTAACTTAGGGATGTAAAGTGCATCTGGAATACCTAGCGCATCAAAAGTTGGTTGATGATACTGTCTAAGGTCTTGAAGCTTATCCTTTACATTGTCTGCTTTTGGTGTTGTACTTATTGACATGTTACTTAGAATTTAATTTTTCTTTCTTGTTGTGGCGGAGTAGAAATTTCAACTATCTTCATTTTTTCAAACTCGGCTTTAAAGAAACTCATTCTAGCATCGCCATTACGGCACTTGATAAAATGCATTACAAGAATCTTATCATCTTCGATAATAAATCTATCGGGACCATATAAGCGTATCTTTTGTTTCCCAGGCCTGTTGATTCCTACTAATGTGTCGGCATGCTGTAATAAAGCGTCAGCTCCAAATAGGTCAGACTCTAGTATGTAATTACCATACTTGCCATCTTCACTACGCTCAGGATTATCAATATTCCTATTAAGCTGACTTAAGATAATAAACGCTATTGGATACTTACGTTTAAGTTCCGTTAGCGCCTCACCTAAATTATACAACGTGTCATATTTGTCTTTCTCAAAGGGTGCCTTCTTGAGTAAGAGCGAGTGGTCTAGCGTTACAATTGTTTTTGTAAATACCTTTTCCCCATCTTCATCAGATTCAGCATAGTATTCCATGTAGTCCTTAATGATTTCTTTGAATTCATTAACTGTACAAGGATCCTCTACGATATCTATAGGGTATTGTACTCTTTCTTTTGCGTAATCATAACACTTTTGAAGATCATCATCGGTAATTGTCCCTGATGCACTGCATAAGTACTTATAGGGTTTACCAAGTACGCTGGAGTATTCACGGATAGCCGAAGTACGTGCTATCATCTCAAACTGAAATTCCAGTACTCTAAAGTTTTCGCCTTTATTCAAGACAAAAGCTTCACGTACTATTTGATCTTTAATAAGAGTTTTCCCACTTGCCGGTCTTCCACCTATAACCGTCATTGAGTTCCACTCTAAACCACTTGTTGTTGCGTCATTAAACTTATCCCAGGGTGTCTTTAAGCTTTTGATTTGACCTTGTTGACGTCCCTTCATGTACTTCAAAGAGTCAAGAAATCCTTCCCGCTGGCTATTCCAGCTTGTATTTTTTTTCTTTGTTGTCATTTATTGAGGATAAAAAACCCCGTACCTATTCGGCACGAGGTATATGTAATCTTTCTACTACGAATGTATAAAAATAACTTAGAAAAAGCAAGAGCATCTCTATGAGGAAGTACTGCCAAAGTGCTATTTCTATAATTAATGCGTTGGTTATAAACCAACTAAGTACTGAGAAAAAGATACTAACAATTATATTTAGTGATCTTTTTTTCATAAGGCGTGATCTATTCATACTACGTTATCACTGAAATGAGGAGTTTCTGGCTCATCATCTCCATTAATAATTATATCACAGTAGTTTGCAAGCTCAGAATCCCAGGACTTATCTGTATTTTGCTTGCGTATGAAGTACTGTGAATTTTTCATATACATATAATTAGTCTTTTCATACGTCTCTACATAATAAAATGTAGCACGTAAGATAGTATCCCAATCATACGTATAATTTTTAAAGAACCATTTATAAGCATCTTCTATATTCTTTTTGTTTACTCTAGCAGCTTTACCGCTAGGTAGTTTACCTTTAGGAAATATAGAAATATACTTATCAATATTATCTAATGCATCATCTGGTAAAGCACTTACAACTTTAGAGTTAAATCTTACAATTTCTAAACCTTTAGAAGTTAGTTTACCCTCTTCATCAATATACCCTTGTTGAGTAACAGTTCTCATTTCCAAAGGCACTTTGATATTTTGAGGTGCTGTACCATTATAAATGGACCACAATAAATAATAACTATTAGGCGACAAACCCTTAGTTATTAAGAAGTCAAATAGTTCTTTCATAGCTTGTCTATAGACTCTAAAGATACGAATGATTTTGAATAATTTCTTTCTTGCATCTTAGCCATTAGGTTACTCCATATAGGTAATACACTTTTGTCCTTGATTTCCAATGCAATACGAGTTTTCTTAGCGCCATGTAGCATAGTAGCATGATGCGTAACTTTCTCGCCGTGCATATCATTAAGAACTCTTACCATATGAGAATAACTTAAACCAAGTTCATTACCTATCAAGTAACAACATTGTCTAATAATAGTAACTTGTTGCTTACGATGTTTCATGTTCTTGGTAAAAGGTTTATCATCAGGATAAAGCTCTTCAGCTAAATCAACTATAATTTTAAAATTATCTATGCCAGGTATAATAGCATGTGTATCACCTATGTATTTATCATAGGCATTCAAATCTTTCTGGATACTTGTAAAGAATTTACTAATGACCATGTTTAGGTCATAGTTTAGCTGGGCCAAATCTTGCCTGATGTTGCTCCTCAGCTTCACGACGTCTTTTTCTGCCATATTTTACGTAATCTATTGGTTCCATATGATAATACTTAGCCGTGTTTGTTGACTTAGCTATATCCTCTACAATGTATTTAGCTCTTTCGAGTTCTATACCGTATTCAGATAATGCATCATATAGACATTTATTTTTAATAACACTGTCTTCTATTTCAAATGACACCTCACCAAATGCAGGATCTAATATCATTCTAACTTTAATTCTACCAGGATATGGGTTTTTCTCCTTTATCATTTAAGTAATTGTTTATTTTATTCCACATGTCGTTACAATCCCACTTACTTCCACTATATGCAGCACTAGCAGGATGCGATACCATAATCTTATGATTAGTATCTGGTACCATATCAGCAAATTCTTGTGCTTTCTTACCTAAGAATACATAAACTAAATCATCTTTATAATGAGTTAGTATATCTAGGAGATAGGCCATAAACGGTTGCCATAATTCTTGGTGCGTACCTGGTTTGCCAATAGTTGTAGTTAATGCTGAGTTTAACATAAGTACACCCTGCTCCACCCAAGGGGACAAATCAGGACTTCCTACATATTCCGCATCAACAGTATCTTTAATTGAACTATGCATATACTGTAATGATTTCTCAATCTTACCTGTATTGCCACAACTAAACGCAATACCATCCGCAACACCTAATTGTGGATAGGGATCTTGTCCTATAATAACTACTCTAACATTATCTATAGGACATTTTTCCAAAGCAGTAAATAGACTTTTAACAGGAGGAGTAAAGCGTTTACCTTGCTCAACTTCTTTCACTAATTTTTCTAAGATATCATCCATATCAGATGATAATAAAAAAGTGCGAAGTTTATTCCATCCTTTGTCTCTTACCTTATCATAAAGTTTTTGACTAATTTCTTGTATGTTAACTTCTTGAGTCATAAGTTTGTTACAAATAAAATTGTTATGTCTGAAAAGAAAACCCAAAAGGTAAAAATCATTGATAAGAGTAAAGTTATCAAAGCTGAAATACCCGGTATTTTCTATTATAGATTTAATAAAATGCTCGGTGAACACTTTGAATACAAAGATAAAGAGCACTTTAAGCAAATCATGGAGGATATAAAAGAAGGCAAGCAGGAAACCCCGCTAGCCTATCATATATATACCGTCATGGCATTCCAAATCTTCCTAGAAGACCTTGCTGAAGAACAAGGTCTAATGGAAGAAATTGAAATTGATATTGAGACTGGAGAACGTATTAATATAGAGAAAAACCCACAAGCTCCCCAATCTCAATCGACGCCTGAATAGCCATAGATAATTCTTCTTTATCACATTCCGAAAATGACTTACAGTTAGTGTCAGTGCAAAGTCCTGCACGTAACTTAACTTGTAATTTCATATCCTCAAATGAATCTCCAGTATAGTTAGCAAGTTCACGAATATGCTTATGTACTTTGCTTATTTGAGCATAGCTAGCATCTTCAGTCTGAACCTCATAGGTGATAATAACTCTTTCACCTTCTTGCAATCCTTTAATAAATAAGCCAAGCTTAGCAGATCCTAGTGGATCTATCTCTAAATTCTTATTTACTACTTTTGCGCGTATACTTACGGGTAGTTGGTTTGCCATCTTTTTTAACTTTATTTTTACTTCCTTTAGGTCTTCCAGGTCCTTTTCTAACAGAAATAGTATTTCTATTAGCATATAACTTCTCCATATACATCTCTAATAAACGAGCGTATGAGCTATCACCAGCAATAACCTCATCCTTAAGACTTTTAATTTGCTTGTTTCTAATAAGCAATCCTGTGCAGATACCGCCAACTAAACCAGCACCTGTTAATACAACAACATCAATTAGTGTTACCATTTCTTTTTTCTTTTAAATAATTTTTAATTAATTCTACTACATCTTGCATCTCTGCATAATCCATATGGGTTATCAGCTCAGCAAATTCAGATAGCCTATTACATACATTAGGCATATCTATTTGTTCAGGCATATCCCAGAATGCTTTCAGTAGTCTACCATGTTCCTTAACAACGGTATCACTAAAGTTATTTAAAGCATACTTAGTCTTGTGCCTATTAAACCATGTAATATTCATGGTCTCATCTGCTGCAAATACACACATCTGCAGCCATACTACAAGATTAGCAATCTTGATTCTTTCTTCTTCTTCTTTTGTCAATGACATAAATGTAATTTAGCTAGCCCATCTTCTACTGTAATGTATTCTATTTTAAGACCTTTCCATTCTTCTAAAAAGTCTCCCATATCTGTACCACTCATGTCTTCACCATGCCACTCCGCTTGTGCAGTAATATATGGTCCACCGCTAGGGTCTATCATAGAGAACTTATAGTTAGGCATCTCTGATTCACCTGGCCAACCACCTACACGGTAGTGCTCACTGAATCCTGTCATCTCTATTACATTGTCTTTTTTTTCAAAGGTGATCACATCACCATACCTGTTTCTGTATTGCGTCTTCATACTAAAAAATATAACGTATTGTACACCAAGGTATCAGTATATCATGCAGTGCTTTAAACTGATTAATATACTCTCTCTTTAGCACATGCTTGTACCTAATATTCTTCTCACCGTTACCAGATATCTTATCTTCCTGAATCTCAGGAGTCCATAGCATATCCTCACCGGAGATATTATTCAGTAGATTATACGCATGCTTCTTCTCATTATGAGTAAGGAATATAACTTCACACTTTACTTTATCCTTATTTGTAACATGCTTATCTACAAGCATAAACAAATCTCGGTAGTCATCTAACCAAGTATCTGTTACTACAACAGGACTAAAATTAATGTGAACTTCATAACCCATATCTATAAACCTATCTATAGCCTGGATCCTTTCTATAATAGAACTGGTCTCTGGCTCTAGCACATCCGAATACTTCTGCGGCATAAGACTAAATCTAATTCTAATACCATGAAAAACATTAGGTAAATCATAGTTTACATACTTAGTAGCAAACGAAAATTTAAGATATGTTCTACCATATACAGTTTTAAAAATATGGTCTATGTCATAGTACTTAGCATGTAACGCAAGATCCTCATTGCTACCTATATCATAAGTTATATCATGATCATCAGTTTGGTTAGGCTTATTCTTATTATACCAAGGCGAGTAAACTATATCGGAGTAATGCTCAGTTATAGCTTTTAATACATCATCTACATTATCTGCCACCTGTACTCCTGTAGGACGGTGGCGTTTCATATAACAGTAACTACAGTTATAAAGACAACCGTGGCCGAAACTTGGAGCTATAAAGTCCGTGCTTCGGCCAGATTCAGTAATCTTTAATTGTTTTCTAGTTACTTTCTTGATTAGGCTTTTTTCTTTCAAGCTCACGTATTTTACGGTTAACTAGATCAATACAATCATCTATACCCTTGTATGGGTTAAGATAAGGAACAGTTTTATTATTACGCAGATTATCCATCTGCACTGTTAGTTCCTTTAATGTATTTACCAAGTTATGCATACCGCAGCCTCGTTAACAAGAAAGTATAAGCTACCATCAATGTCAATAATCTCAGAGTTAGCTAAAGCGTTTCCTACATATACCAAATCTCCTGGTTGTACATTAGTACAATCAGATCCAGTAGCATGTACCTTAAGCTTAGTCCAGCTCTTCATCCATTCTTGTTCCATAGCAGCTTCAGATTCTGCTGTTAACAATACCTGAGACTCAGGTTTAATAGGCTTCTCAATGAGAATTCTTTTTCCGTGCAATTTCATAATTGGTTTTTTAGTTTAACAAATATACTACATTTATTTTAATTCCTCATCCGTAGGATCTGTAGTTGTACCTATAGTACTAGGATCTACATATACAGTATCTTTAGGAATAGCTACCGCTTTAAACATTTGGTAATCCTCTCTCTCAAGAGGCTTGTCTTTCCAGATCATATACATTGCTATTGTACCTGCACAATCTAGCAATAATAAAAAGGCTATAGCCCATAGGATATACTTACTCATTCTCTTGTTCTAGTTCAGGACGGTTGACCTTAAGGCCATACATCAGGTTAAACATAGATGCTGAAGTTTGAGCATGCCTAATGGTCATACTTCTGTGTTTACGGAAATACTTTACCATATGTTCCATCCACTTTTCTTCTTGCTCAGGAGTCATGGTCCATTGCTCATACCATTTGTCCTTACGGTCTTTAATGTCCTCATAGGATACATTATGACCAGCTATTATAAACATGATGTCTATTAGCTCTTTGATGATGTCATCATCAGTTAGTTTTTTACTTTTCATGATTCTATAAATATTACGCTTGAATAGTATGGGGTATAACCCATCTTAAACAGTCTTGCTCTAAACCAGAAATATGTTTATAGTTATTGATATAACCCATCATATTAGCAGAACCGATTGCATTTGCTGAGTGCACCATTACTTTTGGTACAGCTGCACCATTAAGCCATTGATTTACTAACCATTTTACACAGTCCATTCCAGTTTTCTCAGTAATGTTATTATAATCTAAAGTAAAATTTTTAGAAACATTATTATACCACTCTTTCATTGCACTGTCGCCTAAATCATGATCCAATGAAATTAAATCAATGTTATCTAAGCCAATCTCACTTACTTTTTCCACAAACTCGTCATAGTTTCTTACTACAACCCAATTGCCTAACTCTTCAAAAACTAAATTAGAGGGTGTTCTTACGTCATCTAAATATACTTTCATTTTTTACTTCTTATTAATCTTCTACTTCACATGTTAAATCTAATTCACCAAATATACCAGCTATAACTTCTAGGTCTTTACGAGGACCATACTTTGCTACAGCTTTACCATCATTGTGAACTTTCATAGTAATCTCAGCAGCCTTAGCGCTAGAGATTTGACAATATACAATCAAAGCCATAATAACTTTATCAAAGCTATTGTGGTCATCATTGAACAGGATGAGCTTGCTGTCCTCCATAAAGGACAGGTCAAGCTTTACATCCTCAAGTTCAATAGTCTTAGTCTCGCCAGTTACACCAGTCATCGTCATCATCTGCTTGTTCTTCTTTAAAACAATCATGGCATATGTCTGCTTCATCAAGCATTGCCTCAAAATGTTCATCAACATCGGACTCATCAGGTGCTGATTCATAAGCCATACCTCTAATGATATCACGATCACAATTCCTACATAAATCACTTACTTGATTCCAAGGTGCATTAACATCTTGTTCTGCACCAGCGGGTAAATTACTGTTCATTTGCTTTAATCCATTTAATTTTTGAATCATCATATTGCTCTAAAGCATTCTGCACCCATGTAGTATCTACAGTATCATCATAACATAATATGTGAACAACTGCTTTTTCATTAGGGTTTAATCTTAACAATCTACCAAGTCTTTGTGCTGACTTGCGCTCATTACCATACGCATGCATGATAATACCTTGTTTAAGGTTTGGTATATTTACACCTTCATTAAGTTGTAATACACAACTCAATTTGGTTATATCACCATCCTTAAATAGTTTAAGATTTTCTTCAGATGCTTTATTAGCACTGTGATAACTATGGGTACACATTCTATCTGCTTGTTCTTGCGTATTAGCAAACAAAATCACTTTATCAGTTATCTTATTGAATAACTTTAGAGCATAGCGTTCTTTGCTAGGATAACCCATCATAGATTTCATACGCATTACTCTAAGTATTTGCTCTTCTTTGAAACCATTAGCATTCATTAGTTTCTCCGTCCAGTAGTTATAGTTCTTTAACTCTGAAGATGGAAAATAACCTTTTTTAGTTTTTTGTTTATAAGTTAAACTTTTATCTAAATCTAATAAATGTATAATAATTTCATAATCATTTAGAATACCATGTTCCACTGCCTCATCGGTAATGTAACGGTATTTAATAGGACAATACTTGGCCACCATTTGTCCTTTCTCGGACTTTGCAATTCGCGGAGGTGTACCAGTAAGACCCACAATAGTACCCTTGTACTGAGATAGCCAAGGCTCATGTGATTCTAATAAGTTATGGCACTCGTCCAAGTACACGACATCATAGTCTAAATCTTGTTTCCCTAAAGATAAATAAGTGGTAAACTTAATATGCTCTTTCAAATAAGACATATTAAACTTATCAGCCTCTTCAACCCAGGACTTAAATATAGACTTCTTAGGTGCTACAACTAATACTTTGAGTTCTTCATAGTAATTAGTTGCAATATGCTGTAGGCCAATAAGAGTTTTACCAACTCCCATAGATACAGCAATGCCAGATCTCTTATTAGAAATAAGTGTATCTAGCGCTTGCTTTTGTATCTCTTCTCTACTCATATTACCATTGACCTTGGTTAGTAACACAGAAGTTACTGCCTACATAAGCGCTCATCCAAACACTTTGGTCAAAGCAAAATGTTTTTCTGTTACCGGTACAGTCATTCTCAATCTCTAACCAATAACATGAGCCATTGATACCATCATTGAGAATTGTACCACAATTACATGGTTTATTTTCTTCTTCTTTGCTACAGCTAACTAATCCAATAGCTAGCATAAAAATCATAATTAACTTCTTCATGCTGTTTGTTTTTTAATATAAAAATGCTCTGGGTATTCAGGTCCTACATACATAAGTAGTAGTTCGCATACATAATGCAATCCTATTTTAGGATTTGTATACATACAACCACCAATGCTTTTAGGACTACCCTCTTTGGTAAACATATAAGACTCACCATTAATAGGTATAGGAGATATTTCAAAGGTTAGTATGTCACCATCCTTTATTTCTTCTTCCCACATCTTAAGTATACCATTAGTAAGTTCATGATGAACTACAAGTTCACCACTATCCCCACGCCATGTGGGATCTATTACTCTGAGGTTAGGAACATCAGGTAACTTTTCAAATTTTATAATCATGATTCTCTTGATTTACTAAAGTCTAATAGTTTTGCTTCTTTTGGGTGCTCTTCTATCCAAGAATGGCAGGTTCTACACACTGCTAAAAACTCGGTATCATCTAGAAATAGAGTACCAGTCCTACCTTTTTTGTGATGGACGTCCGTTGCGTTGATTGCACAACCGGGTAAATGTGCTTCACAATGAGGTTTTCTCTTCAAAAATTGCTCTCTAAGGATGGTATATGCAGCATTAAGTTTAACAATCTTGGAAGATTGAAGGCGCATAGGTTTCTTTGCAGTTGGTTTTTTAGTGCTTGATAAACCCTTAAATTGTTTACTCCAGCATTGCTTACAAAACTTTTGCTTACCTTCTTTCTTCCAGATTGTTGTTACTTCACTGCACCCATCACATTTCTTCAGCTTGGGTTGTAACATTAGAATTTTGCATAATGATTATTGAATCACCACCATAAGTAAGGGCAATATGACTACCCTCTCCTACATGTGTAATAATATTATCTTGCTTGGTTAGTTGCTTTAACATAACCTCTTCAGCCTCCGTTTCAGGAGTGAGAACAAGTCTAGTTGACCCGTTCATTATAAATGTTGTTTTCATAGATTAAATCCTGGCTTTTTCAAAGCAGCCTTTGACATCAGTGTAAAGATCTTTATCCGCCTCTTCAATCATATCTACTATATCTTCAAGTTTCCTATTGATATTAGTAGCAAGTATAAAATGTTCAGATTCCTGTATCTTTATGATATCCTCATCAGTAAGAGGTTGAGTAATACGGATTTGACCAAAGTCAAGAACGTTTAAAACATCTTCTATTGACTTATACTCAAATATATCCTCATAGGTATCTAACCATTTTCTATTGCTAAAGTAGATAAATAGAATTTCACGGTTATCTAAATCACTGAGTCTCATGCCGTTTATTTTAGTTGATAAAAATTATAAGGTAACACCTTTTCATCTATCAATTTGTTAATTACTTCCTTCTTACTAACACCTAGAGATTTAAATTCTAGATTGCTAATATACGTAGGGTCAATATCATTAACAAATTTTTCAGAATATTCTTTAACAAAGCTACTATTCCAAAAGAGGTTACCTAATAGGTCTGCTGTCCATTGATTAGTAAGCTGATGCTTCCAAATATTTAAAACGTTTTGCGCGCGACTATGCACCTTTTGGATACGCTTTTTCTTATCCCAATGCATCTTCGCCAATTCTTCTTCGGAGTATACACTTAATCCGAATAATACACGCTTATACAGAAAATTCTGCTGTGCGTTAAACTCGTCTTTTTCATAGACCACCTGCTGTTTACGGCCAGGATTACCGTACAACTGGTAAGACTGCATCTTACCTTTGTAAACTACCTTTTGTGCAAAAGTGTACTTGTTATTCATATTTATTTGAGTTGGTTTTTATACAAAAAGAGGGTAAACTTACCCTCTCTATAAACTAAAATTGTCTGCTTCTGCTAACTTAGCAGCCGCCATAGCACTACGAATTTCTTCCAAATTATCATGCTGCACTAAGACATCAACGTCATTAGCAGTAGGATCATAAAAACACTTACGATAAATTGGTTGACCATTAATGCTACAAACAACATCGCTGTCACCTGCTACTTTAAGGTCTTTATCAGAATTCTCTGGGGAAAAAGGCTCAACACTTTCTTTAATCACAATGTGACCATTAAGTTCTTGACCTGCTTTCCAATCTAATTGCTTAAGCGTCTCAACATCAGCTTGGACAAGTGCGGATAATTCTTTCATATTTACCCAGCCCTTCCTATTAATAACTAAACGCTTTTGTGATACACGAATGTATCCATATACTGGGTTATTTTTACTCAAAGAAATAACCGAGCCGTCCTCATTAGAGGATACTATAACACGATAACTCATAAATAATTGGTTTTTAGTCTTCTAAATTGTCAAAGTCTATAGCATCATCTGCTATATCAGGAAACTCATCAGGAAAGAACTCTTTATAATAGTTCTCTTGTTCTTCCTCATCTTGAAAGTCTTCCTCATCATCTTGTTGCGTTTTTATAGAAGCACCATGCCAAGGATTGGATAAATGTTCACCAGCATTACAGGCGACGAGTTCTCTAATATCCCTATCTGTAAGATTAAGAATATCATTAACGTCAAGCCATATTGTTTTCCCATTTGGGAGCTGGTAATACATATATATCAAAGGTAAAACTGCTTACTATAAATTGCTTTAATATACAATAATTACTAGAAAAAAATCGGCATTATATAGCTAAAGCTGCAATAGCTGTTATAATAGCAACTGTTGCCATAGCTAATGCAAGCGTCATTTTTTCATTTAGTTTCTTTGCTTGTCTCATAACATCTTCATGTTTTACTTGCGTTTCTTTCTTAAAACGCTCAAAGTTACCCATAAACACGGGCCTTTTATCTTGCTCACTCATTATCGTTTCTTTAAGATTGTAAAATAAAAGTAGGGGATTACTCCCCCACTTTTTAAAATTATATCCATACCACTTCTGGTGGTGATGCTAGCTCATTAGATTTATAGTTATCCTTAAACCACTGTTGTACATCAGGTCTTGCTACCCATTCATCCACATAATCACGGTAACAGCGGTCTATAACACCATTAAACTTACCATACATTTGGTTAACTACAAACTCATTCTTGTCCCAATATTTGTTAATACCAACGGTAGCACGTACATCACGGTCAGTAAACTTAAATACAAAGTATCCCTTGTTCTCTACTGAATCCGCATAGTTAGTAAATACACAATGAGACATAGTTCTACCTTCTATATAAAGGTCTTTACTATTTGTGATAAGTTCAAGAGAACCATTAGCCGGTAACTCATTAATGTAGTTATAGTCCTTTTGCTCAACATACTCCTGCTCTATATCCATAATCTCCTTGGTCCATTCAATATGAACTTCGGCTATACGAGATTTAGACCACTTGAAATCTATCTTACGATTAAGCATTTGAGCCTGTTTAACTAGGTCACTTAAATGATGGTCTAGATAATCCTTTTCAAGCATATATTCAATAGCGTGGTTAGGGTCCTTGGCTATGCTTAACATATCACAAAGAGCCTGTATTCTTGAACCTATACTTTTATTACAATACTTCCACAGTAATTCTGTAGAGATATTCATACCACGTAAAGTTGGGTTAACTTTAATAATAGCCTTGATATGGTCTCTTGGATTAGTAACCTTACCTAACAATACTTTACTTAAAGTACCATTAGTAGTACTGGCTATTAAACCTTTCGGTGCATTAGTAAACCATTCAGTCTTAAAATAGTTACACATATCAGTAACTATATTAGACATAACCATAACAGCGTGTTTACCATACCACCACTTGAATTTCTTGGTAACCTTATCATAAGTACAACCTGCTACACTATTTCTTTTAAGATATAGTCCGCTTGTCTTATTCCATTTAGGATCACAAACATTAACAGCCCAATATACATGGGTATCTGACTCCGCACGAGTCTCCTCGGTCCACGTATATAAACTACCCTTAAAGAATGCAAACCTTTGTTTATCAATAGGTTGTGTTTTCAAATTAAGGTAAGTATCTTTTTGTGGACCACAATTACCAATTATAGTAGTAATCATTTAAGTTGGTTTTATTTGTAAAAAGGTATACCCCCTTGGACTTCGGGGGTAATGTATATTTATGAAAAAAAACAGCAGCATGTCCTAGCTGGTAGGGTTACCCCGCGTCACCGTTGTATTTAACAGTAATAATTAAACTTTAATGAGGACCGTTGTCCTTCCCGATGAAAAAAGTATGTGACGCGAGGTAATATCTTACCACCAATTAGTACCACGAGAATTATAACCCCCGTTACTTTTTGGTTTAAAACTGTCTTCACAACTGTGCGTAGTAGCACAAGATGTCATTAATCCTACTAATGTGATTAACACAAAGTACATTAGGATATAAGCGTTACTCTTTCTCATATGTCATTAGGGTTAAAGCCCTTAAACATATCATTTAACTGTGCAACAGCATCATCTAAACGCTCTTCATTAGGCGTAAGACCACCTTTATAGTCTTTATAATCCTGTAATGCATCACTAAACTTTTTCTGAGCCTCCATAAAAACTTTTTGTGCTTCTATGTACTCATCACATGCTTGCTCTATTGCTTCATGTGCAGCAAGATCTTGCATCAATTGTTCTTTTTCTTGATAGTCAAATGATGCAGTCATCTCTTGGTCACGCATCATTGCTTCAAACTCCGGGGTGTTTTTTGTCTTACTCATCCTATAGATGTTTTAAAATCAATATAACTTTGTAACTCTTTGAGCGTTAACTCTAGCTCAAACTCAGAGAAATCATATAATGTATCAAACTCTTGTACATCAATGGTTCTCCCAAATAAAAACAGAACACTCTTATTTATATCTTCTATAAGAGTAATCTTTGTAATCTTTTGCGTTTCTAGACTCGTCGTCATTTTTCTTGTGTTTACGTTTACGATAATACTTTTTCTTGTTTCTCTCAACACGCGGTGCTGTATGCTTCCAAAGATCTTGCATACTAACTTCAATTGTAATAAGCATCTTGCTCATATTTATAACAGTTTAAAAATTTACTTTATTGAAATAAAAAGGGTACGAGATAGTTCCCGCACCCTTTTAAGATTATATAATTAGTCAAGTTTGATACAGTTGTATCTCGCATTGCCAATAGTTTCCATCATCACACTATAAGGACTCAAATCCTTACCGCCCAAGATATTTGTAATAATACTTGGACTATACCCGCTAACAAGGGCAGTGTTTGGTGTGTTAGCCTTAGCCGGCACATTCCCCAATCTTCCGTTAACATTCCAGAATACTATATCAGGCATTGTGTAACCTGTTTCAGCATACATATTTCTGATAACATCAAGATTAGTGCGTCTACCACACGCTTGGTCAAACTCCATATCACTGATAATCAGTAACTTGGTAGGCATATCCTTTTGAGGAACCTTGTTTTCAATAGCGCGTTCAAGTATGACCTTAAATGTTTTAGCTAGATCAGTATTCATACCCCAATCAGCCTGTCTAAGATTATGTGCTCTTTCACTTAATGTCATACCGCTTATCTTATGAAATTGCGGTGACTCACTAAATGTTAACACTACATCCTTGAAAGGACCTTCATTGCGCTCACTGATATAGAGGCCCAATCCTATAGATACTTCCATAGGTTGTCCCGTCATACTACCACTAACATCGCAAACAGGTAAGATTCTTTCAGTGCAACCTTCCATATAGTTAGGAAGATTCTTCCACATAGCATTGTATGCAAGAACATCGTGTTCTGTAAATACTTTTGCTACAAGGTCACTTGGGAATAATACCGAGGCATTAATCTTCTCCTTACCTTCCATAACATCGCTAATATAAGAGGCGTATCTTACATAATCGTGTTTGGTAAAGGCCTGAGCATATCTCTTACCAGCAACAGAGGGTACTTGTGAATAAGAAATAGTTTCCCATTCATTAGCACACATCTTTTGCTCCACGGTATTAGACATACTTGTAAGCATACGGCGGAATACACCTGCACTGATACCCATATACTTATGCATACCTACAAACCACGGACCCTTGCGAGGAAACCACTTGGCCAATAGATTAGCATTAGCATTCTCCTTTAATTGAGTAGCCAACCAATTAAGATTGTTATCATTAGGAGATTCAGTAACAAATATATCCTTCCAATACCCAAAAGTAGGAATGTGTATAGCTAATTGCTCGTGTACTTCAGGTAATCTTTCAGCCAAGTACTTCATTATTACTTGGAAGAAACGCTTCTCACCTGCACCACCACGAGCATCACGTGCCCAGAACAAAATCTTTACAGCGGCAAGCTTATCCTCACGGAAAGCACGCATAAAAAGAGTTATTATATCTTCTTCAGACATAAAACGGCTCGCACCTGCTATAAAAAACAGGTCAAGACAACTTATACCTGCAGTACTATGAGTAACTGCGCCGTTATTGGTAAAAGCGTCATTAGAAAACATTGCATCGACAAAATTGTCCATTGTGTAAAAGGTTTTAGTTAAACAATAATTTAGAGTGGTAGGCCACGAGTATCACTACTCGGCTTTGCACATACTACAGAATGATAATAGCCTTACAGTTAACTGCTGTGGCCTACCGTCTCTTAGACAGGGAATCCCTATCCGTTAGCATTGTATTTGTAGTTTACAGTGCTGATTCATTCTTTCATGTGCTAAATGCTCTTATGTTAAACAGAATAGTTGTTTAACCTTATAATTGTAGTTTTTATAGTGCTGAACTATACTTCACTAACATAAGAACAAGCTTGCGGTGCTTTGACATGCACCCTTAACTTTCAAACGACCTTTGGTTAGAACCTGTCACAGTTCTTTTACCAATCATTTGTGTAACTATTACATTCCTGCAATATCCCGGTAGACTGACCTTCGGGTAAATACACATAGCCTAATAGATTATAGGCGTCACCATTTAACTTCAATTGAATAATGTAAGGTATATAATTTTAAAATTTGCCCTTATGGGCTATAAATAATTATGCATTTAGTTGTAACTATACTTGGGATGTGTTAAGCACCCGCTCTAAATATAGTATTCACATCTTTAAATGGTATTGCTACCTACAACTAAACACATAATAGATTGTAAAGATACAGAATGCGTTTTAACTTTACCATAGTTTGTTTATAGTGCAGTATGCATTCTTCGCTTTACAATATTTGATCACCATCATCGAGATTATTTATATAATCCTCCATGAAGTTGGCGGTGATACCATCTATCCTACTAATATTATCAGTAGAAACACCAAGAAGCTGTGACTCATAGTAACTAATTACTTGAGCCACACTATATCCTGGTAACAACGTGCCATCAAGTAAGTTAGTAAACTTCTGTATGGTCTTAATTCTAGCAAGTTCTCTTGTCATATCAATCAGTTATTAATGTATGTAAATACTCACGGTCAGAATCATCAAAGTTATACTCATTAGAAACTGCAAACACAACACTATCAATAACACGCTGTTCTTCTGCACCCCTTAAGTAATATACGCTTAAGATATAAGCATTATACATTCTTGGGTTTGCATCACGAAGACAATTGAAATAGCCACGCTCATAGTACATAACATTAGCACTATCAGCAGGTAACTCGTTACAATATGATGGTGAATCACATATAACAACAGGTTCGGCATTGTATAACAGTATAGTTATAACAAATAGCCACACGGCGGAGGCTATGCTCGCGCCAATTAAAAACGACTTCTTTTCCACGGTATTAAGTATTAAGTTAAACTTGTTTAAAATATAGAACAGCACGGGGAGAAAATCATCACAAAACTCCCCGGCTTCCTACCTATTCCAACTCACCTGCTTCACAAAGGAAGTCATCATACTTAAAGACACCAGTCTCTATATACGATAACACTTCACCTTTGCAAGCGTACTCAATAACAGAACTCTCGGGTGTATGTATAGTATACAACCCGTCTACCTTCTCAACCTTCCCGGTTAACAAGTAGAAAAACAAAATCAACTTACTCATTCTATAAGTATTAAAAGGTTTAACACACTAAATTCTCGTTGTAGTATGCTGTAAGCCATACTAAAACCTTAAACATATCTTTCTCATTTACGCGGGTGTCCACGTTAAAATGAAAATCGCGGTGCATATTATCTCTAACAAAATTAAAGATATGATGATCGGCTTGTTCCTTATTAAAACCTTTGCGTAATAAGAACTGGTAACACTTGTCTTGCCATTTATACATAAGACATAACATATTAA